TTTAGATCTTTTATATAATCATTAACTTTGAATGGTAGTGGTAGATTTTTACGTTTTCGGTCTGTAGACTTTTGAACTTTAGCAAGATAATTTGAGAAAGCACGACGAACAGGATCTCTGACAATCACGAGAAACTTGACATCAAACTCAGACATAAGTATCCGATAGAATTGACTAAACTCTTTTCTGTAGTATTGATAACCTGAGTAACCATCACCTACAGACTTATAACCCTTGGAGATGACATGATCATGAAGTGCATGATAGTAATCCATGTACTTAGAGATAGTAGGATTACCAGTGATAAGTTGAGTAAAGTGTTTACGAGGAAAATCATAAAGAGGTTCAAGATCCCTCGTTAGATTCATTCGATGAGTGCCTGGTTCTTCACTCATGAAGTTTTCCCAAGTCCCATTGCAAACCTTGTTGTAGATATAAGATACCTTCTTCTTTTCCTTGTCTGATTGATTTCCTAAGTATCTAAAATGTTTTGTATAACCAAAATGAGTATACTTGGCATTCCTTTGAAGAGTATACATGAGAGGAGAAGTTGCTGCCCAACCATATCCACCAATAAGAGTTAACTTAGGTTTAGACATTTGTCAAATATATCTGCTATCATAGCATGACCCTTCTTGGTAGGATGTTTTGAGTGAGGGTTGAGTAAACTTTTGATAACACCCAGTTGTATTCTTCTTTCAGTGGTTTTCTTTGTCTCTCCAGTAATTTCGTTTATTGGTTGCCATGTTGACTCATGGTATGTCTGATCCTCAACTGTCATACGAGTGAGTAGGTCTACTGGTAGAAGTCTTGGTATTTCGTAAGGGTACTTGTGAGTATTGAATGTATCAAACCAATAGTTCTCTATACCCAGTGATTCAAAGAAGAGATTCCAGTGAAGCATTCGTTGTGCGAGTATCTTCACCTCGTGTTCATGATTGTAGAAGTTCTCGGCATACTCCACTGCATTGACCTTTCGATACATGGTATTATAAGCAATATTTTTGAGTATATGATGTTTCGCCAGAAAGACTTCATTACGGGCGGTTGAAGTGATTCCCCATAAGACTATAGTTTTTTCTTGTGGACGCTCTGTGAAATACTTGGTCGCTTTCCGAAACTGCATTTGATTGCTTGACCCACCTCTTGAGAGATTATGGTTAATGTACCCATGTCTCTCTGATAATAGAGCACGAAAAGAATACTTGTTAGCATTCTCTTCACTTGTACAGTGTGCTTTGTATTGTTTTATATTCTCACCTCTTTCATATCCACACCCGATACCAAATGTCCAACTACATCCAAGTGTGATAAGTTTCATTTATAATCAGAAAGTTTTTGAGGACCTGATAATGGATCTCTTCTCAATACCTCCTCGATATCATAATCATTTGGATTAGTTAGATCTGGTACTTCCACACTCTTGAGTTCTGTCCATGTTTTTGGAATATAACCATACATTTCCTCAAATCTAAGATATGCTCTATCCATCAAAGCTCTAGCAGTGTTGAGTTGTTCTTCTGACAGATCAACTTGATTACTCATAAATTGATCTGAGAGATGTTCAACATGAGGTGCTTTAGAGCCCTGTTCAGGTACAAAACAGTTTGCAAACAGGTCAGTAACTTCATACTCTAAAAAGTCTGATAACTCTCTCTTTGACTTTTGAGCGATATCTTTATCCTCACTCCACAACTCTTCCATGACTATGTTATGAACATTCTCTTTACCAAAAGCATTACTCCATCTTCGATACCCTTCTGTGTAAGCTTCGATAACATTTAAGTCATAGTCTTTTTCTTTCGGATCATCGTAATGATGTGCTATCTTTCTCCAGAACATATGATATGGGTCAACACATCCTCTATGTTTATTTTTTTGAAACCATGTAAATTGTATATTTGACCATAATCTTTGAACAGGGTCACGATATATCATCAATACCTTGACATTAAAATGTGGTTTTAGATACCTAGCAGTTATGTTTATAAAAGATTCAGGCTTGTAGATATTATTGATAGTAAAATCGGAAACTGCTGAATAAGTATCTTTGATTGCTTCGTAGTGTTTCTTATAGTAAGTAATATACTTTTCAAAGGTATGTGGTAGTGAAAAGAAATCATTTACAAATTCTGGATCCCAATGAGCATTAGGTCCACCTGTATGTAATACTGTAGATGGTCTATCTCTCTCACCAAATGTCATTGCTTTTGGACCGTCTTCTTGATCTCTCTTTAAACCATTGAAGAGTTGGCGAAATCTAAATCTTTTTTCATTTAGTAACTTTTCATCTCCTCTATTATAATGATAGATATGTTCTAGATACTTATTTTCTTTATAGTGTCCACCATGACAATAATTATGGTTGTGTGCCAAAGTGTAGTATAAAGGACTGGTTGCAGACCAACCATGCCCTGCTAACATACACAATGTAGGTTTCTTCATGCGTGAGGATCGTACTTACGAAGTATGTATAGTGCAAGAGTAGCACCCAATCCAGATGCTCCGAGTACAATTAGAAATAAAGGCATAACTCTCCAAATAAAAAAGGGTTCCTCTAATCAACAACGTCCCATCATGAAAAGAGGAAAAAAGGGAGATTGGGTTCCTGTATACCAATAAAGAACGGGCATTACTACAGAGTAAAAACGTTCTTGCCTGAGACCCGATTGGTAAATCGATTCTTCTCTCGAAGCAGCACCACCTGTGTCTCATCACCTTATCCAGCATTTGCCAGAAAGATTATTCAGTCACTCCCGACGTAACCGTCGTTACTCTTTTATTATAAAGTATTCTTTACTACCTGTCAACGATTCCATTCCTCTGGTAGGGTTTCGTAACATTTCTCCCAGTCTGAATATACAAAACCCAGATACTGTTTAGACCATTCGTATAACTCAGGAGTCATGTCCTCGAAGTCACTACCAGATTGATCTTTGAGACCTACGTAATGTGGTGCTTTGGTTCCTCTGTCGGGGTAATAGACATTCTCATGTATCTTTGTAATCTTATAGTCTAGGAATCTCGAAAGTCTCTCACATTGTTCTGCTTGTCTCTCTGGATTCCAAAACTGCTCCATAATGATCGGCAAGACTCTCTCTTGACCGAAAACTCTCACAAACTTCTGAATGTTCTGTGTATAGTATGCAGGTGGGAAGATAGGATATGATGAGATGTAGTGACGAAAGAGTTTGATATGCTGCTTTGACTTAACATAGGCATTGTGCTTGATCTTATGAGAATCAATACCTGTTAGTATAAGAGGGTGCTGAATAAACTTACCAACCTCAGAGAAATAGCGACGAATCGGGTCACGAAACTGAAAGGTGACTTTTACGTTGAAGTGTTGAGACATCTTATCTCTCCACTCCATTAGAAACTCTTCTGGTAGTTCAAAGTTATAGTTTGTGAAGTCTGCCACCGCCTGATAGGTGCCTTTTGTCTTTTCGTGTAGTCTGAGGTAGTAATCAATATACCTATCAATGGTATAAGGAGGTTTGAGTAATTCTTCTGTCTCTTCTCTTGATACAAACTCTCTATTGTCAACCATTTTGATCCAATCTTCATTAGATCTTGTTCTATCAAGTATAGTTTGCTTATAAGTTGATATATCTTGTTTTGACTTCTTACTCATGAGTTTGAGATAACCCATCTCCTTTTGATGCCCACTATGACAATACTTTTGCTGTTTAGCAAGAGTAAAATAAAAAGGTGTGGTTGCAGACCAACCAGTCCCTGCATTTAATAAGAAATCAATCATAGTTCCATGATTCTGGCATCGGAAGAACTTTTGCCCAATCATCATAAAAGTGTTTCATGGGTTCTTTTGCATATTTAATCAGTTCGGGTGTCAGTGGTTCATTGACACTTTTGGATTGATCTAAAAGATATGTATCATCTGCATGTGACAGTGGCCAAAAGAAATTTGGTGATATTTTATCTATTCTATAACTTATGAATTCTGATAGTCTCTCTTTTTGTTCTTTCTCTTTCTTTGGTTCCCAAAACTCTTCCATGATGATAGGTAATACATTATCTTTACCAAATGCCTTGCAATATTTGTTGTAAGTTTGTGCATAGTCTACATTATGTCTGTCGAAGACACTGCTTTCAAATTTTTTACTATCAATATAACTCTTAAATAATTTCTGTTGTTTTCCAAGAGCAGCAAGTGTGCCATATTGCCTCATACCACATAATCTACCGACTTCATAGTAGAAACGGGTGATGGGGTCTGCAAATGTAATCGTTACTTTGACATCAAAGTGTTCAAGTAGTTTCTCAGCAATCGAACATAAGAATACATCAGGTATATCAACATTATTGGTTGAAAAATCACCAACAGCAGCATAGTCATCTTTATGGTCATTGAGAAGAGTATAATATGATAAGTAATTTTCGACAGTAAACGGTGGGGTATACCATCTCTCTAACCACGATTTTGTAAAGACATTTTGATGTAATTTTTTTGCAAGAGGTGGTTTCTTGATTTTTAAACCAGTTTGGTGTAATGCATTCGATATTCTTTTTGCTTTATACCTATGAAAGTCAAATGTATTTTCTCTTGATGCTAATGCCCAGTATTGAACTTCTTTATTGACACCTGTTGTCATATAGCGATTCAAATGCTGTAATGTGTAATAGAAAGGCGTGGTTGCTGCCCATCCAACACCAGGATGCATGTGGAATCTAGGTTTCATAGTTATCTTACTATAAGGTGTATCATTTGATTATAAAGATAGATAAATTTTTATCATAGCATAACTGAAACAAAAATTCAATAAACATTTGTGAAATATTTGGAAGTCTAAATAACGGTGTTACCGTTGAAAGAACCTCTACTTAATTATACTATGAAGGGATCGAATGATTTTATTTAATGGGGACTCGTGGACATACGGTGCTAATCTTGAAAATAGAGACGAAAGGTTTGCAAACCTACTTGCAAAGAGATGGAATGAAGATTATATAGACATATCAGAGGCAGGTTGTAGCAATCGAAAGATATATCGAAAGACAATTGAGCAAGATTTGAGTAATATTTCACTTGGAGTCATACAAATGACGTATAAAAACCGAACAGAATACTATATTGATGGGAAATGGGAGAATATTAATCCTGGTAGAGGCAAAGGAAGGAAGTTTTTAGACTACTATAGAGACTATTATAGTGAAGAATTAGGCGAAAGTGATGAATTTATGTTTCGACAGGCAATCATCGATCATTTTGCAGCAAATAATACAGAATTGTTACTCTTAACAAACTCTAAAGATTCAAAATACGGTTATGATGTGCAACTAAATACTCCTGACATCCCTTTAGGTGCAACAAAACACCCTGACAGGGTTGGTCATCGAATACTTACACACCGAATCTATGAAACGTTTAATAAAAGCGATACGTTTCCGCTATAAAATGTGGAAATTACGTAGGGAAGACCCATATATTTACGAAGAGTAGAGCATATATAAGTTAGAACACACACATAGAACATATGCTACTCGCTTCTCCACAGGAATACCTGTATCAGATGAAGGCACAAACGAGATCAGAGGCAAAGAAGAGATGGAAGGACGATATAAAGGGGAAATGGAACCATGTTTGTGCATATTGTGGAGAACATCGTGATCAAATGACCTTAGATCACATTCATCCCCAAGTTCTAGGGGGCAGACACGAGACACCTAACTGTATTTGTTGCTGTGAAGAGTGTAATCGTCATAAAGGTCATAAAAACTGGGAAGAATGGTACATCAAACAGTACTTTTTCACAGAAGATCGCTATGATAGAATAAAAGAGTGGCAAAGAGTCAAGACTGAAGGTCCTAAAAAGCGTTTAGTACGAGGTTCTAAGGGTTGTAAGACCCGAATTGTAATTAGTAATGGTAAATGAAGACCCCCGATGACTACAAAGTGACTTTAATGGTGTTTGTGGCATCAAGGTTTACTCGAATTTTGGCAAAACATGGATTTTGACGTTTACTTAGACAAAAAACTCGTTTTTGATCACCTTTCTGAAGAGGAAGCAGAAAAAAAACGAGTAACATTTCAACAAATGATCAAAGCAGGAGTAAAATCGTGCTATACTGTAGATCAAGTGATTGTAAAACCCCATTTTGAATGAAATTTTATTTTGATGGATGCTCTTTCACTGAAGGAAAGGGATATTTGAGAGATTATGAGACACAAAGGTACAGTAGAAAGGTATCAGAGCATTTTCAAGCGGAAGAATATAATTTTTCGAGGTCAGGGGCAAGTAATTTACGAATTCTTAGGAATATTTCTGTTGATAACTATAATTTTTTGGATGAGTGTGACCTAGTGGTCATTCAGATGTCATTTCGCAATCGAACTGAATGGTATTCTGACAAAAAACAGAAGTGGATGAAAGTAAATCCTGGTTATGTTGGAAATCCAAAGTATAGGTCTTCTATAGACCAAGGATTTTGGAAAGACTACTACATGAATATCTATTCTGAGACACAAGCTAACGCTTATGAGAGAATGGTGTATAATAATATCAAAAGTATTTGTAAATCAAAGGGTGTTCCTCTCATCTTTCTTTCTGTACCCAATTCAAAGATAGATATCGATTATGATTTTGTCATAGATGGATATCCGACTGAAAAACCCAATGGTGGAGGGCATATAAATTCATTAGGACACAATCTTCTTGCGAAAGACATTATCAATCACATAAAACAAAGGTCATTTAGATGATATTATTTGATGGATGTTCATTTACCTATGGTGATGAACTTGAAAATCCCGAAAAAGACGCTTATCCTCATCTAGTCGCCAGAATGGGACTAAGGGATGGTGCAAAACCTCGCATTTATAAAAGTATTGGTGAATGCGGTAAGAGTAATGATGGAATATTAAGGACTACTTTAGAATTTTGTGAAAAAAATCCAGTATCTATTGCAGTAATTCAATTTACCAAATTTTCTCGTAGAGAATTGTTGAAAAAAGGTAGAAAAAAGTATTTTCACATCACTGCCGAAAATCAAGACGAAGGATCATTGGAATATTACAGGAATTTTCAAAATGTTGATGATGATTTTGCAAATTTTCATAAAAACAAATTTTTATTAGAGAATTATTTTAAAAAAAGAAATATAAGATACTTTTTCCTCTGTATACAGAATATAAAAAAATTGGGTTCATATAATAATTCATCATGGTCTGAATTATGCGATAAAGAACCAATAATGAACGTAAGAGAATTATTGGGTGGTAAAAGGTGGCATCCTGAGAACTATGTTACTGGTCATCCTAATAAAAGGGGTCATCAGATGATTGCAAAAGAAGTTTATGAAAATATTTTCTAACGGTTCGTCATTTGCTGCTGGAGACTATCCAAAATTTCTTGCAAGTAGGTTAAATGCCGAATTAACCAACATTGCTATGGTTGGTTATAGTAATCGCTCTATATGGAGAACAACTATCGAAGAAAGTCCTAAAAATTACGATTTAGCGATTATACAATTGACATCCCGTTCAAGACATGAGTATCATGACGAAAAAAAGTGGGTTGAGATTGGTATTGCACTCAATCATAAGAGATTGACAGAAAAGAGAAAGAAGATATGGAAATATTGGTATGAGAACATGTATGATGATGTATATGGTGACTGTGAAGAAAATTTCGCTATTGAAGGACTTCGAGATTACTTTGCAATCAACAATATACCATGTATAATAGTAACAACGGATAAGTTCACTAAATCAAAGAAATTTGACCTGAATATCTTTGATTTGAATTTTCCAATGGATGAAACTCGACATCCGACTACAATAGGGCACAAAGTCATCGCAAATAAGATTCATGAAATTATTAACAATAGGATGTAGTTGGACAAATGGTGATGAACTGAATGATAGATCCAAAGAGTGTTTCAGTACTCTTGTAGGTCGTAGAATAAACGCAGAAGTCACAAATTTAGGTTGGAATGGTTTATCAAATCACGGTATTGCAAGAAGATTTTTAGAAAGTGATATTTCAGAGTTTGATTTAGTCCTTGCCCAAATGACACACCCTAGTAGAACTGAATGGTACGATAAAAGAGGTACAGCAACAAGGTATAAGAGAAATATACAAAAAAAACTTTATCCTAATGTAAGATATCGTAGAGAACCAAAAATACAGTCAGAGTGGGACAGTATTATGGTTGATAAAGAACATTATATGAGCACTGGGAATATTATGGATGGAAAAGAGTGGTGGATTAGATATTACGAGGAATTGTACCATGATAAGTATGGTGAGTCTGATGAAATGCTATTTTTTCATCTTATAAAAAACAAGTTGACAAATATGTCGATTCCTCACATAATGATGACTATAAACAAGAGAACTAAGATGCCTTTTGATTTGCAGTTGAATAAATCCAAATATCCACGAGCAAAAGGTAATCACCCCAATAAACTTGGGCATATCATGATTGCATCTGATATAATGAAGTTATTATGATTGGTTTTAGCGAAGGTTTCCACGATTCTGCAATTGCTGTTGTAAACGATGGCAAAATACGTTTTGCAACACATTCAGAACGATATTCCAAGAAAAAACATGATCGCAACTTAGATTGCACTGCATCTGCCACTGCACAGATATTTAATATGCATGAAGGTAATGATGACATTGCTTTTTACGAAAAACCGCTTTTGAAGAAAACAAGACAGTTTTATGCAGGTCAATACAGTACAACTTTCAGTGAACGACATTTAGGACTCAAACCGACTCAATATTTCCCACATCACCTTTCTCACGCTGCAGCAGCGTTTCAGACATCTTTATTTGAAGAAGCAGCATGTGTAGTCATTGATAGTATCGGAGAATGGGATTGTACGTCTATATGGACTGCAAAGATGGTAGAAGGTAAGGCGAAGTATAAAAAAGTCTGGTCGCAGCGATATCCCAACTCTATTGGACTGTGGTATAGTGCATTAACCAAATGGGCAGGTCTTAGACCTTTAGATGAAGAATATATCTTTATGGGTATGGCAGCATATGGTAATCCTGTTTATATGAACGTGGTGGAGAGACTGAGGCATCAGAATTGTCATAAGGGTGTAAAGATACCTGAGTCTTACGATAAGTTTGATATTGCAAAGAGTGCAGAGCGTATACTGCAATTAGAACTCAATGAGATATTCGCAAGAGCAGCAAAGTACAGTGAGAACATTTGTTATGGTGGAGGAGTGGCACTCAACTGTGTTTGCAACACTGGTTTGAGGGAAATGTACAATATGTGGATCATGCCGAATCCTGGTGACGCAGGTGGTGCTTTAGGAGCAGCATTGCTATCATATGGTGGCAAGGTTGAATTCTCTCCCTACTTGGGATATAATATACAACATTACTGTAATCCAAGGGAAATAGTTGACTGCCTCATCGAAAAAGGAATCGCTGGCGTTGCAAATGGCCGTGCTGAGTTTGGTCCTCGTGCTCTCGGTAATCGAAGTCTATTGGCGGATCCGAGGAAAATTGCAAACAAAGACAGAGTAAATGAGATCAAAAAGAGACAGAAGTTCAGACCCTTTGCACCTGCGGTTTTGGAGGAGCATTGTCAGGACTTCTTTGATATGCCTTCCCATTCGAGATACATGTCCTATGTCTATCAGTGTAAGCAACCAAAGGCGATACCTGCTTGTATACACGTTGATAATAGTGCGAGAGTACAAACGGTACCTGAGACATCGGAGAGCATCCTGAGACCCATACTGGAGGAGTGGTATAGAAGAACAGATTGTCCTGTATTGTTGAATACTTCATTAAACATAAAGGGAAAACCTATGGTGAATACATGGGAAGATGCAGAACTATTTTCGGAGAAGTATGATGTTTCTGTATTTTAATGGTTGCTCTTATACATTTGGAGGTGAGTTAGATGATCGTAAGGGTCAGAGGTTTTCTACATTAGTAAGTAAACATTTCAAAGCAGATCATCTCAATGACTCTATAGGTTGTGCAAGTAATGACTTAATTACAATGCGAACATTGGAATTTTTAGAAAATAATATATGTGATCATGCAATTATAATGTTGACACATTGTGAGAGAGTACATTTTAACAAAAAACTAATCCCTACTAAGGATTCTATTTTTTATGAAAATTATTATAATGATGAAGTGGGTGCACTGAATTTTTACAAGAATCGTTACATTTTAGAACAGGAGTTTGAGAAAAAAAATATTCCTCTACTCTTATTACAATATTATAATGTGTACGGTGATAATATTTGGAGTAGAAATTGTAAAGGTAAATTGCAGACAATCGCCAACTCCAACATTATGGATAGGGAAAAAACATTATTAGGTAGAAGAAAAAATAAAAAATACTATTATAGCGATACAAAGAAAAGGTCGCTCTGCCACTTCAATATTGAAGGTCATAAGAGAGTCGCAGATTATATCATAGGTAAATTGACATCGACTATATAAATCAGTATAATGAATTGACAGCGATCATTTGTAATGGCAAAAGGATTCAAGGTGGTATCTTCTGCACCTAACCCAGAAGAAGCAAGTAATGAATTTTCTATAGAGAATGCTAGACCTCTTATCAAAGGGAAGAGTATAGTTTTCTGTTTACCAGGTAGAGGAGTATCATACATCTATTTGAAAAACTTTGTATCTCTCTGTTTCGAGTTAGTGCAGCAGGGTGCAAGTATTCAAATATCGCAAGACTATTCATCTATGGTTAATTTTGCCAGATGTAAGTGTCTTGGTGCAAATGTATTACGAGGACCTGATCAGATACCTTGGGATGGTAAACTAAAGTATGATTATCAGTTATGGATTGATAGTGATATAGTATTTGGTATCGAACAGTTCTATCGTCTTGTATGGATGGATAAAGATCTAGCAGGTGGATGGTATGTAACTGAAGATGGACGTACTACATCATGTGCACACTGGATGGAAGAAGATGATTTCAAAGAAAATGGTGGAGTCATGAATCATGAGATGGTTGATGGAATTGTCAAGAGACGCAAACCGTTCACAGTTGATTATACTGGGTTTGGTTGGTTACTTATTAAGAATGGTGTATTTGAGAATAAAGAAATGAAGTACCCTTGGTTTGCTCCTCAGATGCAAGTATTTGAGTCAGGAGAGGTGCAAGACATGTGTGGTGAAGACGTTTCTTTCTGTCTAGATGCAATCAAAGCAGGTTATGAAATATGGATAGATCCTAAATGCAGAGTCGGTCACGAGAAAACAAGAATCTTATAAATGGTTACAAATAGTGTATTGGATGTAACAATGGTGGCAAAGTACGATATATACGTTGGGGAAGAAAAGGTACATTCTTCTATTACAGAAGAGGAAATGATGGACGTTACGCAAACTTTTGCAGACGACTTTTATTCCATTGGTACTCCCCATCCTGATGATGTACGAGTTGAGTATTTGGGCGAGGATACAGAAGACGAGTGAAATCCGACAGATCAACTGGCTACGGAGGGTTTATTAGTCTTTTTCAGAACAGGGAGTTTTACGACTCCCTTTTTTATTGCCTCTAAATAGATAAATACACGAGATCGTAGTAAAATAGTGCCAGTTCAAAGAACATCTCAAGGTTTTAAAGATATATCGCTTTCATTCAAGCGTCATCCAATCACTAATGATATACTTCCTCTAAAAAATGAGGATGCAATCAAGAGATCTGTTCAGAATTTGGTAAGGACACAAATAGGAGAAGTTTTCTTCAATGATTTAATTGGAACAAGAGTAGAACAAGCTCTTTTTGAATTGGCAAACAGTGATTATGTCGATCCTATAAAGAATGAGATCGAAACGGTGATTACTAACTTTGAACCAAGAGTGTTGCTTCAAAGAGTAAATGTGAATTCTTTCCCCGATCAAAATGCTATTGATATCACTATAGATTATGACATTGTAGGATTATCCACTCCCTCTCAATCGCTAAACTTTATTTTAGAACCAACTAGGTTATAATGGCACTGCAACAATACACAAACCTCAATTACGAGGATATAAAGACCTCGATCAAGGATTATCTTCGATCAAACAGTAACTTTACTGATTTTGATTTTGAGGGTTCTAACTTATCTGTAGTAATCAATCTATTAGCATATAACACATATATTACAGCGTTCAATACCAATATGGCAGTGAACGAGACATTCATTGACAGTGCTACAATAAGAGAAAACGTAGTATCATTAGCGAGAAATATTGGTTATGTTCCTAGATCAAAAAGAGCAGCAAAGGCAAAGGTAGATTATAATATTTCAGATTTATCAAGTACAGTAACACAAATTAAGTTTCAACCTGGTATTATATCAAATGGTAGAGTGTCAAATACAAGTTATATTTTTTCTATTCCAGAGCAGGTGACTGGTACAGCAGAGAATGGTGAGGCAGTTGGTACATTAGAGATATATCAAGGTCAATATCTAGAAACTAATTTTGTTGTTGATAGTAGTCAAAAAAATCAAAGATATGTATTACCTAATGATGGTATAGACACATCTACTATAAGAGTCAAGGTCAGGGATAATGTTTCATCTACTACAGAGACACAATTTAGTTTAGTTGATAATATTCTTGGTATTACTTCTACATCAAACATTTATCTACTACAGGAAACATCAGATGAAAAATATGAACTTCTATTTGGTGATAACATCTTTGGAAAAAAACTGGATTCAGGAAACGTTGTTGAAATATCCTATATCCGTACTAATGGTTCTGATGGCAATGGTGTCAGAGACTTCTCATTCTCTGGTAAACTAATAGATCAAGAAGGTGCCACTCTTCAGAACTACACACCTATACTAACAGTCAATGAACCGTCTGATAATGGTGATGAGATAGAATCCCTACAGAGCGTAAAATACTACGCTCCAAGGCGATATGCCTCACAGCACAGGGCAGTTACTGCATCTGACTATGAAGCAATACTACCAACTGTATACTCTAACATTGAATCAGTCAGTGCATACGGTGGAGAAGATTTAGATCCTCCTCAGTATGGAAGAGTATTCATTGCAGCTAAACCTAGAAATGGTAACTTCTTATCTGACTTTACTAAGAAGCAGATATTGTCTTCTTTGAAAAGTTATTCTGTTGCAGGTATAGTGCCTGAATTTGTAGACCTCAAGTTCATGTATGTTGAGATTGATAGTACAGTCTATTATAATGCAAACTTTATTGGTGACCCTGATAATCTGAAGAGTGAAGTTATCAGTGCTATTGCATCATTCTCAGGCGGTACAGAGTTAAATAAGTTTGGTGGTAGATTCAAGTATAGTAAGATACTATCATTGATTGATAGTGTCAATACTTCAATTACTTCAAACATTACAACTGTAAGAATTAGAAGAAACCTGAACGCTAAGATCAATCAGTTTGCACAGTATGAATTATGTTACGATAATGAATTCTACGCACCAGAAAGTTCTTATAATATCAAGTCAACTGGATTCTCAATTTCAGGAACAGTGGGTACAGTCTACTTCAGTGATGAGAAGATAGCAGGGACTGATAAGGGTAATTTGATACTCTTCCAGATTGTATCTGATGCTGACATCAAAATTCTTTCTAAATCCTTTGGTACTATTGATTATAAGAAGGGAGAAATCATTATAGATACTGTGAATATAACATCTACCGTTCAACCAAACAATATTGTGGAGGTTCAAGCAATTCCGTTGTCTAATGATGTATTAGCAAGAAAGGAATTGTATTTACAGTTTGATGTTACTCAGAGTAATTTCTATATGAGGCAAGACTCTATTGCTTCAGGTGCAAATACATCAGGCACAAGATTTGATGTACAATCAAGTTACTCAAACGGATCTAAGGTAAGGGGTGCTATCATATCAAGCACAACTGGGTCAACTCAACTGGTAGGTTATGTTGACGGTCAACCATACTTCGGACCTTTCCATACGATGAACAATGGGCAGAAAATGACAGGATCATCACACTCTGACTCCAGTAAACTCATTACATCAACACCGAACATTCTATCTGATTCTGGATCTTCAAGTTCCACATATACATCATCTTCATCATCAACATCATCAAATTCATCTAGCAGCTCTGGTTCAGGGTATTAATGATAAACACATCAATTACTAAAGTCAAAATCCATGAGGTAGTTAGGGGTCAAATACCCCAATCTATCGCAACGGAAAATCCAAACCTTGAGAATTTCTTAGAGCAGTATTATATCTCTCAAGAATTTCAAGGTGGAACAGTTGATATCGCTGACAATATAGTTGAATATAAGAGTCTTGATTTTCTTAACGATGAGGTGCTGACTGGATTTACCTCACTCACTTCTGCAGTCAATAATGTAAGTAATACAATATTCGTAGATTCTACAAAGGGGTGGCCATCAACTTACGGTCTACTGAAGATTGACAATGAGATAATAACATACACAGGAATAGGCACTACATCATTTACTGGTTGTGTTAGAGGTTTTAGTGGAATAGAAAATAATAGTAAAACTAATCAACCAGAGAGTCTTACTTTTTCAAGTAGTGGAATATCAACACATGGAGTAAATGCTCGTGTAACTAATCTCAGTAATGTCTTCCTCACTGAGTTTTTGAAGAAACTGAAGAAACAGGTATTACCTGGTTTCTCAGAAAGAAAACTCAATAGTCAAGTAAATCAACCAAACTTTATAAGACAGTCAACTGACTTCTACAAATCAAAAGGAACAGAAGAAGCGTTCAAGATATTATTTGGTGGACTATATGGTGAGAAGGTTGAGATGATTCAACCCGCAAAACAGATGATTAGACCATCTGATGCGGATTACGTTGTCGCAGATGTAGTTCTATGCGAGGCAATAAGTGGAAATCCTTTGAAAATTGAAGGGCAGACACTTACACAAGGTGAAGTAAGTGGTTCAATATACCGTGTAGAAAAATCATTTGTAGCAGGTAAAAACTATTATCAGATAGGTATATCAAAAGGAACTCAGATTGGTGCATTTACTCAGACTGCAAAGACCTTCGTAACTAAAACATCAGGTATCAGCACTACCATAATTGACGTAGATAGTACAGTTGGTTTTGATAATGCTGGTAATTTAGTATTTGGTGAGACCACTCTCCCATACACATCAAAGAATTATACGCAGTTTGTAGGTGTTTCTACTCTATCCACTGCAGTAAGTATTGGATCTACTTTGACACAGGGTGGAGGAGCAGTATCATATGAAGACGGAGATATCAATTCACCAGTAAACTTGAAGATACTTGGTGTAGTCAATAACTTTAATGGATCTGCAAAAACACAGCAAACAGGTAGTTCAATTAATGTAAGCACTCTTGGGATTGAACAATCCCATAAGAGATGGTCTACATGGATAGGAAATACTGCTGCAAGATATGAAATCAATACTATTACTCAAATATCACCAAATAACTATAGTATTCTTTTGACCAGCGACCATGCTTTATATCAAGGCGATACTGTGGATGTCATAGATCAAGACGAAGTTGTAATTGAAGGTAGTATTACAGGCACACCGTTATCAAATACAATAAGACTAAACGCACCTAGTATTGATATAACAAAATCGTACTTTATACGAAGACAACTCAAAACTAAAGATGGTCAGGCAGTTGACGTACAAAACTCTTACTCTAAAGGTGAAGAAGTATACGTAGCATCAAACAGTCTTCCTCATTGGCAGATTGATCCTAAGAAAAGAATCAGAACATTTTCTACTGCAGGTATAACCACTGATACAAGTCAATTTACTGTAACCGATCACAACTATAATGATGGTGAATTAGTTTACTACACTTCAGACTCAACTAAATTAACTAATCTAATTGAGAATCAATCATATTATGTCAAGAAGATAGATCAGAATACTCTAGCATTAGCATACACCCCTGAGAACGTACGTAGAGGGCAGTATATTACTTCTGTAATAGGATCTGACCTTTTAGGTATTACAACCCACTTCCTGACTCCTCAGATAGTTTATAATTCATCAATAGGTGGTCAGAGATTACTTCGTAAGTTTCCTGTTCCCGAATATGATATATCTAAAGAAAAGACTGTGCAGGGTGGTGTTGGTTTATTTGCAAATGGTGTCGAGATATATTCATATAAATCTACAGACAAGGTTTATTATGGATCGCTGCAATCGGTTGATGTTCTAAACACTGGATCTGGATATGACGTAATCAATAGACCAAGACTCTCTGTAACTCAGACAGGTCATACAGGTATTGGTGCATCAGTTGTATCTCAATTATCAGGAACTATCATAGATGTCCTTGTAGATACAAGTGGTGTTGATTACCAAGAAGATCCTAATGTTACCATTACTGGTGGTAATAGTGATGGTGCTATACTAAAACCAAAAATGGTTCTTACACCACAAGTAGTTTCATTTGACTCTACTACAACTGGTGGTGTGGTCAATACTTCACTTAACAAGTTCTCATTCAAGACACCTCATGGATTGAAATCTGGTGAGCAGATAATTTATAATACTAACAATACAGACGCTATTGGTATTGGAACTACACCAGGCAAACTTATAGATAACGCATCGTACTTCACAATACTTGTAAATGAGCATGAAATACAGTTAGCAGATAATGATACAGACGCATTAGCAGGTACTGGAGTTATTCCTATATCTGGTAGTGGTGGAGGTACACATAAGTTTTCTACTTTTATTCCAAGAAAAAAAGTCGATAAAATTCTTATTGAGAAGAATGCGACATTTAATAATAGACTTGTAACTACTATTACTGGTATCAATACATTTACAGATACTATTAATATAAACAATCATGGATTTTCTTCTGGTGAGATTGTAAAATATTCACAGGGTGCAGGTGCTATTGGTGGATTGACAAATCAAGCACAATACTATATCATAAAAACATCAGACAACTCTTTTAGAGTATCGATTTCAACGAGTTTATTAGATTATGTCAATCTTACATCTACAGGTAGCGGAGAACAAACTTTTCAGGATCCTCCTATTGAAGTTCGAGTCAACGGAAGACAAGGTATTACTACAGCAAACGCAACCGCTACCCCCGTTATTAGAGGAAACATTGATTCAGTTCATGTCTCTAGAGATGGTTCTGAGTACGGTTCTACGGTTGTAAACGATAACTTCAAACCAAGTATTGATACCCAAGAAGGTAAAAATGCCTTCCTACAACCATTCATTGTAAATGGTCATGTTGATCAAATTATAATCAAGTATGGTGGAGAAAATTTCTTTAGTACACCAGACATCACTATTGCTGGTGATGGAATAGGAGCAAAAGCAAAGGCAATTGTATCAGGTGGTCAGATAGTCTCAATTGAGATGATTGATAAAGGTGCTGGATATACACAACCTAAAACGACTGTCTCAGCAAAGACACCTGGTTCTGGTGCGATTTATTCTGCTAACATTGATAACTGGACTGTAAATCAAGTAGCAAGATATGCAAAGAGTGGCGATATGTCACAGGATGATGGTTTCTATGAAACTGCTACTTCTGTTGGTAATCCATATGTAAACTATTTTGTTCCACGTAATCTGAGAGATTTCTTTAATGATAAAGGGGTAGAACACTCACCTATTTTAGGATATGCGTATGATGGTCACCCGATTTACGGTCCTCATTGTTTCAAAAATGCAGATGGTACAGGTGGTCTTACATACATACAATCAAGTTATAAACCACTGACTAGGGTTGACGGACCTCCAACTTTACAATACCCATCAGGATTTTTCATAGAGGATTACGTATATGTTGAGGGATTGGGCGATCTTGACGAGCATAATGGCAGATTTGCAATTACTCCTGATTATCCAAATGGAATCTATGCATATTACACAACAGTCGAGACTGGAATTAATGGAAACACTAATAGTCCTTTTTTCAGTGTCAGAGAACCTCAATTCCCATATGTAATTGGTGACACATATAATTCAAAATACGATACATTCAATAATGCACTTACATCAAATCAAGACCTTGATCCTGTTGCACTTGGATTAGTAAGAAATACCACACCACATAAAACAAAAAATTATGAGTTTATATCAAACTCTAATAAGAATACAAAAGAAACAAGTAAAATAGTATCTGTTCAAACGGGTTCTATTGACTCTATTACTATTGTAAGAGATGGTGAAAATTTCAATGTAGGAGATAAACTCGTATTTGATAATACAGACACAAGAGGATTTGGTGCCCTTGGTGAGATTGCTGAAGTTATTGGACCAGGCATATCTTCTATTTCATCAGAAATCATTGATTATAGTAATATAAAATTTATTTCTGATGGTAAAAATGCAACTGGTATATTTACTGGTGCTCATGGTTTATCAAATTCTACAAATGTTATAATACATAGTGCTTCAAATACATTTGATGGAAATCATAAGATCCAAGTAAGAGAGGTAAGTTCTGGTTTAGGAACTGCAATGTTGAGTGTGGGTCTTACAACAAGTGTAAGAATGCAAGAGTCTGTCAATAAATTTGGTATCAATGATATTATAAAAATAGAGGCAGAAGAGTTTCTTATCTTTGGTATTGATACTCTTCATAATGAACTTGATCTAATTCGTGCTCAAAATGGAACAGTTGCAGCAGCACACACGTATGGATGCTCGGTTGTACGATTAGAAAAAGAATTCAAATTTACACCAAAAAATAATACCCTTGTAGAAGGTGAGGTGGCACAATATTTCAGAGGTGATGGTGATGTTGGAGTTGGTCTCACTTTTGGTGTAGGTATTGGATCAACTGTATCTACACTTGATTTTGGCGATCAGTTCATACCAAATAGAACAATCTTCTTACCAAGGCACCCATTTAGAGATGGTGAAAAAGTAACTTATTCACCAGGTGCTGGTACTTCACTTACATATCAAACAGATGCAATGAAGCGTGTGGCTGGTGGATTCAAGCGTCCATTACCACCAGATGTATTCATCAAAGTTATTGACGCTAATAAAGTTGGTATAGTAACAACTCTAGCAGGTATTAGTTCAGACCTACAACAAGTCATGTTTGATGGGATTTTAGGAATTGGCAACACTCACTCATTTGTATCACAAAGAAGCAATGTGAATGGTGATTTACGAATCAATGAGGTCACTGTACATACTCTTGCACCACACACATTAGAAGCAAAAGATACTATTGATCTAACGGTTGTATCAGCTGCCACTAGCACTGTAGTTGCAACTTACAGTGATAATACAAGATTTGTAAGTGTAGGTTCATCCATTAATCCTCCTATCAGTGTAACCACTGGTGATATATTAACTTTTGATTTGTCTTCATCAACACTTGCTGATGTCAACTTAGATTTCTATGAGGATCAGAACTTCAAAAAAGAATTTGTGGGATCTGGTAAGTCTGCAATTGAAATTACAAATTCAGGTGTACCTGGCGATGCTCTTGCTACAAAGACTGTTAGATTTACAAAGGAAGTTCCTAATGTATTGTATTATAACTTCTCAAGTAAAGATAATAGTAAGATTATTGAAATAGATGATCAAATTATTGATTATGGAAAAATTACTGTAAATGATAGTAAATTTAATATAAGAACTGGGATAATCACAGTTACATCAAATACGTTCAAATACAATATCTCAAGAATACCAGAGAGAGTGGGTTATACTACTACTTCAGACATTAGATATACAACAACTTCTAAAAATGTTACAGGACCTATTGGTAGGATTCTCCTTACTTCTGGTGGTGTAGGTTATAAAGATAATCCAAGAGTATCCGTTGCATCAACCACTGGATCATCAGTTGACTTAAAAGCAGTAGGTCAAAATATAGGTGCTATTGATAAGGTTGATATTATTGACTTTGGATTTGACTATCCATCAGATAGAACATTGAAACCACAGGCAGCGATGCCACAAGTAATGTTCTTGAAGGATAATTTTGCAGTTGATACAGTTGCAATTACATCAACTGGAAATAATTATCTAACAACTCCCAACCTTGTACTATTCAACTCAAAAACAAATACAGTAAATCCACAGGCACAATTTGTTGCAACATTGACTGGTAATAGTGTTGGTAATGTCAAGATAATCAAGAATGGTGGTAACTTATCAGCTGGAGATGGTAAACTTCTTGCAGTAGATAATACAAACGGTGTTGGTATTATAAGTGCAACATATGCTGAACCAACAGTTACCCTTAGACTCAAAACACCTTCCCCATTAGGATTTGGATCAATGAGTTTCCCCTTCGCTGTGGGTGATCAAGTTTTTGTGGAGAACACTGGTGTAACGACTGGTACTGGATATAATTCAGTAGACTATAATTATCAATACTTCACACTAACAGGTGTGACAACTAATCCTGGTCAAGTCAATCAAGCAATTATTACTTATGACGTGGATACCCCACCTGGCACACATGATTATGGAAATTATGGAACTGTAACGAATAAGAAAGATATTGCACAATTTGATCTTACTTTGAAAGAGAGTGTATTTGTAAATAATGAGATAATTTATAATGGTAGTAATGAGGCGAGAGTTATACTTGGTGATGGTAAAACAACCAATGTATTGAGAGTTAACTCCATAGTAGGATTTAACACTGGTGATCAGATTGTTGGTAAGATATCTAATGGTGGAGGAACAATTGAGAGTATTGAAAGTTATGGTGGTGATTTTGATACAGGTGTATCTGTAGAGAAAATATATGGTTGGGAGAAAGATACTGGTAAACTCAATCAGTTTAATCAAAGAATTCAGGATAGTGACTATTATCAGAACTTTGCTTATTCACTCAAGAGTTTTGTTGGTATAAGTTCTTGGAGTGAGCCTGTTGATTCTTTAGCACATATTGGTGGATTCAAAAAACACTCAGATCTTCTTATATCATCTGCACCAACTGGAATTGGAACAACTTCTCAAATTACAGCAGTGGGAACTGCAGGTACTTCAGTTATATTGATTGACAATAAAGCAAAAATTTATGAAAGACATGATCATGATACTGGATATGAATTACCAAACGCTGCAGAAACAATCAGTGATGAGGTAGTATTCAGGCATAGTAGATTCGGTGACTCATTATTATGTAAGACTAATAGAGTTCTTGAGATAGATGATATCAGTCCTCAGTTCTATAGTGATCCTGACAAGATAAGAGAAGTTGAAATTGATACATTTAGTATTGCTTCTTTCTCTGCTGTAAAATATTATGCACAGGTAGTTCTTGATTCATCACTTGGGGTTACCTACAATGCTACACAATACTGTGAATTTATAGTAACTCATGATACTGCGAAGGTTTATATAAACCAGTATGCAGATCTATCTGATGCTTTTGATTTAGGTGAATTTACTGCTACAATATCTGGAACCAGTGTATCAGTATCTTTCAAACCTTTCAACGCATCATTCACTTATGATGTAACCTTCCATAAAGAAGGTATACCAAATAGTGTAAGTACAGGTACAACTGCTTTCGCACATGTAGAGAAGGTTGGTGTATCATCAGCGTTTGCTGCATCTGGATCACCATCTACTGTGGTTTTCTTTGAGGTTGATTCTACCAAATTCCAAAGTGGCGACATACTTGTAGTTCACAATGGATCAGGTCAAAAAGAAATCGAGGAGTACAGTTTCTTATGTGACGGTACAGGTGATATTGACTTTACTGATTACACTAATATTGGAACAGGAGTGACACAAGGCAATTTTGATCTTGATATATCAGGTGGTATAATTCAATTCAAATATACACCAGTTTCAGGTATAGGTGTAACAATACAAACACTTTCAACACTTGTTGGTATTGCTACAACTGTTTCATCTGTATCAAGTAATATTATGAACCTTGAAGTTGGTGATAGTGAGTTGAATGCAACTAGAACAACTATTGGTGCAAGTGCATCTCCAAGTGCAGCAATTGTTTCTACAAAATCATTCAGTAATTACACATCAATGAGATATACGGTAGAGATAGAGAACACAACTGATAATAAACGATCAGTGTTCAAAGTATCTGCTAACTCATTTGGTGGTAATGCCAACTTTAACAAATACAATAATATATCAAATGCTGCTGATGAGAAACGTGATGTTCGTAATACTGAAATCATACTAAGTAGTGGCAATGTTATTATGACATTTTTACCTTTAGCGAACAAAGCATATATTGTGAGAACATCTGAAATCAGAATTGATAAACCTGATAACGTCCCTAGTGATACAACAATAACCATCTAAATATCCTCATGTCATTTACATTATCGTCAATCAATAAAACGTTTAACTCAGAGACAGAAAGTTTTCAACAAACTTTCAATCTGACACATAAGAGTGACTCAATTTTTACGAAAAGATTTGACGGGTCTAGTACCAGTGTGGTTATAGTTTCATCCGATACGATTGTTATACCAAATCATTTTTATATTACTGGAGAAGAATTAACATATGATGCAACTGGTGGAGATGCGATAGGTATACAACATGGAAGTGGTGGTGTAGGAGCAGCTACAACAATGCCATTATCTGTATTTGCAATAAAGAAAAGTGAAACTGAAATACAATTAGCATCAAGTAAAGCAAATGCAAAATCTGGAACAGTAATTGGTCTCACTACAGTTGGTGTTGGACTAACACATTCATTTACTGCTGCAAAAAAACTAACAAAGGCTATCATTGCTCTTGATAATGTAATACAATCTCCCCTCTATACAAGAGTGGGTGCTGCAACCACTATTGTAACAGCAGTTAATAGAGAAATACTTGTAGGTGATGCTTCTTTCTTGAAAGCATATGATCTGATTCAGATAGATGAGGAGATTATGAGAATACAGGTTGTTGGATATAATGGAAATGCTAATAATCTATTAGTTGATCGTGAATGGATGGGAACTAAGAAAGGATCCCATGCAGCAAATACAGCAGTACAATTAAAACTTGGTGATTATAATATTATAAACGATAAGATTACTTTTGCTGATGTGCCTTTTGGTGGTAATAGAGAATCAGTTGGAGTTTCATCTGAAAACTTTGCAGGTAGTTCTTTCTTTGCCCTGTCAGAAATATTACCAACTGGAACAAAGGTAAAAATAAGATCACTTAACCCACCAGTTCCTCTACTTGCAAATAATGACTTTTTTATAATTCAAGATGCCCCTAACACATTCAGATTTGCAGAAACAAAAGGTGAGGCACTTGTAGGTATTGGTATAACCTTAGTCAATGCAGGTATTGGTACACATCAATTAATTTTATCTGATATACCAGTTGGATCAGGATTTCAAGGAAGAACATTCATCAGATCAGATTATGATGGTAACCTTATATTGGATGATATTTCTCCCAACTTTACTGGTATTGGTAAAACATTTACAATAACTTCTGACGGATCAAACACCACTGGTATCACAAGTGATTTTGGTGCCATACTCGTAAATAATATATTCCAAAAACCAGACATAGATTATGACTTTATAAGTAGTTCTGCTCCTGGTATAACATCGGTTAGGTTTACTGGTAATGCTAATCAAGATTTTGTTTCAGAATCTTATAGTATCTCAGATGTAAATGCTAACAACTTACCAAGGAAAGGTATAATAATATCAATCGGAAACACACAAGGTTATGGATATCAAGACCAAAGAGCAGGTATTGCAACAGCAGTGGTGTCAGGATTTGGCACGGTTACAGTGTCTATGGCATTTACGGGTACAGGATATATTAACGGACCTTCAACGTATCAAGTATATGTAAGGGGTGGTAGTCCTACTACAGGTGCTGCTGGAACTTTTACAGTAAGAGCAGGTCATATAGAAAATATATTCATGAATACACCAGGTGTAGGATATACCTTTACAGATGTACCTAAGATTGATTTTGATGATCCAGTTCCATATGATGATCTCAAATTAGTAAGTTCAGGAACAGGTATTGGTGCATCAGTCTCTGTGTCAGTAGGAGTTGGTCTTAGTATTATAGGTAGTAATCTTATAAACACAGGTTATGGATATACTGCTGGTGAGCAATTGCAGATTGTAGGTATACCAACCAACGTGGGTATAGGAAGTACATTCAGAAACGCCACATTTACTGTAAGTGAAACTCAAGATGATGAATTTGCTGGATGGGTATTTGGTAAGTTGCAGGTTTTAGATAATTTTTCAAATCAATTCAATGATCAGAGACGTGTATTTACTCTTACTGAGGATAATGAACCAATAAGTATAGAATCCGATACGGGAAGTTTGATTGACCTTGATCAAGTTCTTCTAATATTCATTGATGATGTATTACAGAAACCAAATGAGGCATATACCTTCAATGGAGGAACTCAGATAGAGTTCACAGAAGCACCAAGATCAGGATCCAGTCTACAAGTATTATTTTACAGAGGAACTGATGCAGATATATCACTACTGACTGCACCAGAAAGTATAAAGAAAGGTGATGGTATACAAATACTAAAAACACCATCCAACCCATCATTCTTGAGTCAGGATCAAAGAATTATAACTGATACAATAGCAAGAGATACTTTACAAACAAACGTTTATAAAGGTCAAGGAATTACTGGAGCAAATGGATCTACTGTTCGCCCTATTGTATGGAGTAAGCAGCAAGAGGATCTTATGATCAACGGTGAGGTCATACCTAAATCAAGACTTGTGTATGCTGGAAGAATATTCCCTGCAGCAAAAATCATAAGAAGTATCGCCTCTAATCATACATCAGTCTACACTGATGGTGGTAGTCTTGGATTTAGAAAAACTGAGGAGCCTGATGATACTGAATTCAATATAAGGATTATTGACACTCAAGATAATACTGGTTTTGGAACAACAGGTTTTGTCATGCCTATAAAAGATATTGAGGGTGTTAATTGTTCTGGTGATGAAGGTAAGATTGTAGGTATTGGTGTATCTGCACAGGCGATCACATTTGAATTTTTCATACCTAAAAATTCACCACTCAGAGAAAATCAATTTGGTTCTATCACTAAAACAGGAATAGGAACAGGTGATTACTTTGTCGTCAGTCGTTCAAATGTTGGTGCAGTTGGTGGTGGTGTCACAGCATTATCACAAACAAGAGGATCAACAGTTGGTGTGGGTAACTCATTTATAGACGGTGTTTATCAAGTGGGTCACGTACAACCTCTTGCTGGTATAGGTGAAACTATGCGAGTAATTGCAAATATTGAAACTAATCATCAACTGAACTTTACGGGTCTTACATCAGGTGTAGGTGCGTTCTACGGAGAGTTTAGTTGGGCAAAATTTACCACAGGAACAATCGGCACATCATTTACAGTGAATACACTTGAGGGTCTGACTGGACTTTCAACTGCTCCAGAAATCCAAAGAACGAATAAATTACTTCTTGATTACACCTAAATAAACAACAAAAGTCTAATAGTATAATGCCAGCGATCATTACTGATCAGATAAGAGTCTTGAATGCGTCAAACTTTGTTAGCGGAATAGGAAACGCCAGCAATAGTTTTTACGTTTTTATTGGTCTACCAAATGCTACAGAGAAAGCTTCGGATTGGAATACAAGCACTCCATCCCCGATTGACAATTTCGATCAGCATGATGACATATATGATACTCTAATATCTGCTAAAAAAATTAATTCATCTGATGTACTCAGAGTAGTTACAAAAATTACTTGGTCATCAGGTACAATTTATGAGATGTATAGACACGACTATAGCATCAATAAATTGACACCACAAACAAGTGCATCTAATTTATATAATTCTAATTATTATGTGATGAACAAAGATTTCAGAGTATATCTTTGTATATCAAATGGAGCTAGTCCTTCAAATGGTGGTAATGGTATCGTTTCGCTGGACGAACCAATACATACTGATTTAGAACCAAGATTAGAATCTGATGGATATGTTTGGAAGTATTTGTATACAATCAAACCAAGTGACATCGTAAAATTTGATAGTGCTGACTTTATACCACTCCCATCTGATTGGGCATCTAATACCGATGTGTCAGATGTAAGAGGTAATGCTGTTGATGGTAAAATAGAGACTGTAGTGATAGAAAATGGTGGTACAGGATATCAAATAACTGGCACAAAAAATAATGTTCCTATAAAAGGTGATGGCACAGGTGCTCTTGCTTCTGTCACCTTTATTGATGGTAAAGCTTCTTCTGTTCAGGTCACTAATGGTGGAAGTGGATATTCGTTTGCAACTTTAGACGTAGACTCAGTGGTAACTGGTGCAGGTGCATCATTCTCAGTAATCATCCCACCTGCAGGTGGACATGGTGCTGATGTATACAGAGAATTAGGATCAAACAAAGTATTGATCTATTCAAGAATAGAAAATAGCGATATAACAAACCCAGATTTCCCAACAGGTAACCAGTTTGCTCGTATTGGAATAGTAAAAAATCCACAAGTATTTGATAGTACAAATATATTGGATACACCTTCTGCATCAGGTCTATATGGTCTGAGGTTGACAGGTGCTGCTACTACAAGTATATCAGTAAAAACTGATGGAGAAATTTTACAGACTGTTAGTACAGGTTCTACCGCTATTGGTAAGATTGTTGGATATGATCCATTAACAAAAACCTTACAGTATTGGCAAGATAGATCGCTTGCTACCATAGGAGCTGGATCCTCAGTTCCCCGTTACGGTTTCAGTCTAAATAGATTCACGTCCTCACCAGGTACAGGTGGTAACACCAACATAGTTGTAGAAACAACAACTGGTACAGAGACCTTATCTATTGATACGTCATTCACAGGTGTATCAACCGATGTAAGTAACAAGAAGTATTACTTTGGTCAATCTTATACAAATGGTCTTGCCAACCCTGAGATCAAAAAATATTCTGGAGACATTGTTTACATAGACAATAGACCAGAAGTAACAAGGGCAACCAATCAACGTGAAGATATTAAAATCGTCTTAGAATTCTAAAGATGCCACAGAACACCAACCTAAATGTCAGCCCATATTTTGATGACTTTGATTCAGCAAAGAATTTCAATAGAGTCTTATTCAAACCTGGCACTCCTGTACAAGCAAGAGAACTAACCACACTACAATCTATCCTACAAGGGCAGATTGAGAAGTTTGGTAAGCATATATTCAAAGAGGGATCTATGGTGATTCCTGGTAAATTCAACTACGATCCAGCATATACGTTTGTTAAAATTGAGTCTACATTTTTTGGTGTTCCTGTAGAGTCATATTACGATAAACTAATTGGTCTTAGAATAAAGGGAAAGACATCTGGTATCAAGGCGAAAGTTCTTCAGGTATTATCATCAACAAAATCAACGACAAGTAGCACAACATTATACATTAAGTTTGAAAGCACTTCTAATGATTTAGAAAATCAATATTTTTTAGATGGTGAAAACTTAGTCACTCTTACTGATTTTACATACGGATCTACTACTATAACAAATGGTAGTGACTTTGCTACCTGTATTCTATCAAATGCAACTGGCACTGCTAGTTCATTTACTATGAATAGAGGTGTCTTCTTTGCTCGTGGTGCATTCGTGGAGGTTGCTAATGAGACACTTATTCTCGATCAATATTCCAATACTCCCTCGTACAGAGTGGGTTTCTTTGTCAAGGAGGATGTTGTCACTGCTGTTGATGATCCTAGTCTATACGATAATGCTGCTGGATTCTCCAATTTTACTGCTCCAGGTGCTGATAGGCTCAAGGTTAGTTTATCTCTTACTAAAAAAGGTCTAACAGACTTTCAGGATGAGAACTTTATCGAACTGTTCAGAACTGATGCAGGTCAGGAAAAATTAATTGTAGATAGAACTGTTTATAATCACATTGCTGACGAGTTTGCAAGAAGAACATTTGATGAGAGTGGTAATTATTTTGTAACTAAGTTTGACTTAGAGGCGAAAGAATCATTGAATGATAGGTTTGATTATTTCGGAACATACTACGGAAATCAAAAAACAGAAGAAGGAAATACTCCAAGTAAAGATCTATTGAATATTAGAGTAGGACCAGGTAAAGCATATGTAAGAGGATTTGAGGTACAAACATCTGGTCACGCTTACTTAGATGTAAAGAAACCAAGAACCACACAAAAAATTGAAAACTCTGCAGTTCCATTTCAAGCAGGTAATAGACTAAGAGTTAATAATGTATTAAGTGCTGCAAGAATAAATCTTGCTGCTGCTACCTCCGATTTTCTTGACCTTAGAAGTGCTAGACTAGGATCTACTAAGTCATCTGCTGCAGGTAATAGTATAGGAAGAGCTAGAATATATGATTACAAACTTCAAAACGCTGGATACACAGGCGACACATCAGTATATGAATTATATTTGATGGACATACAAACAGATACACAATTAGTTCTTAATAAAGAACATACTATATCTGTCCCTGCGATTGTTGAAGGTGCATCAAGTGGTGCTAAAGGTTACATAAGAAGTGCTGTCAGCAATTCTACATCAGTAACCTTGAATCAGACACAAGGTAAGTTTATTATTGACGAAGCAATAATTATCAATGGTGTTCAGGATGGTAGGATAATTACCTCTGTAACTGAGTTTGATCTTTCAGATGTAAAATCGGTTAGATCAACTGCAGCAAGTAGAACTTTTGCTGCTGATGTAGTATTAGAAACTAAAAAAGATTTTGGTGGAAGATCATTTACTATTACAAATGGTGGTGCAGTAACAAGTGGTACAACTGGTTGGGTGCCTGACTTCAAAGTTGGTGATGTTGTTTCTTATAAGATAGCTGCTAATAATGACATCACATATAATGTGGTGAGTGCTATAAGCACATCTGGTAATACCATAACTCTTGTCGCTGCACCAGATACTATTTCTGGAATATGTCACAAGGCATTACCAAGTTCTACTGTCACTGTAAGTGGTCTACAGATATTATCATCTAAAATAAAAAATTCTACAGCTGGGTTCTTGTATGCACAAATGCCCAATACCAATATAGAATCAGTTGACTTGACAGACTCAACTTTATTTCTCAGAAAAGAAGATACATCACAGAGCACTGATGGTAATGGTCAATTGACTCTTCCATCATTAACTGGAACTGATTTGGTGTATGCTCCATTTGATGAAGAAAGATATAACGTAACTTACAATGATGGATCAGTACAGGCACTTACATCTGATCAAGTTGTTATTGCAACAGGTAGTAAATCAGTTACAATTTCTGGATTGACTGCAAGTCAATCAGGTAATGTTGTAGTACAAAGTACACATCAAAAGAGTAAGGTAAAATCAAAGCAAAAATCTCTCACAAGAAATCAAACTACTTTGATAACAAAATCAAATAGATCATATTCTGGTGTAAGTTCATCAATCACTGACGGTCTAACACCAAGTGAGGTATTTGGACTTAGAGTTCAAGATAGAGAGATATCTCTTGGGGTTCCTGATGTTGTAAGAGTAACTGCAGTATTTGAATCTTCGGGTTCTGGTGCTCCAACAGTTCCTACTCTAACTCTAGCATCTTTTAATGGACCTACAGGCAATAACTCTGATCTTATTATTGGTGAAGTTGGTGTAGGTAAGAGTTCTGGTGCTTCTGCACTTATTCTTGATAGAAAATCTGCAAACAAAGTAGAGGTAATTTTCACAAATGGTAATAAGTTCCAAGATACTGAAGAGGTTACGTTCTCAGAGAGTGGCGTTACTGCAAATCTTTCTTCTTCTTCTGCTGGTGATCCTAACATCAGAAACAATTTTATTCTGGATTCGGGTCAGCGAGCTGAGTTCTATGATTTTGGTAGATTAGTAAGAAAAGCAAACTTCCCAGAACCACAGGGTCAACTCAAAGTTTATTTTGATCATTATGTTGTGAACTCAGAAGACTCTGGTGATATTGTTACTGCAAGTAGTTATCCACAACAATATTACGATATCTCGCCAGCATTTGAAGATATTAGGAACGTTGATACTATTGATGCACGACCAAGAGTCGCTCCATATTCAGGATCAAGATCCCCGTTTGAATTTGATGCAAGAGATTTTAGTGCAGGTGGTCAATCAGCGTCTGTATTAGTTTCTGATGAGAATATAACTTTTGACTATAATTTCTATCTTGGTAGAATTGATAGATTATATGTCAATAAGGATAAAACATTTACTATAAAGGAAGGTGTACCTGCTGAGAATCCAGTAGAACCAGATCCAATAAGCGAGTCTTTTGAATTAGCAAGAATTGACTATGCACCTTACGTTTACAATGCAACCAAGGATGTCAAGTTAGAATTCCGTGCCAATAAACGTTATACTATGAAGGATATTGGTAAATTAGAAACTAGAATAGCGAACGTAGAAGAAGTAACAGCATTATCATTATTAGAATCTAAAACAGATAGTCTTGTAATTAAAGACCCTGCTACAGGTTTAGATAGATTCAAAAACGGTTTTGTTGTTGATCCATTCAATTCATTTGAAGTAGCTGACAAAACAATTGATTCACTAAAGTATGATATCAAAGATGGTAAATTAGTAGCAAGAAAATTCCATGATAGTATTGATCTTCTTCTAGGATCAGAGTCAGTAGTCGGAACAAATGGTGCTGCAGATCCTACTGTGGACGCTCGTTTTACAGATGATCTTGGTTCTCCTAATATTAGAAAAACTGGTGATTATGTAACCTTGGATTATACTGAGGTTGTAGATAGAGAGCAACCATTTGCGACAAGAGTTGAAAGTGTAAACCCTTATGCCTTCAGAGATTGGGGTGGTGTAATGACACTCAATCCAGACTCAGATATATTTGTCAATAGAGTCTTCTTTACAGAAGATGGTGGAATAGGATTCAGTAATGATTTTATTTCTGAGACAGAACCTGTTCCTCAAATGAGAGAGCAGAACATTGCCTTCACAGCGTCAAGATTAAAACCCAATACTAATATGTTGACATATTGGTCTGGTATTGACATGATTGAAAATAATGTTCGTACTATACCAAAACTTTTAGAAGTTACACCTGTACAAGGTGCTTTCCAAATAGGTGAAACTGTGCGTGGTTTAGCAGTTTCTACACAGAATAATAGTCAGAGTGCTGACATTAGATTCCGTGTATGTCAACCCAATCATAAGTTTGGTCCGTTCAATAATCCAATAATTACATATCCATCTAATCCATATACCCCATCATTAGGTATATCATCTTCTTATACAGAAACTTCCACCATCATTAATGTAGATATTGATAGTTTGAATCAAAAATCAGATGGAAACTATTTTGGATTCGTTACAACAGGAATGAGACTTGTTGGTGAGACAAGTGGTGCAGAGGCAGATGTGACTCAAATAAGACTTATTTCTGATGAGTATGGTGCACTCCAAGGTTGTTATTATATCCCAGAGGGAACATTCCAAAATGGTACTAACACTGCTTCTGTAACAAGCATAAGACCACAAGATGTAATAACAGGTCAGAACTTTACATCTGCAGGTGCAGATCACTTCTCTGAAGGATTTGAGGTCACTGAAACAACAATTACTAGAGTTGAACCAGCACCTCCTATTATTCCACCTCCTGTAATTATTCATCATACAGAGATTATTGAGAGAACTACTGAAAGAGTTATTGTAGAACCTGCAAGAGATCATGATGACGATCCATTAGCACAGAGTTTCTTTGTTGAGGAAGACACAGGTATATTCTTGACATCTGTAGATTTCTACTTCCTAACAAAATCTGAATCATTACCAGTTGATGTAAGAATCGTATCTGTAGAGAATGGATATCCAACTAATAAAGTATTGAAGCATGCGAGAGTTATTCTAACTCCTGATCAGGTGAATGTATCATCAGATGGTACAGTTGCTACAAACTTTAGATTTACTAATCCAGTATATTGTGTACAGGGTGAGTATGCATTTGTAATTGGATCTGCTGATGCAGACTATCAGACATGGATATGTCAGATAGGTGAAGAGGATATTTCAACTGCTGCTTCTCCTGAATTAGGTAAGGTTATTGTATCAAAACAACCTACTCAAGGTTCATTATTCAAAGGTCAAAACGGATCTACTTGGACTCCATCTCAGTTAGAAGACTTAAAGTATAAGGCATATAAGGCAGAATTTACAACAGAGGTTGGAACATTAAGATTCTTCAACCCTGATTTGGGTACTAACGCTTCTAGAAATAGATTGTCATCAAATCCAATTGAGACATTCTCTAAGAGAGTAACTGTGGGATTGAACTCATCTATAGTTGGTGGTTCTGGTTCTGTTATACATGTGGGATCACAAGTCAAACAGAATAATACAAGTTCAACTGGTTTTGTATCTAATCTTCTTGCACATATTGGTGGTGGTGCTTCTGGAACCTCACTTATTATTACAAATGAGGGTACAGGATATGAAGATGGTGCTGCTCAAGCAATCACTTTCAACGCTGTCACAGGTAATGGAACTGGTGCAACTGGTATTGCCACAGTTTCAGGTGGTGTCATAACACAAATTACAGTCAATAATACTGGATCAGGATATAGAGTTGGAGATACTATAACTGGTGCGATTGGTGCTAGGGGTTTAGGAAAGAACTTATTAGTGACTGTTGGTGTAACAACAGGTGTCAATGCTATTGAACTTACAAACGTTTCTGGAACAGATTTCAATACAACTGATTTGATACAAGTTCAAGATACTAATCTTGGTTATGGAGTTACAATACCAAGCATAATTCCAGCATCAGTTACTACTAATAGTGGTAAGTTTGATGGTAAGCACTTCAAGGTGACTCATGCAAATCATAACTTACACTCTGGTCAAAACAGAGTTGCTATCTCAGGTATTACTGGAGATGCTGTTCCTACAACATTGACAGTAGGATATGCTGTGAGTGCAACAAGTCTAATCAGTGTTGGTAGTAGTTTAGGATTCAACTTCTTTGAGGGTGCACAAGTTACTGCAAGTAATCCTGGCTATGCCATAATTGGAGAAGAAGTTATAAGTTACACAGCTGTAGGTACAAATCAATTAAGTGGTACTATATCAAGAGGTGTAGATAATACATTTACACGTACATATGCAGTTGGTGATCCAATACAAAAGTATGAATTATCTGGTGTATCACTTAGGAAAATCAACACAGAACACAGTCTTGCTGATGTGTCTAGTAACATTGTTGGTAAGATAACTCTTGATGATTATCATGTAAGAATCACTGGTGATGTACTATTTGATAGAGATAAGCATGGTGGTGGAGAATCTGGTAGAGGTTCATCTAATATTCAATTTGAATCAATTGAACCAACTATAAACTTTAGTGCTCCTGAAAATACAAAGGTTGAGGCAAATCTAAGAACATGTAGTGGAACAAGTATTGGTGGTAATGAAACTTCATTTATTGACAAAGGTTATGCTCCATTATCTCTCACTAAAGAGACAAAATACAAATCACCTAGATTAGTTGCATCTCTTGTCAATGAGGCAAATCAGAATGCATTGAAACAATTACCTGGTGGTAAATCACTTACAATGGATGTTGCATTGAGTACATCAGATAAGAATGTATCTCCTGTTGTCAACGTATTCAATAGTTCGTTGAATACCAAATCATCAAGAGTCAACAAACCTGTTGTAAACTACATCAGTGACAGAAGATCTAATTTACTTGAAGATCCTCATGATCAGGCATATGTTACTAAACTAATCAAACTAGAAAACCCTGCTACAAGTCTCAAAGTCATATTTGGTGCAAATATAACTGGAGCTGGTGATGTTAGAGTATTGTATCGACTTCAAAGAGTTGATGGTGGTGGTGAAACTGACAAAGTGTTTGAGTTGATGCCTGGTTTTGAAAACTTAGACTCTGGTGGATTCCTTATAAATGGTAAGAATAATAATGGTAAACCTGACAGAAAGATACCTGCAAGTTTAGAAGGTCAATTCAATGACTATACTTTTACTGCAGAAAATTTACCTGCTTATAATGGATTCCAAGTCAAAGTTGTCTTTTCATCATCTAATCAAGCACAATCACCCGAATTACTTGACTTTAGGGCTATCTCTCTGGCATAATGAAAACATTCAAACAATTTCAAGAGGAACTTACTCCTATAAAGGACATTCTTAAAAAAATAGATAAGAAAATGAAAAAGTTACCTGGCGACAAACCTTACACACAAGTACCTGGTGAAGACCCCAAAAAATTATGATAAACGATTTTTTAGACAACCTAGCAGCACATCAACACCAAAAGATACAAGAACCTTGTATTGGATGTGGTTGTAAGTGCCCCACTCACTGTGAATGTTATGACTGTGATGACTGTGCTTGTGCATCATGATCAACGCATATTCTTTAGCAGCAGAAATTCTGGAGGGAACTTTAGATGAAACATACCCCATCAAAAAAGATCAAGGTGGAGGATCACCCAAATCTGAAGAGGGATGTGAAGACAAGGGCGATAGTAAACACTGACTCGTCTGCCTATGAGAGATATATGAATGAAAAGGATGTAAGGAATAGGCAACAAAACGAGATAGACTCACTCCGTCAGCAGATTGAGGAGTTGAAAAACATGATACGTGATAAATAACATTGATACAAGTAGGTAAATATGGCAGTTCCTGTCTTTAACATAGAAATTGAACAGGGAACTGACTTTGAAGCTCAGTTCGACATAACTCAGACTGATGGGTCAGCGTTGAATCTAACTAATAGATCTATAGCAGCGAAAATGCGTAAGCATCATACTTCTGCAGGTTCTATTGGATTTGGTGTTACGTTTGGTACTACTCCATCAAACGGTGAGATTACTATATCATTGACTGATACTCAAAGTGGTATTATAACTGCAGGTAGATATAATTATGATGTAATAGTTACTAATGATGTCACTGGTAAAAAAGAAAAAGTAATCAGTGGTCAAGCATTAGTCAATCCAACTATAACCTAATGGGATATAAAGTTTCACTGACAAGTTCATCATCTTTCAGCGTAAAGTTGGGAGCTGGATCGTCATTGAAAGTACAACAAGGAGGAGGAGGTACAGGAACTTTGGCACAGAATTTATCAGAACTAAACGACGTAGATCGACAAGGAATCGGTGATAGATTTGTGTTGGTTTTTGATGCAGTTACTTCTGCATTTAAGTTCGTAAACCCTGATGAGGTGGTGAATGCTGCTGCTTCTGATGGTTTATCCACCGAAACTATTGAAGAATTAGACGTTGCTCTAGACGATAAAATTAATCTAGATGCAGGTGATTTTTGATAAATATATTTTGACTGTATAGTCATAATACCTATGTTAATGTGAAGTAAAACAAAAAAGAATTTAAACAGCTAATATGGCTTCTCCAATCCTGAAGTTTAAGAGAGGTAATTTCTCTAATTTACCTGGTTTACAAGCTGGTGAACCTGCTCTAACAGTCGATAAGTTTGATCTATACATTGGTATAGACTCTACTACATCAAATAATAAGTTCATAGGGTCACAGCGTTTTTGGACGGTTGAGACAGCAACCAGTGGTTCTGGTGTAAACCTTGTTGAAGGTTCCAATAATGGTGCCAATCACATCACCCTTAGTGCCCCTGCAAACATAGGCGGTAACCAAACTTACACATTCCCTGCTTCTGCAACGAGTGGTGGTTTTCTTAGAAGTGATGGTAGTGGAACACTAACTTGGGACACAGGATCTGGATTCAATGCTGGTGCACTTGATATAGATGCATTAGACATAGACGGTGCAACTGATATTGGTGCTGCTATTGCTGACGCTGACCTCTTCTTAGTAGATGATGGTGCAGGTGGCACAAATAGGAAGACTACTGCTTCAAGGATGAAGTCATACTTCCTTGGTGGTGGTGCAGGTGCTAACTTTACAGCAATAAATGTTTCTGGTATAACAACTGCAGGGGAACTCGACGCAACAACCCTAAAAGTCTCTGGTATATCGACATTTACAGGAGTTATAAACGGTAACCTTACAGGTAACGTAACAGGTAATACAAACGGTACTCACACTGGATCTCTATCAGGAGCAACAGCAGGTTCACTTCCAGCATTAGCAATTGACCTTGATGGTGCTACAGATATTGGAGGAGCAATCGTAGATGCTGACCTCTTCTTAGTAGATGATGGTGCAGGTGGTGCTAACAAAAAGACTGCTGCCTCAAGAATTAAGAATTATGTTCTTGGTGGTGGGCAAGGTGCTAACTTTAGTTCAATCGCAGTATCTGGTATCACAACAGGTGGTCAGGTTGATGCTACAACACTAAAAGTTTCTGGTATCTCAACATTTACTGGAACAGTTGATATCAACGGAGCAATAGATGCTGACGGTGGTGCTAACATTGCAGGTGGTGAGACAGTTCTTTCTTCTGCCACAGTTTCAGACCTTACTGACAACAGAGTTGTTATTGCAGGTTCATCTGGTGCACTAGAGGATTCAGGAAATCTAACATTTGATGGTACTACACTAGCGGTCACAGGTGCTGCTACAGTAGACAATCTTTCATTGAATGGAAATACTGTAACAACAACTTCAGGCAACCTCACACTTGATTCTGCAGGTGGTACAACAACGATTGCTGATGATACCATAATTTCTGGTAACTTAACAGTCAACGGCACCCAAACAATTGTCAACTCCACTACAATGTCAGTGGATGACAAGAACTTAGAATTAGGTACAGGTGCTGCTGATGACGCTGCTGCAAACGGTGGTGGTATCACAATCGTATCAGGAGACGGAAATAAAACATTCCAATTTGAAGCAACAGGTGATAACTTAGGATCTTCTGAGAACCTAAACATTGCATCTGGTAAAGCATATAAGATTAATAACGCATCAGTTCTAAATGCAACTACTCTTGGATCAAGTGTTGTAGCAAGTTCTCTTACATCAGTAGGAACACTAACAGACTTAGATGTAACAGGTGATGTAGACATCAATGATACTACTCAATCAACCAGTAATACTACTGGTGCATTGAAGGTAGACGGTGGTGTTGGTATCGTCAAGAACGCAAACATCGGTGGTACACTTGATGTTGATGGTCAAATTACAAGTGCTGCACCACTAAGAAATTCAACTGGTGCTGGTCTGATTGCTGGTGTTGGTGCCATAAAAAATACTGGTTCTGCTGGTCTTGTTACTGCATTCAAATTTACTGGAAATGGTATTGACTCGTACACAGTTGCAGATGGTGTAGCACACGTTGCTACAACTGGTGTTGCTGCAACAACATTCCAAACATCTCAAACAACTGTTGCTACTCAAGGTCAGACTGCATTCACAGTTTCTGCTGGATACACAAACGGATTTGTAGATGTATACCAAAACGGTGTTCGTCTAATTACAGGCACTGACTACACTCAAACAAACTCAAACACAATTACTCTTGCTTCAGGAGCAACAGTAGGTGATGAGATTGAGTCAGTTGCATGGAAGTCATTAGGTGACATTGTAAACATTAACTCTGTAAACGTAGTAGAGAATCTAAGCGTTACAGGAGTTACCACATCAGGTGGAGTCACTCTATCCAGTGGTGCATTTACTGGATCTGGTAGTGGACTTACTGCTGGAACAGTGCCAATTACTTCATTAGATATTGATGGAGGAACTGCTACCACAACACTAGCCGACGCTGATTTATTCATCGTTGATGATGGTGCAGGTGGTACAAACCGTAAGGTGACATTCGAGAAATTATCTGAGTCAATCTTAGGTGGATCTGGTGGTGCTACATTCGCTGCTGTAAACGTCACAGGTATTACAACAGTTGGTGGTGCATTCGATGCTAATGGTGGAGCAAACATCTCTGGTGGAGAAACAGTTCTAAGTTCTGCAACTGTATCTGACTTGACAGACAACCGTGTTGTTATCGCTGGTACATCAGGTGCTTTAGAAGATTCTGGAAATCTAACATTCAACGGATCTACTCTTGCTGTTACTGGTAACATAACTGCAAATAACGGTGCAACAATTACTGGAGCAGAGACAACACTCTCTTCTGCCACAGTAAGTGACCTAACAGACAACCGTGTTGTTATTGCTGGTACATCAGGTGCTTTAGAAGATAGCAACAACCTACAATTTGACGGATCGACATTAGCAGTTACAGGTAACATTACTGCTTCTGCAAACGTCACAGTTAGTGGAAATCTAACAGTCAACGGTACAACCTCACAGATCAATACCACAAACACAACCATTGAAGACACCATGTTGGAACTTCAAAAGGTTGATGGTGGTAACCTTAGTTCTGATACTAACAAAGACGTTGGTCTTGTTATGAACTACTACAGTGGATCTGCTAAGAAAGCAGCGTTCTACTGGGATGATAGCACTGCAAGGTTTGTAGTTTCTGCAGTTGCTACAGAAAGTTCAGGTGTTATGACAAACTCCACAGCAGGTGGAATGGAAGTCGGATCACTTTACGTCAATGACTGTGCAGGTACATCACAAGTAATATCCTGTTCTGGAACAACTCGTTCAATCGAAAATATAAACATAGATGGGGGCACTTTTTAAACACTAAATAAACCAGTTATATAATGAATTATGAATGAAGAGGTCAACGCTCTTCTACGGGTTTATCAAGCAAAAGTAAGTCAGCTCACTGCTATGAATATTTCACTTGAAGCAAAACTTCAAGTGATGCAATCTCAAATAGAAGCACTCTCCTCCCCTCAAGAGGAATTCAAAGAGGCTTCAATACCAAAACCAAAATCAACTGCTAAGAAGTGATTTCTGACGAGCAGTTGATTTTTTATGTTGCAATACCTGGTAGTGGATGGGCAAAACTGTCACTACTACTAGGTTGTTGTGGTAAATTGAATCTCAATAATACTGACAGAAGAGAAGACAGACAAGAGACAGGAAAACAAGGGGTTGGGTGTGTTCACCATAAGGGAGCATTCTGGGATCCTATGATGGAATTTGGTGATGGGTTTGATGATCTTGAAAAGAATCACACTAAAGAATCTTTCAAGGCAGAGTGCCTCAGACCATTCACTGAGATCAATCATCAGAACTATCTTATTAGGTCACATTTCTTTGCAGAGACAAAGAACCTTAATTGGTTGAAAAAGAATTTTCCTAATAATAAAATTATCTTGGTACTAAGAGACACCAAGTTATGTTGGGAAGGATGGAATGCTGCCATGAATTTTACTGGTCGATACCCATCATACAAGGCTTGGATGAAATATACATTCATACGAGATCATCCTGAAAATTATAATAAGATGTGGTCATTTATGAAAAGACATGATAAAATGATTAGAGAATTTGTAAGAGATCATGAGTGTCTTATAATTCAACCTAATAAGACCTTCTTAGATCTATTAGATTATAGATGGGATGATGAAGGGAAAGAGGAATATGATAAATTGATTATGGTACATCAATTTTTCAAATCAGAAGTACCAATGTTCGACGCACCATTTGTTTTTCATAATTGTAATGACATCTTCTCAATTCAATCCTGAAAAATTAGTATTCTTTATTGGTATACCTGGTTCGGGGTGGGCAAAAATAGATTCTCTATTGAGGTGTTGTAAGAAATTCAATTTCAGTACATCAGATTTCAATGATGAAAGGTGGGAGAGAGTACAAACAAAGTATTATGTTGAACACAAAGGTCATTTCAGCGGACCTGGTTGTGAATTTGGTGAAGGATTTCAAGACCTACCAAAATACCATACCAAAGAAAGTTTTATTGAAGAAGCATTGAAACCATATGCAGAGGTGAATAATGAACAAAATTATATGGTCAAGTGCCATTTCTTTTGTGAGAAACAGAACTTAGAATGGTTAGATAAAACATTTCCTAATAATAAAATGATCTTTGTATTAAGAGATAAAGATCTATGTGATGATAGATGGTTGACATCTATGACATTTGCTAAGAATTATCCTAAGTACACAGCATGGCAGGTTGTGGATGATCCTGATGAGGAGATTGGTAAACATGATCCACGTAATGTTGAGAGTTTCAAAGAATATAATAAGAAACATAATCTATCAATGAGACAATTTTTCAGAAAAGCAATAAAACCAAATTTTATAACTTGTCCAACTAGACACTTCTTAGATAAGTTAGGGTTTGAGTGGGATGCAAATGGGCAGAAGGAGTATCTTGCATACATAAGAAACTATTGCATAGGACCTGCATTGACACTAGCACCTAGTTGGGACACCTCAATAGGTTTTTATAATTGTCAGGATATTATAGACTTTGCATAATGGAATCTTATTTTAGTGGAATCTGGAAAGACCAAAATTTTGAATCTCTTGAGTATTCTGGCTATCAGTTGGTCGATTATGTTAATGCTCAGAAACCTTCTAGTGTCTTAGATGTTGGATGTGGGTATAATAAATTCAAAGGAAAAATTCATAAACTCATAGGTGTAGATCCATATAACAATAGTGCTGACATAAAGTTACCCCTTGAAGAACTTAGTACCACTATGAAGTTTGATATAGTGCTTGCTCTTGGGTCTATAAATTTTGGTGATGAAAGCGTGATTGACAATCAGATGGAAATTATAGATAAATTATTTCGGAAAGAAGCAATATTTAGAGTTAATCCTGGTATACCACATGATTGGGCAGACTATGGTGACATAGTTTGGTATCCATGGACAGAAAAAAAGATAAATAATATTGCATCACGTTTCAATTATACTGTAAAGTGTATTGAAACTGAACATGTGAAACAGGGTCATAAACGACTCTTTTTTGTTTATGCTAAATAACAACGTAGATAAAGGTAAATTAACAATGCTTTCTGGAACAGATTTCGTAAAGAAGATCAAAGAAGGAAACAAAGAACTATTTGAAACATCCAAATCAAATGTTCGTCGTTTTTTCGCTTCCAACCCAAGTGATAAGTATCTAGTTGAGCACTTCCGTGGACGCATGGTCAACGAAGCTCAAAACATGTATGCTATCGCTGGTCAGGTCGCTTCTGCAGATCCTTCTACAGACGTAAAAGACTTAGAATTACTAAGCAAGCAAGCTTTGGACGAAGCAAAGCACTTCCGTATGGTAAAGGAAGTAATCGAGCACATCACAGGCGAAAAGCTTGACGTTGCTGCTGCATTCGCTGCAGAGGCAGAAAAGCCTCAGGCGAAAGGTGCATCACTTCTTGAGAAGTATGAAGCATCAGAAGACCCTGCTGCACTTGCTGCATACCAGTTGGTAGCAGAAGGAAGAGCAGAAGCAGTATGGAACGAAATGGCAGACTGTGTAGAAGATAGATTCATCTCCACAAGATATGCAACTATTGCTAAAGACGAAGGTTTCCACTCAAACTTAGGTGGACGTGCACTTTCAAAATTAGTTGAAGGTAGTGCAGAACTTCAGTCTCGTGTACTTTCACTTGTTGAGAGAATGAGAGAAGATCTTATAGAGATCAGCAATAAGAACACTGCTACTCCTCTAGCCGTTGTTTAAAGGTCTTACGACCCTTACGGATCTCATCGTCTAACCAATGCTTCTTGCAGGGAAAGACATACTTATGGTTGGCATCGACGCTTATAAAGTTGTCGATGCCTTCTTTTATGACTGGAAATTCTAACAAACGACCAAGATACTCAATATACTTTTCTTTGTATAAGAAGAATGCTTCATGATCTATAAAGTGGCATGCGATGTCTTTGTAATATTCTGTAGCAATATCCAATGTACATTCACCACCAACTCTTACTTGTTGTAACTCGTTTATATTTCTATCTCTAACAATAACTGCAATAATAGGTTGTACACCTTGCTTGATTGCTTCGTATGCAACCTCTTTTATTTTGGGTGTTTGTCTTACTCCATCATAGAAGAAAGGCACACTAACATTAGCACAAAAAAAGTTTCCCTCTGGAAACTTTAGTTCTTCGGGATATACCCAGTATCTTGCAAATGGTTCTTCGTCACTAGGCACCCAATAATTATCATGTAGACTCTCCCAACCTATCACGTTCGGGTGCATCGAAAAGAGTCGAGCGAATAGGTGATTCCCCGATCCTTGAGGTCCTGTTACAATCAGTAGTTTTTTCATTGGCGTTCCAGTGTCGGATTACTCCGCTAATAATAAAGCAATTAGTAATAAGGTAGGTAAAAAATATAACAGACCGTACGACAAGTATGTGATTGTCATATTCTTTTGTTCTGTCGTCTGAGAATGATCCGAGTGCATATTTCCAAATCCTAGCAGCATTTTCCATTCGATCCTTCATCGTACGCATGATCAGTATCTTTTAGTATAGGTTTTTTTGCGTCTGGGTGGTTTGGGTTCCATGGAAAGGGAACTCCAGTCTTATTACCATCATCAAGAGGATTGTCTTTAACATATTCGATATACTTTGAGTTAGCATCAAGTTCTAATATTTCATTTACTCTTTTATCATACCATGCAATTGGTATTCCTATGTCTAATGTTTTCAAATACTCTTGTTTGTACAAATATAACAACTCGTAACTTAAGAATGTTGGATTCTCAAATTTAGGTAATTGATCTAAGAAATGTCTGGTAGTAGCTTCTTCTCTAATTCTACTTTGCTGATTCCTTAGTATGTTTTGATCCCTTCCTATGACTAAGACTTTGGTATCTATACCCAAGTCCTTTGCATTCGTGCAAAACTGCACCACGTTTGGACACCATTTTGTCCCTTTACTTTCTATGCCAAGCGGGATACTAATCGAAGTAAAAAAATATTGACTTTGCGACCAGTCGAATTTATGCAGTGTTTCTGGATTTCTCCAATACTCTGCAAAGGGTTCGCTAAAACGATGTGCTTCCCAATAATTGTCAAGCAGCGTTTTCCAACCGAAAACATCTTGGTGAAGTGATAAGATCTTTGACCATAGGTGGTTGCCCGACCCTTGAGGTCCCGTGAGCACGACAAGTGTTCTCTTCATACATAATAATCCCTACAGACTAATTATAACATAAATATCCTTGACTGTATATACAGTCAGACTTTAGGTATATACCGAATGTAACTGATGGCATCTCCTGTTATAAAAATTAAGCGTTCGTCTGTACAGAACAACGCTCCTACCGCAGCACAATTAGAACTAGGTGAATTAGCTCTAAACACGTATGACGGTAAACTCTTCACAGAAATTAACGATGGCACCACATCAATAGTAGAGATAGGTGGACATCTAAAGCATTTAGCAGCGACTGGAATATCAACATTTGGATCAGGTTCTACTGCAGTAGTCGTAGGTGGTGCAACAACAAGTTTATTAGTAAGAGGAGATTGCAGAGTAGTCGGTGTTCTTACTGTTGGTAGTGGTAGTATAACTCTTGACGAATCAACTGATACAATAAATGTAGGGTCAGCAACAACAATTACCACCACTGGATTTCAGATAGGTGGTAATGGGGTATTTGTTCACTCAACTGGATACAACGTAGGTAACACGTTTGTTCACAATGCAGGTATCACAGGAGCAGGTGCAAATTTATCAGGAATTATAACAGCTGTAGGTTTAGATATAAGTGGTAATATTGATGTTGATGGTACAACAAATTTAGATGCTGTTGATATAGATGGTGCTGTTGATATGGCATCTTCACTAACAATAGCAGGTAACATTGACGCTAATGGAAACTTAGATGTAGATGGCACAACTACATTAGATGCCTTAACTGTTGGTGAGGATGCAACATTCTCAGCTGGTCTTGATGTAGACGGTCACACTGAGGTGGATAATCTAAAATCAGTTGGTATCGCTACATTTTCTAATAATGCTATACATGCAAACATATATTCGACTGGTATATCAACGATATCTGGATTCAGATTTCCCACATCTGACGGGGATGAAGACCAAGCTCTTGTCACGGATGGATCGGGTTCTCTCTCATTCAAGACTTTATCAGGTGGTGGGGGTGGTGCTACAGGTGCTGCAACAACAATCTCTGCAGGTATTCAAACAGCAACACAAGGACAAACAGCGTTCAGCACTCCACACCCACACAATGATGGCACAAGCACATATAGCACTCAAGTCTTTGTAAATGGTGTAAAGCAAAGACCACAAGGTGCTGGCAATGCGTCAAAAGACTTTACAACATCAAGTAACTCCACAATCACATTTGAGGAAGGAATAACTGCAGGTACTGAGGTTGTATCAATTGTTTACTTCGGTCATACGATTGATGAGGAATACTTTACAGCGACACAGGGTCAAGTACTATTTCCTCTCTCAGGAAGTTTATCAGCCCAGAAAAACTTTAGAGTATTCGTCAATGGTGTAAAACAAAGAGTCGGGTCTGACTTTGGTGTTGCTGCTCCTGTAACTCTGGTGGTGCCATGTGCAGAGGGAGCACATGTAGAAATAGTTTGTGATAATGCTGAAGATGCCTTTGTTGCTACAGATCAACAAACAAACTTTACTCCTACCTCAACTGATATAAGTGAGGACAATATGCAAGTATATGTCAACGGTATCCAATTATTCAGTGGAATTGATTATTCAATTGGAAGTCCATCTGTAACATTTACTGATGCAACTGGTCTCACCGTGGGTGATGAGGTCGATGTTTGTATCAGACGTACTGCATAAATACAAAAAAGTAGATAGAAATGCCAAGCACTAGACAGGAATTAATTGAATATGGCAAGAGGCAGTTGGGTTATCCTGTCTTAGAGATCAATGTAGCTGATGAACAGATAGAAGATAACTTAGACGATGTTTTCACTCTCTATCAAGATCGCCATATGGACGGTGTAGAGAAGATGTATCTAAAGCACAAGATAACAGAGAATTTTACAGATACTATACAGGCAACCAGTGCAGAGGGTAAAGAAACATCAATAGGTCTCACTACAACTACATCTCCAAGTGTAAACATAACAGGTATAGGCACTACCGTATTTTCATTTGAAGAGACACAGAACTTTATACAAGTACCAGATAGTATTATAGGCATTGAGAAAGTATGGAAAGTAGATAGTCGTGCGATAGCATCTAACATGTTCAACATAACATATCAGTTATTTTTGAACGAGATATATTACTTTAGTTCTATGGAGTTATTGAGTTACACTCAGACAAAGAGATATCTTGAGGATATAGATTTTATATTACACCCAGATAAACAGATAAGATTTAACAGAAGACAGAATAGATTATACATCGATAGTGATTATAGTAGTATGAAAAATGATGACTATCTTATCATAGAATGTTATAGGGTATTAGATCCTAATGATTATCCAAAGGTTTACAACGATAGATGGGTTAAAAGATATTTTACTGCAAAATTGAAAAAGCAATGGGGTCAGAATCTTATAAAATTCCAAGGAGTCAAATTACCAGGTGGTGTTGAACTGAATGGTAGACAGATATACGAGGATGGTGTTGCTGAAATACAAGCACTTGAAGATAAGATGACTACAGAATACGAATTACCACCACTAGACTTTATAGGATAATGAAAACATTCAAGCAATTCATGGAAGGCAGTGGATTCGTCAAAAGGGTTGGAGAACCGATTAGCATAGGAGATATGGTAAAAGGTTTGAAAATTATTGACGACACTGAAACCAATCCTCTCAAGAGACAGTTGAGAGGAATCCGTATGGGTAAAAGTAATCCTCTGAAAGGAGTCTAATGGCATTAAACCCGTTCTTTTTACAAGGTAGTCAAGGTGAGCAAAGACTCTTACAGGATCTTGCAAACGAGACTATTGCTATACATGGCATAGAGTTTGTCTATATGCCACGTATCTTTGTGAATACAAAAACTATCTTAAGAGAGGTTACAACATCAAAGTTTGACAGAGCATTTCCAATTGAAGGGTATATAAAATCATACGAAGGATTTGATTCGGGATATAATTTACTAACAAAATTTGGTGTAAGATCAACAGCCAATATGGAAGTGTTGATATCGCAAGAAAGATATAAAGAGTACATCATGCCATTGTTAGATGGAGTGACAGGACTCTCTAAAGATCCTGAGAGACCCTTGGAGGGCGATCTTTTATATTTTCCACTGAGAGATATTTTATTTGAAATTAAGTACGTAGATGACGTTGTAGACTTCTATCAACTTAGAAAGAATTACACCTATCAATTGACACTCGAACCATTCGAGTATGGGGAAGAAGAAATCAATACTGGATTAGATACAGTTGATGATGACTTTAGAACTGCAGGTTATAATGTCACAATGACATTGGTTGCTGCTGGTTCAACTGCTACAGCAATTACCAGTTTAGCATCAGGAAGTATTCATAAGATCGATGTTGTATCTGGTGGTACAGGTTATACAAATGCACCAACTATACAGATAGCTGCACCAGTAGGTACTGGTAGAACCGCAACAGCAGTTGCATTGACAACTTCCTTCGGAACATCAAACTTCAAGACTTTATCAGTAACATCTATCAAGATAACTGATCCAGGTTTTGGTTATACTATGTCTCCAACGGTACAATTCTTAACCGATGATGGAAATGGTTCAGGAGCAGTAGGTTCTGCAGGTATTGCCACAACAGGTAGTGTTGGTATTATAACCCTCACATCTGCTGGATCTCAGTACTCAATGAATCCTCCAGTCACATTCAGCCCTGCACCTACAGGTGGTACAACTGCTATTGGTACAGCGTTTATCAATACAACTACAAAACAAGTTTCAAGAATCGAAGTCAGCAACAGTGGTTTTGGATACACAGTCGCACCAACAATTACAATCGGTGCTGCATCTACAATCGGATCTGGTACATATCATTACGGAGATGTTATTACTGGGCAATCATCTCTCACCACAGCATTCGTTACAGACTGGAATGTTACTACTGGAAAACTCCTTGCACGTAACCTATCTGATAAGTTCTCTGTTGGTGAAACAGTTACTAATACAGCAGGTGCTGCATACGTTCTAAATAATATCAATTATGACGATGACGACGTTGTAAACTCTGGTGATGAGATTCAAACTTTCTCAGATAGTTCAATCTTAGACTTTACAGAGATCAACCCATTTGGTGAAGTATAATGTTAGGTAATTTTTTCTACAATGAAACTATCCGAAAGTCAGTAATAGCATTCGGTACGTTATTCAATAATATTAATATCAAAAAATTTGCTTCTGATGGAAGATCTATCAGCACAGTAAAGGTTCCGATTGCATACGGACCTATGCAAAGATTTTTGGCACGTATTGAACAGCAAGGAAACTTTGATGATAATGTTGCCATAACATTACCTAGAATATCATTTGAGTTGCAATCATATACTTACGATTCATCAAGAAAAGCATCGCCTATACAAAAGTTTTTCTTTGCAACACCAGGTGATAAAAAGAAAGTAAAGAAAATGTTTTTACCTGTGCCATATGACATAGGTTTTAGAATGAGTTTTGCATGTAAGTTGCAAGATGATGCACTACAAATAATTGAACAGATACTACCATTCTTTCAACCATCTTATCAGGTTACTGTTAATATGCTTGAGGGTGCTGATGAGAAAAGAGATATACCATTCACTCTTAGAAATGTATCGTTTGTTGATGAGTATGAAGGAGATTTTTCTACTCGTAGATTTATACAGTATGATCTAGACTTCGTATGTAAGACATATTTTTATCAAGAGGTTCCGACTGATGAGCAGGGTGTAATCAAGAAAGTACAAATCGACTACTCAACTAATATCAGAGCACCTAGAGCACAAAGATATACTGTTACACCTACAGCAACTAAAGATTATAATGATGATACAGCAACAAATATAACTGCAAGTGTGGATAAAACGAAAACTCTTGTCAGAGTCAATTCTGCTGCATCTCTCTCTACTAAGACATATATTGAGATAGATAAGGAAGTAATGTTTATTACAGAGATCGATGGTAATAACATTATCGTCAAGAGAGGACAGTATGGATCTGCGATTACAGAGCACTTTGATGGTGCTGTTGTAAGTCAGGTAGATGCTGTTGACTCAGGTCTTATTGAAGTCGGTGATGATTTTGGATTCAGTGAAACCAGATCGTTCTTCGGTGAAGATGGTCAAACCTTCAGTCCTCAACAAGGACAGGATGTAGAGAATAACTAATGGAAAACTATGACGCTATTGACAAAGCACTAGAAGTCAAAGCAGAAATTACAGAACGCATCAAACCTAAAAAGAAGGTTGTGCAAGTTAGTGGGGATGCACCACAACAAGACTATGAGTATAGTCGTGCACAGTTATATAATCTTGTAGAGAAAGGACAGGAGGCAGTGAACGGTATTCTTGATGTATGTCAGGACTCACAGCATCCAAGAGCATATGAAGTTGCAGGTCAATTAATAAAGCATGTTGGAGATGTCACTGATAAGATAGTAGATCTACAGAAAAAAATGAAGGCATTAGAAGAAGATCAAGGTCCTAAAAATGTAACCAACAATACCATGTTTGTGGGTAGCACATCAGATCTTCAAAAGATGCTCAAGAAAGGTATACTAGATAATAAAGAATAAAAATAATGAATGATCTTATTTGATGGATGTTCTTGGACTTATGGTGACGAACTTGATAATCCTGAGAAAGATAGATTTTCTACATTGATAGGTAAAGACCATATCAATTTGGGTAAAAATGGTAAATCAAATGATAGTATTTTACGTACGACATTAGATCATTGTGAGAATAATAAGGTTGATTTAGCAGTAATACAATTTACAAAACCATCAAGAACAGAGATACGTCAGTCATCACGAGATGCTTATGATTACCTTAGTATAGGTAACGTATTAAAAAATGGTTATACAAAGCAATTGTCAAAAATATATTATGAGCATCTACATAATGATAATTTACATGTGGCAAATTTTCATAAAAATAAATTTTTACTTGAAAATTATTTCAAATCAAAAAATATAAAATATTATTTTGTGACAATCAAAAGAGAAGTCATGAAAATAGAATCATCATGGTATCGCAACATGGATAAGAAACCACTCACATGCTTGACTGATTTAATTGGCACAAGAATAAAAAACCCAGAAAACTATTGTCAAGGAAAATACAAAAAAAGTGATACGAGATCTGGTGGTCATCCAAATAAACAAGGACATAAAATAATCGCAGATCACATCTCACTAAATATAGGTAAGGAATCATAGTGACATGGACAGACTAGACTCAGCATTAAAGAGGATAAAGAAGAAAAAAGAGATGAAAGAAGGTGCTCTTGCTGTTGTTGGAAAGGCAGCGATGGCAGTAGCAAAAGGTGCTGGTAAGGTTGTAAAAGCAGGTAGCAAGGTTGCAAAGTCTGGTTCAAAAGTTGTCAACCCTAAAGTCATGGGTGGTGAGGTAAAGAAATCTGCACAGGTAGCAAAGAAAGTAAAACCAAAATCAGGTCCTACTATTGACGTAAAGGCAACAGAAGTTGGTGGAGATATTGCTAAATCTAAAAAGTCTACAATGACTTCTAAGTCAAGCACACCAAGTGTAAAGTATCCTAAAAAATCTAAGGGTGATGAGATAACAAATAAGGGTAAGAGTCAAGTTGACCCACAGAAAAATCCAGAAGCAGATAAACCAAAAGATGAACCTAAGAAAGACGTACCTAAAGAAAAGAAGAAAGGAAAAAATCGCATAAAAGATGGTATCGAAGCAATTGATAAGGCATATGGAAAAACATCATTCAGTGTCAAAGAACAGAAAACATTTACAGACTTTATTTTATCCATACCTTTACAAGAGTAACTAATGCCTACAAGTGACATCTATCTTGGTAATCCGAATCTAAAAAAGGCAAACACAACTCAAGAATTTACTGAAGAACATATTGTAGAGTTCTTGAAATGTAAGAGTGACCCAGTATATTTTACTGAGAAACATATAAAAATTGTAAACGTGGACGAGGGATTGGTATCCTTTGACATGTACAAGTATCAGAAGAAGTTAATCAAGAATTTCCATAAACACAGATTCAACATTTGTAAAATGCCACGTCAGACTGGTAAGTCAACGACAGTGGTATCATATCTTTTGCACTATGCAATATTCAATGATAATGTCAACATCGGTATCCTCGCAAACAAGGCAGCAACTGCTAGAGATTTGCTCGGAAGATTACAGATGGCATATGAGAACTTGCCGAGGTGGATGCAACAGGGAATTGTTGCATGGAACAAGGGTTCATTAGAACTAGAGAACGGTTCTAAAATTATTGCTGCTTCTACATCAGCATCAGCAGTTCGAGGTATGTCATTCAACATTATCTTCCTTGATGAATTTGCTTTCGTGCAGAACCATCTGGCAGATGATTTCTTTGCGTCTGTATATCCCACTATATCTTCTGGTAAATCGACCAAGGTCATAATAGTATCTACACCACATGGTATGAATCACTTCTATAGAATGTGGCACGATGCTGAAAGAGGAAACAACGAATATGTCGCAACTGAAGTTCACTGGTCTGAAGTGCCAGGTAGAGATGCTAAGTGGAAAGAACAAACAATAAGAAACACAAGTAAACAACAGTTTGCTATTGAGTTCGAGTGTGAATTTTTAGGATCTGTTGATACATTAATCAGTGCAGCAAAATTAAAGGCACTGGTGTATGAGACACCTGTAGAACAAAATGGTAAATTATCAGTATACGAAAGACCATTCAAGGGTAGAGATTATATTGTTACTGTTGACGTAGCACGAGGTGTAGGAAAAGATTACAGTGCTTTTATAGTAGCTGACATTACAGAGTTTCCTTATAGAGTCGTTGCTACCTATAGAGACAATCAAGTCAAACCCATGCTTTTTCCCTCTATCATTCAAGATGTAGGTAAAGCGTACAACGATGCTTATGTACTATGTGAGGTAAATGATATTGGTGATCAGGTTGCTTCTATATTATTCTATGACTTAGAGTATGAAAACTTACTCATGGTTGCAATGAGAGGACGTGCTGGTCAGATTGTAGGATCAGGATTCTCTGGTGTAAAAACACAGTTGGGTGTCAAGATGAGCACAACAACCAAGAAGATAGGTTGTTCAAACCTGAAGACCTTGATAGAAGAGGACAAACTGACGTTCTGTGATTATAATATCATAAGTGAACTTACTACGTTTATTTCTAAGAAACAATCATTTGAGGCTGAAGATGGATGTAACGATGACCTTGCTATGTGTCTGGTTATATTCTCGTGGTTAGTTGCACAAGACTATTTTAAAGAGATGACTGATTCTGATGTGAGAAAGAGAATATATGAAGAACAAAAGAATGCTATAGAACAAGACATGGCACCATTTGGTTTTGTGCTTGATGGACTTGAGGATGACGAGGTGGTAGATGCCGAAGGTGACAGATGGAAGAAGGCAGATGAGTATGGAGATAGATCCTACATGTGGGAATATAATGGATGATTACACCTAAGTGTTTAGATAAGTGGGGGTTCTTGGGGTGGAGTGCTACTGGGTACTTACTGCCATGCTGTTGGATGGATCATGAAAATATGGATCTCATACCAGAACTTGTTCAGGAAAAATTCAAGGTAGAGAATATAGATTCAATTAATGATATAATACAATCAGAGGAGTGGCAATCTTTTTTTGATACTATAAAAAACAATCCAAAAAATGCTCCTAATGTTTGTCATCATTATTGTGGATCATGTACGGAATCAACTTAGATATATCTAATAGATGCACTAATAAATGTCCTGGTTGTGCTAGAGAAAAATTCAAACATGTACCTGGTTTTGATATTACTCTATCTGACATGGAGAAGATTGCAGACTTTTTTGAAGCAATAACATTTTGTGGTCAGGTGTCAGATCCCACACTACATCCAAAGTTTCATGAGTTGTTAGCAATATGCATAAGGAAGAATAGAAAAGTAGTAGTGCAGACTGCTGTGGCAGTCAAACCAAAAATATGGTGGACAAAATCTTTCATGATGTCTATGGGTAAAAATGTAGAGTGGATATTTGCTATTGATGGTCTGCCACAGGATAGTAACAAGTACAGAGTAAATCAAGATGGAAAAAAATTATACGATATTATGTTGAGGTGTGCTTCTTTTGGTGTCAAGACACAGTGGCAATACATTGTGTTCAATTATAATGAAAAGGATGTTGATCATTGTAAGCGTATTGCTAAAGAGCACGGTATAAAATTTTTACAGATAACATCGGGTAGGTGGGGAACCGAGGTTTTGAAATCTTTACAACCTTCTAAAAACTATTCAGATATAAGTGGAGTTTCCGTTAGAAACTATACATAAATACTGGTTTTTCTAAATAGTTTCAGTCAAAAGTTATGGTACTGTAGGGAGTTAGGATGGCACTTCGATTAGCATCTCCAGGTATTTCAGTAAGAGAAGTTGATTTAACCCGTGGGGCTGTGGATTTCAGTCTAAACGTCGTTGCGGGTTTAGCTGCTCCTTTTAAAAGAGGACCTGTCAATGAAATTACTAGAATAAACAACGAGAAAGAATTAATAGATGTATTCGGCACACCTGGTGTCGGAACAACTGATAGGCATTACGAGTGCTGGTATTCTGCAGCAAATTTTCTTTCATACGGTGGAAAATTAGACGTAGTAAGATCAGCAGGTGGAGATCTAAACAATGCAAACGCTGGTGTGAACACCTCTGCATTGGGTGGTATCTACGGTAGTTCACTTAAAGTTGAGAACTACGATGATTGGAACAACAACAAACAAGACGACACAACTTGGTATTTCGCAGGTAAATATCCTGGCGACTACAATAACGGAGTCAAGGTAGCGATCATTGACAACTTCGCTGACCAGACAGTCACACCAACATTTACAGGTGGTGACATTTCTGATGTTGTTGTTGGAGCAGGTATTACTCAAGCATTGACTGGAGTCACAGTCGGTGTTGGTACTACTGCTGCTGCAAGCGGAATTCTAAAAGGAATTGTTGCTGGTAAGTCTGGAACTACAGTTGATGTCAAGGTTGTAAGTACAGTTATTGGTGGTACAGAGACCTTGGTTGACTATCAATCAAACTCACAGTTCGAGTTCAAAGACGGAACTGGTATTTACTTTACTAACGCTTCAGGAACAAACGTTGCTTCATCAGCAGGTGGATCTCCTTCACATGTAGTGGTTGATTGGTACGATCAGCAGAACATTCTTACAAGTGTGGCAGATGGTGGAACAGACCTAACCACAGTAAAATGGAGAGCAGTACTCAACAAGCCGAAAGACAGTAATTTTACAAGATCTAGAAACGGTAGAAACGACGCAGTAAACGTTGTGGTTGTAGATGTTGATGGTAAACTCACAGAGGAACCAGGATCTATCGTAGAGAAGTTTGGAAATCTATCCAAAGCATCTGATGCTCAAGGAATAGGTGGAGCACCAATCTACTATAAGAACTTCCTTGCATCCAACTCAGAGTACATCTGGTCTGGACAACATGTAACTGCTGCAGACGATGCACATCATGGTACAGTCGTTACAGCATCAGGTTATTCTTCTGGATTCACAGCAGTTACAGACGCAGCTGGTTCATGGGGACAAGAAGCAAGAAACAATAAGTTCTCCTCAATAGGTAATGCAGGTTATAAGTTAGAATCAGGCAGAGACTACACTGGAATTGGTCTTTACAATCCTCCACTAGGAGATATTCTAAATGCATATGATAAGTTCAATGATGACGTAAACAGCGACATCAGATTCTTATTACAAGGTAGTGCACACGGAAGTCAAGCAGAAGAACAGGCGAAAGCAAACAAATTGATTTCGATCTGTGAGTTGAGAAAAGATTGTATTACATTCATCTCACCAAACAGAGCGTCAACAGTCAACGTTGCTGACCCTGCAGATCAACTCAAAAATGTATTAGGTTTCTTTGGTCCTGTCACAGCATCATCTTATGCAATATTCGATACTGGTTACCAGTACGTTTACGATAGGTTCAATAAGAAGTTTGTTTACATCCCAATATCAGCAGACATAGCAGGTCTATGTGTAAGAACAGATAGAGATCAGTTCCCTTGGTTCTCACCAGCAGGTTTGGTAAGAGGTGGACTAAACTTCACAGTCAAGTTGGCATTCAATCCTGGCCAAGATGCGAGAGATCAGTTGTATTCACAAAGAATCAACCCAGTTATCTCAAGACCTGGCGACGGTGTAATTCTATTCGGTGACAAGACTGCAATGGCAGTTGAGAGTGCATTCGATAGAATCAACGTTAGAAGATTGTTTATCACACTTGAGAAATCAATAGAGAACGCTGCTAAGTCAGTGCTCTTTGAACTCAACGATGCTGGAACTAGACAAAACTTTGTCAATATCGTTGAACCATTCTTACGTGACGTACAAGCAAAGAGAGGTATTCAAGACTTCTTACTTGTTTGTGACGATACAAACAACACACCTGATGTAATAGACCGCAATGAGTTCCTTGCTGACATATTCATCAAACCAGCAAGATCAATTAACTTCATTGGTCTAACATTTGTTGCTACAAGAACTGGAGTTTCCTTCAGTGAAGTTGTAGGAACTGTGTAATAGGAGACCCACACAATTATGGCATTAGACAGAAACATTTTTTCCATACCAAATAATGAGAGGTCAATTGACTCTTTCAAATCAAGGTTGGTACAGGGTGGTGCTCGTCCAAACCTCTTTGAGGTTGAGATGGACTTCCCTTCAGGTGTAGGTATTTTCGATGAAGAGATTGAGAATACAAGACACAGAATGATGATCAAGGGTGCACAGTTACCCGCATCAAACATCGCTGAAGTAGTCGTTCCTTTTAGAGGAAGACAACTCAAGGTGGCAGGTGACAGAAGATTCGACCCATGGACAATTACAGTCATCAACGATGGAGACTTCAAACTTAGAGAAGCATTTGAAAGATGGTCAAACTTCATCATCAAAGTATCCGACGGATCTGGTACAATCAACCCATCTGATTATTTTGCAGACTGGATTGTAAACCAATTAGGTCGTGCATCTACTGACCTCAATACAAGAGGAGAAAATAGTGGTGCTACACTACCAGTGCTCAGAAGATATCAAATGCATGGTTGCTGGCCAAGTCAGGTAAGTCCTGTAGAACTATCATACGATACAGCAGATGTAATCGAAGAATTCCAAGTTACCCTCCAAGTCCAGTGGTGGGAAGCATATGATGGCAATTCTAACGATTCTGTAGTATAATAAATAGGTCAACACAGTAAAATATAATTATGGCAAAACTTTTTGGGTTTGGGCTACCCGAACCCAACAAAGAGAATAAGAATATTGTCAGTCCTGTTCCTCAGAATAATGAGGACGGGGCTGATTATTTTCTGTCCAGTGGTTTTTATGGTCAGTATGTAGATATAGAAGGAGTATTCCGTACAGAGTTTGATGTAATAAAAAGATATCGTGATATGTCACTTCATCCAGAGTGTGACACAGCGATTGAGCATGTTGTAAATGAGGCGATTGTATCTGACAGTAATGATAGTCCTGTAGAAATCAATCTTGATAATCTTCCTGTTAGTGAAAACATGAGAAAGGTTATAAGAGAAGAGTTTAAGGGAGTCAAGGACTTATTGCAGTTCGATAAAAAAGCACATGAGATATTCAGAAACTGGTATGTAGATGGTAGATTATATTATCATAAGGTAATTGACGTACAAAAACCAGACGAAGGTATACAGGAAGTAAGATATATTGACTCTCTCAAACTCAAGTTGATGAGAGTACAGAAGAAAGATAGAGGACCTAAAGGCACACAAGGCATACCTGTTTTACCATACGCAGGTGAGACAACTGCTGTCAGAGATGCTGAAGTAAAAGAATTCTACACATACTATCCTCAAGGTATGGCACAGAAGTATGGTTCAGTTGCAGGTAAAGGTATAAAAATAGCAAAAGATTCTATAACTCATGTACATTCTGGATTAGTAGATAGGAATAAAAAACTTACTCTCTCTTATCTTCACAAGGCAATCAAAGGACTTAATCAGTTACGTATGATTGAGGACTCTCTTGTTATCTACAGATTATCGAGAGCACCAGAAAGAAGAATATTTTATATTGACGTTGGTAATCTACCAAAGGTAAAGGCAGAGCAATACCTTCGTGATGTAATGTCTCGCTATAGAAACAAGTTAGTATATGATGCTAACACTGGTGAGATCAAGGATGACAAGAAGTTCATGTCTATGCTTGAAGATTTCTGGTTACCTAGAAGAGAGGGTGGAAGAGGAACTGAGATTACTACACTGCCTGGTGGACAGAACTTAGGTGAACTGACTGATATTGATTACTTCCAGAAGAAATTATATCGTTCACTAAACGTACCTGAGTCACGTATTGGTGCTAATGATGGATTCAATCTAGGTAGATCATCAGAGATACTAAGAGACGAACTTATGTTCAGTAAGTTTGTTGGTAGACTGAGAAAGAGATTCAGTGGTTTATTCATTGATCTACTCAAGACTCAACTTATACTCAAGAACATTGTCACTCCCGAAGATTTCGAGAAGATGGCAGAGCACATACAGTTTGATTATAAGTATGATAATCATTTTGCAGAACTCAAAGATCATGAGTTGATGACTGAAAGATTGAACATCATGGTTGCAATCGAACCTTACATCGGCACATACTATTCTAGAGATTACGTCAAGCGTAAAGTCTTACGTCAGACAGATGAAGAGATAGAAGAAATGACACAAGAGATGGAGGAAGAAAATGCATCAGGAATTGGAGTCCCATTAGATACGCAGAACCAAATGGTTCAAGGTAGAATCGACGCTGATATAGAAGCAGCCAAAGCATTAGGTAAGACTCCAAAAGAACCAGATGTGGCAAATGCCAAAGGAGAAGGGGCAACTGAAGCACCAGGAATAGATATCAAGAAGGCGAAGATATAAATAACACTAAGTGTTTATTTAAAATTATTTTATGGAACCGTCTGAAATTGTAGACCTTGTAGGTACAGATGCACCTTCATCGGAAGTATCTGATGCTATCAAGCAAGCACTCCTTGTTAAATCGGCAGCGAGAGTTGATGCCCTGACACCTGATGTTGCGGCTGGATTATTTGGTGACCAACCAGAAGAACCAGAAGTAGAAGCAGAGGAACCAGTGGCACAGGCAGAAACAGAAGTGGACGCTTCAATAGATCAAGAAACTGAACAGGAAGAAGAATGAGTGCATCACAACCACTTAAATTAGTAACAGATATTGGAACGGTAAGTAGTGCAAACGCAACTTCTGCTGTAACGTCTGCTCAAACTGTGAAGACAGGTGTACTTTACGTTGTTTGTTCAGATGCGAAAGCAGCAGGTGATATTGCAGTTTGCAATACCGCTAACCAAGCAGGTGTTGGATCATTTCATGTAGCGAAAGGGGATTCATTCCTATATCGTTACGGACATCCAGCAAACGCACCAGTATCAGCTATAAGTAAAGCAGCATCTGCAGTTATTACTGTTGACCATACAGATACAAAGATTAGAGTAGGAGACTTCGTAACTCTCTCTGGATCTGCAGTTGGTACATACAATAGTACAATCGCACATGTAGAAGTTACAGCAAAGTCAGATCCTCAAAGGAACAATGACTATAAGACAACTCTTACAGTCAATGCTGACACATCATCACTAGCAGATTTTACAGGAGCAGCAGTGCTATCTAAATCTGTGATATTCAGATTAGCACCTGAGACAGCATCAGGATGCACATTACATCTAAAGGAGGTAGGGATAGGATGAAGTTAATTTCTGAAGAAATTGAATCAGTAGATATTCTTACTGAAGAAAAAGATGGCAAGAAGACCCTTTATATTCAAGGTCCTTTCTTACAGGCAGAGGTAGTGAACCGCAACAAACGTTGCTATCCTATCAATACCATGATGAATGAGGTCAAGAGATATAATGAGGCATTTGTATCTAAAGGACGTGCACTAGGAGAACTAGGACATCCAGACGGACCACAGATAAATCTTGACAGAGTATCTCACAAGATTGTCGCTCTTACACAGGAAGGTAATAACTTTATAGGTAAGGCACAAATCTTGAGCACACCGATGGGAAAAATTGCTGAATCTCTCTTAGCAGATGGAGTAAAACTTGGTGTATCATCAAGAGGTATGGGATCCATCGTGAACAAAGAAGGTATTTCTTATGTTGGCGAAGATTTTATGCTTGCTACTGCTGCAGACATAGTTGCAGATCCCAGTGCACCAGACGCTTTTGTAGATGGTGTGATGGAAGGTAAAGAGTGGGTATGGGAAGGATCAGTTTTGCGTGAAAAGAAAACTGAGGCGATTAAAAAGGAGATAAATACCCTCGTAGATTCAAGGACACTTCAAGAAAATCGACTAAGATTATTCCAAAAGTTCTTGTCAGATCTATAATTGTCTAAATAATAACAGAAAATTCTAAGGAAAAATACGGAATTAACCAATGGCTGCGAAAAAACAACTACATGAAATGGAGAACCAGGTTACTAAGGGTGCAGCGAAAGCAGACCCAATGCCAAAGGCTCCAAATTATGTACCCGATGCTGGTAGTGCGAGTGTAGAGGACTTAGGAGGTCCAACACCTACCAACAATTCACCAACAGATGACTCCAATAAGTTAAAAACTCCATCAAAAGAGTTTAGTCAAGCAGGTAATCCTGTAACTAAGGGAACTGCTGGTACAGTTCAGTTACCTGGACCTGCTGCTTTGAAGAGCACAGGATATGGTCGTGGTGCTAACGAAGAGACACAGCCAGAAGGTGAGGAAGTAGTTTCCGAAGAACCTATCGTTGCAGAAGTTCAAGAATTAGAACTCAACCTTGACGATGATGTTAAAGCATTATTAGAAGGTGAGGAACTATCTGCAGAATTCAAAGAAAAGACAAAAACAATTTTTGAGGCAGCAATCAAATCAAAAATTGAAGCAGTCAAAAGCAATCTAGAAACTCAGTACGAAGATAAACTAACTGAAGAAGTTAGCAATATTCGTACAGAGTTGACTGAACGTGTTGATTCCTATCTAGAGTACGTTTCAAACGAATGGATCAACGAGAATGCGTTACAAGTCGAAACAGGAATCAGAGGGGAACTCTCTGAATCCTTCATGACAGGTCTCAAAGGACTTTTTGAAGAACATTATGTATCAATCCCTGAAGAGAAATATGATGTACTTGAGGCAATGGTCACTAAACTTGATGAAATGGAGAATAAACTCAACGAACAGATTGACAGCAACGTCGCTCTAACTCAGCGTCTATCTGCATCTGTCTCCGACAACATCCTTGATGAAGTAAGTAATGGACTAGCACTTTCTCAGAAAGAGAAACTTGCTGATCTTGCTAAAGGTGTTGAGTTTGAAAGCGAAGAACAGTACAGGGACAAACTCTCAACGTTGAAGGAAGGTTATTTCACCAAACCTGCAGCGACAGAGAACCCAGAAGTCATTTCTGAAGAAGCACCTGTAGTAGAGACAACTCCAGCAATGGATGCTTACATTCAGGCACTGACTAAGTTCCAATAGATTAACTAAAACCACATCCAATTAAGGAATAACAATCATGTTTAATTCTGGACAACTCCAGAAGAAGTGGGCACCACTTTTAGAAGCAGAAGGAATCGATAAGATTCAGGACACTCATAGAAAAGCGGTTACTGCACAACTTCTAGAAAACCAAGAAAGATTTTTAAGAGAGGAGAGAGCATTCTTATCAGAAGCACCTCCTACAGTAAACACAGACCCATCAGGCACAGGTAATCCAGGTTTCTCTGGTTCTGCTGCTACAGGTGGACCTGTTGCTGGTTTCGACCCAGTTCTAATTTCATTGATCAGAAGATCTATGCCTAACTTGGTGGCATACGACCTTGCTGGTGTACAACCAATGAACGGACCTACTGGTCTTATCTTTGCGATGAGAAGTCGCTTCGATAATCAGAACGGAACAGAAGCATTATTCAACGAACCAGATTCAGCATTCTCTGCTCAGAACTCTGCTGCATCACTCACACAGGGTGACTACACAGGAGCAACTGATGGAGATAGCGACGTTGGTTTCGGTACAACTGCACAAGGCGGTTCAAACCCATCTATCTTGAACGGTGGTGCTAACAATGCATACAGCACAGGACAAGGTTTCAAGACACAGAACTTAGAGACACTCGGAGACGGTGCATCTAACGACTTCCGTGAGATGGCATTCAGCATTGAGAAGATATCTGTGACTGCAAAGTCAAGAGCTCTCAAGGCAGAGTACAGTCTAGAACTAGCACAAGACTTGAAGGCAATTCATGGTCTAGATGCAGAAGCAGAACTTGCTAATATCTTATCTACTGAGATCCTTGCTGAGATCAATAGAGAGATCATTAGAACTATCTACAAGTCTGCTGAAGCTGGTGCACAAACAAACACAGCAAACACTGGTGCGTTTGACCTAGACACAGACTCAAACGGAAGATGGATGGTTGAGAAGTTCAAAGGAATGATCTTCCAACTTGAAAGAGATGCTAACGCAATCGCACAAAGAACTCGTCGTGGAAAGGGTAACATCATCCTATGTTCTGCAGACGTAGCATCAGCACTAACAGCAGCAGGTCAGTTAGATTATACACCTGCACTAAACAGCAACTTGACTGTTGATGACACAGGTAACACATTCGCTGGTACATTAAACGGTAGATACAAAGTTTACATCGATCCTTTCGCTGCTAACTTAGACGCTAACCAGTACTACGTTATGGGTTACAAAGGTACTTCACCTTATGACGCTGGTTTATTCTATTGCCCATATGTTCCTCTACAAATGGTAAGAGCAGTTGGACAAGACACCTTCCAGCCCAAGATTGGCTTCAAGACCAGATATGGTATGGTCGCCAACCCATTTGCTGAAGGTACAACTCAAGGTCTTGGTAGAATCACTGCTAACAGCAATAGATACTACAGAAGAGTAAAGGTACTCAACCTAATGTAAGCGAGTCGCTTATATACTCAGAACCCACCTCTTGCAGGTGGGTTTTTTTTATGCTAAATTATATTGAAAGCAATGTCAGCAATGAAAGATCAAAACAGTATTATAAATCAGGAAACAAAAACAGAAAAATTCAATCGTGCACTGGATTTATACATAGAATCAGTACACAAACCAGATCATACACTTAGAAGTTGTGCACACAATCAACACTGCTTTTATGAACTAATGCAAATTAGGGAAGATGTTCTGGAATACGTCAAAACTAAAAGAAGATGAATGGCAGACTAGACAAGGTTGCTATGACCAGTAAACTCATGCAACTCAAAAGAGAATTACACTACAAGTGTGAGATTGGAGAGAAAGGAGAGTGGGAATGCAGAGGTGCAGACGAATACCTCAATAAAACTTTTGATATACTAGACGAATATTGGCAATAAATAGAAGAAAGTAATTATAATAATGCCTGTACGACAGGGTGTTGGACACCCAATGAAACTGCAACAGGTTTCAAATAGAAATTTTTTATCTATTATTGGATTCAAATTTATCCTCAATAGATGTCCAAAGGTAGATTTCCTTTGCAATTCTGCTAACCTACCTCAGATTACACTAGGTGTAGCGAATCAAGCGAACTACCTAAGAGATATTCCTGTACCAGGTGATAAGTTACAGTATGATGATCTAAGAATTACTTTTATGGTTGATGAAGATATGGAAAACTATCTTCAGTTATATCAGTGGATGACATCACTGGGATTTCCTGAGTCTATCAATCAATATAGTGAGTTATTAAATAACAAAATACAAGTAGATAACCCTAATGATCCCTCAAATGAGAGATCTGATGCTACAATACAAGTATTGAGTAGTAACTTCAACCCAACAGTAAGTATAAAGTTTAGGGATTTATTCCCCTATCAGTTATCTGGTGTTCCTTTTAATGCCACTGCAGATGAGCAGACATACTATACTGCTGAAGCTTCTTTCAAATATACCATATATGATGTGATCGATGTCAATGGAAAGAAAGTCTAATCCTTTATCTATAGAAGGGATACAAGACATGTGGAATGCAGATTCCAAAATGAATCAAGATGAATTGGATAGTGAGTCGCTAAGAATACCACAATTACACGCTAAGTATTACGAGCTATATAATACAATACTTCTCATGCGAAAGCGTGATGAGCAGGTGTATAGTTCTATGCTATTAGATCGTAGACAGTATTACACAGGGAAAGCAACAGCACAAGTATATGCTGAAGAACCCTTTCCTTACAAGGTCAGAGATAAAGATGACCTCAAGTTATATCTTGACTCAGATAAGAAACTGAGTAAGACTAAACTGAAGATTGAATACTACGATACCATGTTAAAGTTCTTGGAAGAGATACTGAGACAGATCACAAATAGAACCTACCAAATAAAGAATGCAATTGAGTGGCGTAGATTCTCATCAGGTTATGGCTGATCTTGTTATAAAGAAGAAGAACGAAGTTTTTCTTCACATAGATTGTGAACCACATATTAGGCATGAATTGTCAGATGAATTTACATTTGACGTGCCTGGTGCAAAGTTCATGCCACAGTACAGAAGTAAGTATTGGGATGGTAAGATAAGATTATATAATTTACAGAAGCAAGAAATATATGTTGGACTCTTAGATAAGGTTACTTCTTTTTGCAAGAGATATAATTACGAGTTTGAATTTGAGAACTCCAAGTACTACGGACTGCCATACGAAGAGACGGAATCAATTTCATATGAGGGGGTAAAGGACTATCTAAAGGCAATCTCGAAGTACAAGGCGAGAGACTATCAGATTGAGGGTGTATTTGATGCATTACAAAAGAATAGAAGACTGATCATATCACCAACAGGATCTGGTAAGTCCTTGATGATCTATGCAATTACACGATACCATGCATCTTATGATAGGTCAACACTAATTGTTGTTCCTACTACGTCTCTTGTAGAACAGATGTATAAGGACTTTATAGATTATGGATGGGATGTCGAGGAGAACTGTCATAGAATCTATGCAGGTAAAGACCTGTTGAGTCAGAAGAATGTTATTATATCAACTTGGCAATCAATTTACAAGTTACCTAAGAAGTGGTTTGAGAGGTTTTCTGTAATAATTGGGGACGAGGCACATCAGTTTAAGTCTAAATCATTAGTAAGTATAATGACAAAACTGTATGACACGAAGTATAGGTACGGATTTACGGGTACACTCGATGGTACTCAAACTCATAAGTGGGTTCTTGAAGGTCTATTCGGACCCTCTTATAAAATCGTGGACACTAAACAATTACAGGAGAAGGGTTTCCTAGCAAAACTCAGTATCAAAGTGCTTCTACTCAAGCATGATCCACAAAAATTTGATGTGTATGAGGATGAAATTCAATACTTGATAGGACACGAAAAGAGAAATAAGTTTATAAGAAACCTAGCACTGGACTTGAAAGGTAATACTTTAATCTTGTTTAGTCGGGTAGCAGCACACGGAGAGGTCTTATATAACCTCATAAATACTAACGAACGTAAAGTTTTCTTTGTTCACGGAGGTGTGGACACAGAGGAGCGAGAAGAAGTTAGGAGAATTACAGAAGAGGAATCCAATGCAATCATAGTTGCTTCATTCGGAACTTTCTCAACTGGGATCAATATCAAAAATCTCCACAACATTATCTTTGCTTCACCTAGTAAGTCTAGAATTAGAACCTTACAGTCCATAGGTAGAGTCTTACGTAAATCTCAAAACAAACTCAAAGCAACTCTTTATGATGTAGCTGATGATTGTAAGAAAGGATCAAGGCAAAACTATACCTTGAACCATCTTATCGAAAGGATCAAATACTACAACGAAGAAAATTTTAGTTATGACATCATCCAAATCACAATCTGAACCTTACGATGAGTTTGTCGCATCCGTCAAACTTGTTACAGGTGAAGAGATACTCACAAAAGTTATAGTTAATAAAGATGCTCAAGAAGAGACTGTAATCATAGATAATCCACTTACCTGTCAAGAGGTTCGCTCCCATGGAGCGAATATCCCTTTGGGATATAAATTTGAACCTTGGATGAAAATGTCTGAGGAAGATGTTTTTATCATTCATATGTCAAGTATTATTACTATGACTGAGATCAAGGATCAACAGGTGCTTGTAACATATCAAGAAGTAATTAAGAAAGGATTCTCACGAGAAAATAATCCTGATGTAACAAGAGAAATGGGATCTATAGGTACTGTAAAAGACTGTAGAGATATGATAGAGAAATTATATAAAGGAGAAGATGCTTCTAAAGATACTCAAAGTTAGTAGCCTAAAACCCCTTTGAACCGCCACACGGTTAGTGTACACCCTTTATAACATGTTGTCAACCCCTTCTTTGACAATCACTTTATAATGTACTATAATAATTACAAAGACATACACATATGGCACGAAAAAGATCAGAACACTATGTCAACAATAAAGAATTTCTTACTGCTATTGTTGCATATAAACTTGATATTTTAGAAGCAGAAAAGTTAGGTAAACCAAAACCAAGAATTACAAACTATCTTGGTGAATGTTTTCTGAAGATTGCTACACATTTATCATACAAACCAAACTTTGTTAACTATATGTTCAAAGACGATATGGTATGTGATGGTATAGAAAACTGTGTACAGTACATAAACAACTTCAATCCTGATAAATCTAAGAACCCTTTTGCATATTTCACTCAGATTATACACTATGCTTTCTTACGTAGGATACAGAAAGAAAAGAAACAATTAGAAATAAAGCAAAAAATTATTGAGAGATCTGGATTTGATGAAGTCATGACTGCAGATCAAGACGGTAAGTCTTCTGAATACAACTCTATCAAAGATGCTATACAGTATAGAAACAACAACAGATGAAACTAACACAAGAACTTATTGACCAGATACAAGAAGCAATGCTTCACACCAACTTGAAAGGTGAGATAAACTGGAAAGATGGTGACGATGTAGAAGTGCAGATTGCAGGTACTTTTGCAAAAGATAAATTTATCGTTCTCAAAAATAAAACTAAAAATCCTGTTGTAAGTGCTCAACCACATCCAAGATTTGATTACGAGAGTAAAACTTTCATAAAAAGCAAAGGCATCCCTGCAGCAGAAGACATAGGATGAAGGTTGCTATTATCACAGACCAACACTTTGGATTCAAGAAAGGATCAAAGTTATACCTAGACTATTTTCAGAAGTTCTATGAAGAATGTTTCTTTCCAAAAATTAAAGAACTGGGTATTACAACCATTCTTGATCTTGGGGACACTTTTGACAACCGTAAAGGTGTTGATTCATATTCTTTGGATTGGGCGAAGAAATATTATTTCGATCCTATTCGCTCTATGTCCATTGATCTGGTTAGTATTGTCGGAAATCATACTGCTTACTACAAAAACACTAACGACATTAATACTAACGATTTGGTACTACGAGAGTACGATAATATTACCTTACTTTCTGAATGCAAGGAACTAGAGATAGGTGGTCTAAACATTCTATTCATACCATGGATCAATCAAGAGAATGAAAAGGAAACATATAAGAAGATAAGGGAGAGTAAGGCAAAGGTTGCCATGGGTCATCTAGAACTCAATGGGTTTGTTGCCACACATGGGCATGTGATGGACGCAGGGGCAGACTTTGAGTGTTATAATAAGTTTCATCATGTGTTCTCTGGACACTACCATACAAGGTCTTCTAACGGTAAGATATACTATCTTGGCAATCCATATGAGATGTTCTGGAATGATGTGAATGACAAAAGAGGATTTCATATCTACGATACAGAGAAACTCACATTAGAATCTGTAAATAATCCATTTCAATTATACAAAGTTATCAACTACGCTGACACTAAAAGACAACTTACTAAGTTTGAAGAGTATCGTAATAAGATTGTGAAGGTGGTAGTAAGACAGAAAAGTGATGAGAAAGAATATAATCTCTTTATGGAGGCACTTTCTAAGTCCAACCCTAACGATATAAAAGTTGTAGAAAGAACCGACCACCTTATCTTTGATGGAGAGATAGTAGAGCAGACAGAAGATACGATGACCCTACTAAACATGTACATAGATGATCTTGAAACAAATCTAAATAAAACTAGAATAAAAGGTCTTGTAAGAGATCTATATCAAGAAGCCTGTGAGGTTGCATAATGCATGTTATCGCTGTAAAAGGAATGAAAGATGAGGGTGCTTACGCTGTCATCAATCCTTATGGTGAGAAAGTTGTGTTTATGTTTAAAGAGAAAGATGATGCGTCACGATATGCTATGCTATTAGAAGAGCAAGGAGATCCAGAGATGGAGGTTATTCCTATTGCTGATCATGTAGCAATTGCTGCTTGCGAAAAATCAGGAACCAAGTATACTGTAATTAGCAAGGATGATATTGTGATCCCTCCTATACCAAAAGATGATTGAATTCAAATCTATTCGTTATAAAAACTTTTTATCATCAGGCAATCAATTTATCAACTTCTCTCTCAATGAGAATAAAGATAGTATCATAGTAGGTCAGAATGGATCGGGTAAGTCTACAATACTCGATGCTCTGACCTTTTCTTTATTCAATAAACCATTTCGTAAGATAAGTAAGAGTCAATTAGTCAATACAACAAATGAAAGAGAAGCAGTAGTAGAGATAGAGTTCAATATTAACACGACTCAGTATAAAATTACTCGTGGCATAAAACCGAATGTGTTTATAATTTATAAAGACGGTAAAAAATTCAATGAAGAAGCATCTGCACTTGATCAACAGAAGTATTTGGAAGGACAAATACTCAAACTCAACTACAAATCTTTCACTCAAATTGTCATTCTTGGCAGTGCTTCTTTCGTTCCTTTTATGCAACTTAGTGCTCCACATCGCAGGGAAGTTATAGAAGACCTGTTAGACATCAAGGTATTCTCTAGTATGTCTGATCTACTGAAAGAGAAGATAAAGTATTCAAAGGATAGAATCAATATATTAGAGTTGAAAAAAGAATCGTTTGGTGATAAGATAGTGATGCAACAGTCATTCATTCGTAAGATAGAGGAGGAAGGTGAAAATGATATCACCAAGAATCAGAAGAAGATCGTCACCTGTGATGAAGATTCTGAAAAGTATCAAGGGATGGTTGATGACCTTATGGCAAAGGTATCTGAAAAGGAGAAAGAGATTGATGGATATTCAAAATCGGTTACTACGATAAAACAACTCAATAAATTTAGAACACAACTGAATACAAAGAGTTCTACATCACAAGAGAATCTAGTATTCTTTCAAGATCATCTAGAGTGTCCTACTTGTACACAGGAGATAGACAAAATATTTCGTGCAACAAAGGTAAAAGAATTAGAGTCTGTCTTATCAAAGTATAAAGACAACCTAGAAGAAATAGAAACTGCCATCAAAGACGAGGAAGTCAGAGAGCAAAAGTTCTTAGAGATACAGAAAGAGATACGAACTATACACACTGAGACATCTAAGTTAAATGTTCGTATATCAAATGCAAATAAACTTAGAAAAGATTTAGAAAAAGAAATACAGGATATAACTGACAGACTTGAGAACAAATCTGCAGAGACTACAAGACTATCGGAATATAAGAGTAGTCTGAAACAGATACTAAAAGACCTAGAAGAGACGAAAGAACATTTTGAGTACCTTCAGCAGTCAAAACTATTACTCAACGATGACGGGGTAAAGAGTGGCATTATAAGAAAGTATCTACCCCTTATCAATCGACAGGTAAATGATTACCTACAGAGAATGGACTTCTATATCAACTTCACACTTGACGAAGAGTTCAACGAAAGAATACAAACACCTGTACATGAGAGATTCTCCTATGCATCTTTCTCTGAAGGTGAGAAAATGAGAATTGACCTTGCACTTTTATTCACTTGGAGAGACATTGCAAGAATGAAAAACAGCATTGTGACTAACCTTTTGATCATGGATGAAGTGTTCGATTCCTCACTTGATGGGTTCGGCACGGATGACTTCTTGAAGATTGTACGGTTCGTGTTGAAGGATGCTAATGTCTTTATTATCAGTCATAAGAACGGTTTATACGATAAATTCCACAATTGTATAGAATTTTACAAAGAAAAAGGTTTCAGTAGATTAAGGTCTTGACACAAACCTTTAGATAATCTATAATAAATACCATCATACAAAGGACTCGAAAGATCGTAACCCTATGTGTATGTACAGACTCCCATGTCGGGGAGTCTTTCATCCGCAAGGGTTTTTTTAGTACCCATGCGAGATAATAATACAAAAATGATTAAATCAACAATCGCTGCACTAGCAGCAACACCTCTACTATTCTCTGGAGCAGCTTTTGCTGGACCTTACGTCAATGTAGAAGCAAGTGGTTCATATCCAGATGGTTCATATTCATCAGGTACATGGGAATTCCAACTTGGATACGAAGGTACAACTCCTAATGGAATTGACTGGTATGTATCTGGTGGTCCTACAACTACTCACACTGAGTCTGCTGACAAGTTCGGTGACACTGAACTAATCGGTTACCTTGGTGGTGGAAAGGCAATCAACGAGAAGGTTGGAGTATACGGAGAGATCTCTGGTGCTACTAACGTTGATGACGTAGACTGGTCTGGAAAGGCAGGTGTAAAGTATACATTCTAAGATAGTATGCTATACTGAGGGGGTCTAACGACCCCCTTTTTTTATGCATAAACTTATAGTACCAATGTTATTAGGTTGTATCGTAATGATAGAAGGTGTACATATGACTGCACATGTGATGAAGAATGATGTGCATGGGTGGGTCACACAGTATTGTAATAAATAGAAACACTTCTTTACATACGTATGTCAGAAATACAACACATGATGGTTATGGTGATGATGATAATATTCTTGACCACAGTTCCAGCAAGCATCGTTATTTCCTTATATATCAAGGTTATAGAAAGGATTGATAAGAAAAGTTTATAATATTCATAAGCGTAACTAATGTAATAATACTTTACAAAGTTTTATATTTCCTATATAATTATGTAACAAAAGTTCATATTATTCAAATGACCGTAACTAATGAATCAGGCGGAAGACAAAACGCTTTTCCAAATGAAACAAGACCTTATATCGATGAGTCTGCATCTTACGATGGATACCCACAGAACGCTGAGAAAGTCAATGGTCGTTGGGCGATGATTGGATTTGTAGCACTGATAGGTGCTTACGCAACAACAGGACAAATCATTCCAGGTATTTTCTAATGAAGAACTACTGGAAGAATGCAGAACTAATCAATGGTCGTTTAGCGATGATGGGATTAGTAATCGGCACAATCAATTATGGTCTATTCGGATGGATAGCACCAGGTTTCTTCTAAAATGAAGATCATTTCACAATTCACAATCAACAAAAGGTACAAACTCATGACACCAGAAGCAGAAAGATTTAACGGATGGATGGCAATGCTAGGATTCGTAGCAGCAGTAGGTTCATACGCAACAACAGGAAACATTATACCAGGTATATTCTAATGTCAAACAAAACAGAAACAAGAACAATTGAAAAGGAAAAGTTCTTTGCAGAGAAACTTAATGGTAGATTTGCAATGCTTGGCATAATCGCAGGTTTAGGTGCTTACCTAACAACAGGACAAATCATTCCAGGTTTTGTCTAATGAACAACAAAGATATCTTCGAGAGAGCAATCGGTAGACCAGCAATGTTTGCATTCGTTCTATTCGGTGGCATCTACTTAGCAACAGGTCAACTTATACCAGGTATTGTATAATGAAATCCATTTTAAAACCAGTACCATTGAAAGTTGTACCATACATTTTTATGATTGCAGTAATTGCAAGCACATCTACTAACGTATTTGTATGATCGCTGAAGCAACAAACGTCTCACCCTTTATGGCAATACTCTGGTGTTTCTATCCAGTAGCATTCCTTGTAGGATTGGAGTTGTTTTTGAGAGCATCAGATGATGACGATGATGATGAAGGCGGTGGAGTAATGACACCAGTTTACCAAGGAGCATAATGATTTCTAGAATTTTATTCGCATGTGCAGTATCATTTACTGCAGTAAACGGACTACCGTTCGTATTTTCATAAACAAAAGCTGAGGAGCACAAGCACAAATGACTCAATTTTTACTAAAGAACGCAGGCTATATGCCCATCTTTGAATTCGTATTCTTCCTGACTGTGGGAATTTCAGCAGGGTCGGTAGGATTATTAGGATGATAAAAAGAATATTATGTTGGACATTCGCTTTTGCAATACTGTTTGGTATAAGCACCACAGCATATGCATTTGAGAAAGAACCTGTGATATGGGTTCAAGTTCCACAGTGGACAGATGACTGGGCAGTATGTGCAGTAGATATTCCAGACGCAGCATGTCATTGGTATGTTGCAAACGCAGACAATACATTTGGTGAAGGTTTCGATTGGGAAACAGCACCATGGTTTGATGCTAACGGATTAAATGACGTAGCACCAATTCAAAAACAGACAGTAGCACAGAGATTGCAAGATGTAGGATAGTATGTTATCATGATGATAAGGTAACTTTATCATGAAACTTCGTCCACCTATGGAATTATCAGAAAAGACGTTGAAGATTCTTCAGAACTTCACGACTATCAATCAGTCTTTGGCATTCAAAGAAGGTAGAAAAATAAGAACAATATCTGTCATGAAAAATGTTTTGGCAGAAGCAGAGATAGATGAATATATCCCGAAAGATTTTGCAATCTATGATCTACCACAGTTTCTCAATACACTTGCGTTGTATAGAGATCCAGATATTGATGTGTCTAGCAATCCAAATTTTGCTCACATCAAATCAGGTACATCTCAAAGATCAAAATACTTTTTCTCAGACCCTAGTGTAATTGTTGCACCACCTGAGAAAGAGATGCTCCTTCCTAGCGAAGATGTATCTTTCAATCTACAGGATGATCAACTTGCTAAAGCATTGAAGTCAGCATCTATACTATCACTTCCAGATTTATCTGTTGTAGGTGGTGAAGGAGTTGTCAAGATGGTTGTAAGTGATCGTAAGAACGATACCTCCAATGAGTTTGCTATTGTTGTTGGTAATACTGATAAGGAATTCTCATTCAACTTCAAGATAGAGAACATGAAACTAATACCTGGTTCATATTCTGTTGCTATCTCTTGCAAAAATCTTGCAAGGTTCTATAATACAAATTATAAACTAACCTACTTCATTGCGTTAGAACCTGATTCTGTTTATTCATGAACATCTTTGTAACCGATCCCGATCCTGTCAAGTCAGCACAATGCTTACCTGATAAGCACATAGTAAAAATGCCTCTAGAAACATGTCAAATGCTTTCTATTGTTGCATCAGATAAGTGGGGTCATGGGTTTGGTTCATTACCTAAACTTGATGGCACACCATACAAAACAGAGAAGGGTGCATTTCGTAATCACCCTTGTACAGTCTGGGCACAAGATAATTACACATGGTTGATACTTCATGGTCTTGCATTATGTACTGAATACACCCATAGATATGGTAAGAGACATAGTTGCCAGTCAACTATTGCACATTGTACACAAATATTTCCACTACAAGACACTGATCCTGTAGAATTTACACGAGCAATGCCAGATGAGTTTAAACATGACACAAGCATTGACACTTTTACTGCTTACAAGAATTACATTAGCAGCAAACCTTGGGTTGCATCTAATTATCTACGTGACCCATCCAGACAACCAAATTGGGTATAAGTTATGAACCATTACGGACTTGAAGTTACATTCTGGGTAGTGTTTTCACTATCAATACTTTATCTTTACGAGGAGAGTAAGAAGGCATGAGTGAAGAAGAACCAAAGAAAAGAATTCGTATCAATCATAATGAGATTGCTAAGATAGCGAAGCAGTATAAAAAAATCAAGAAGTATCAAAAATCAAATCTTTTTCAAATTAAAAAACTAGATGATACGTAAAAGAACTTTACTTGCACCAACAACAATTTACGAGGTTGATCTCAACCTTGATAATGATCAACTCATAAAAGATATACAATACCATAGAAATAATTTTCCAGAGGGTGAAGTATCAAATGTGAAAGCATGGAGAAGTTCTTATAAAACACATAAACAAACTAAATTATTTGACAAATATATTGATAAAATTTTGGGTGGAGTAGAACAAGCAAGAATATTTGATCCTGAGACTTTTAGTAGACTTCAAGTATGCACATACGAAGTTCAAGATTTTTGGGCACTCATGTATGAAGAGGGTGATTTTACTATAGATCATTCACATTTTCCATTTACTTGGGCACTGATATATTATGCATATGCAGATGAGGATTCTTCTCCAATACAATTTAAGTCGTTGCGAATCAAACCCAAGTCTGGTATGCTACTAATATGGCCAGGTTCTTTATACCATTCTGTCCCACATACAAAAGGTAAAAGAATCGGAGTGTCTGCAAACTTAATGGTACAAAATTTTGCCAAGTGATTTTATATGGGTTGAAAAATATAGACCCAAGACAATTGATGAGTGTATTCTCCCTGATAGTATCAAGAAAACCTTTACGGAGTTTCTAAATAAGGGGGAAATACCGAACCTACTTTTAGCAGGTCCACCAGGTATTGGTAAAACTACAGTAGCAAAAGCACTGTGCAATCAACTGGGAGTAGACTGCTATGTTATCAACGGATCAGACGAAGGAAGATTTCTCGACACAGTTAGAAACCAAGCTAAAAACTTTGCCTCCACTGTTTCCCTTGTCGGAGGGGGGAAGCATAAGGTTATCATCATTGACGAAGCAGATAATACCACACATGATGTCCAGTTACTTCTTAGGGCAAACATCGAAGCGTTCTATAACAACTGCAGATTTATATTTACATGCAACTACAAGAACAAAATTATAGAACCCCTTCATTCTAGATGTTCAGTTATAGACTTTACTATTACAAATAATGCCAAACCTCAGATCGCAGCATCTTTTTTCAAAAGGATTAACACCATCCTCGAAAAAGAAGGAGTCAAAGCAGACAACAGAGTTATCGCTGAACTCATCAATAGACACTTCCCTGACTGGAGAAGAGTCCTCAATGAACTCCAACGATATTCTGCATCTGGTTCTGTAGATGTTTCTATACTTGCTGACTTCTCTACTGTAAAAGTACTAGAACTTATCAAGTTTTTAAAACATAAAGAGTTTCAAAATGTTAGGAAATGGATAGTTCAGAACCTAGATAACGATCCAAGTGCTATACTTAGGAATGTATACGACTCTATGTACGAGTCACTTCAACCCAAGTCAATTCCAGAAGCAGTCTTGATTATTGCCAAATACCAATATCAATCTGCTTTTGTTGCTGACCATGAGATAAATCTATTAGCAGCACTAACTGAAATTATGTGCTCATGCGAATTCAAATGATTTTTATTGCCTGTCCACCAGTATATACTTTACCTGGTACGTGGGATGATCCTGACAAGATCGCTAGGTGCACTGACACTCTAGTACCACATCTTACTTTAGATCCAAACATTACATTTGGTATATCTATTCTTGCTATAACTGTATTACTTACAGGATATGGTGTGTACAAAGGATTCTTTGCTAATAAGAATCTAACAGACCCATGGGATGATCATGACGATTAATACACAAGGAATGTCCTACGGGGATGGTGAGAGTGGTAGAACTATCGAAGAGCAACGTGCTGCCATACCACCTTTAGAGGGGAACAAAATAAACCTTCTATCTGATGCACTCAAGGTAGAGTTGAAAGAACTTATCAATGAAGTATTAGATCAAAGAGAACTAGAAAAACAGTACGCTGGTCCTTATGATTTTCCAGAATTAGATGGGATCAATCTTGAAATGGCAGAGGTAGACGATCAACGTGCTCATCACTTTATTTCGGATATGGAAATATGAAATGCTTAGTAACAGGGGGAGCAGGTTTTATAGGTTCCCACATAGTAGGTAAACTACTAGAAAATAATCATCATGTTGTTGTGATAGACAATGAGTCTTCAGAAGCAAATGATGCGTTCAATTGGTACGAAGACGATGCTGAGAATCATGTTGTTGACATACGTGATTTTGATGCTTGTCGCCCTTTGTTTGAGGGTGTTGATTACGTATTCCATCTAGCAGCACATAGCAGAATACAACTCGCTATGCAAAGACCAAGAGATTGTATAGAGACAAACTATTTTGGCACATATAATATGCTAGAGTGTGCAAGACAAGCAGGTGTGAGTAGGTTTGTAAACTCATCCACATCATCCTCCTATGGTTTATTGAATAAACCACCACTACAGGAGGACATGAAAACTGATTGTCTCAATCCATACTCTGCAAGTAAAGTAGGAGCAGAAACCTTATGCGAGATGTATTACAGATTGCATGGACTGAGAACTATAACCTTGAGGTACTTCAATGTTTACGGTCCTCGTCAACCTCTAAGAGGGATCTATGCACCAGTCATAGGACTCTTCGAGGAGCAGAAAAAACGTGGGGAACCTCTTACCATAGTGGGAGATGGTGAACAGCGTAGAGATTTTACTCATGTTTCTGATGTAGTAAATGCTAATATATGTGCTATGATGACAAACTACTCTGGCATCACAGTAAATATTGGATCAGGTAAGAATTATTCTGTCAACGAAGTTGCAGCATTTATATCTGATGATACAATAAAGATACCTGAAAGACCAGGTGAAGCAAGGGAAACTCTTGCTGATAACTCTAGAGCACAGAAGTTGCTCAGTTGGACACCCCAAACATCTTTGGAGGAATACTTTGATCCCCACTCCAATCTTTGAATTACTCATACTGATCATATTGGTCGTATGGTTGAACGTTTTATTATCACAACTAGGATTTTATGATGAATCAAAAAACTCTAAAAACTCCGCTAAGATATCCAGGCGGAAAAAGCAGAGCAATAACAAAGATTAGTCAATTTTTTCCTGACTTGACTGATTTCAAAGAGTTTAGAGAACCTTTCCTTGGTGGAGGTTCTGTTGCTCTTTGGGTCACCAAGCAATATCCACACCTAGAAATTTGGGTCAACGATTTATACGAACCACTTGCTAACTTTTGGTCTATGCTTAGAACCAATAGTGATGAGATGACAGTGAGTCTTGTAAATTATAAGAAAACACATCCAGATCATGATACAGCAAGAGAATTATTTGAAGAAGCGAAACAAACATTAGCAGATAATAAAAAAGATAAACTTAATCAAGCGATTGCTTTTTATATTGTCAACAAATGTAGTTTTTCTGGACTGTCTGAGGCATCTTCCTTTTCAAAACAGGCAAGTGACTCTAATTTTTCTATGAGAGGTATCGAAAAATTACCAGAGTATGCAGAAATTATAAGAAACTGGAGAATAACTAACGTATCATATGAATTATTACTTGGAGGAACAGGATCTTTTGTGTATCTTGACCCACCATATGACATAGGATCTAATCTTTATGGTAAGAAGGGAGGTATGCAGAAGTATTTTCATCATACTAACTTCTCAAAAGCATGCTCTGAAGCAGATCATCACCTTGTAGTCAGTTATAATTCTTCAAACCTAAACACAAGAAGATTTAATGGTTGGAAAGCAGTAGAATACGATCATACATATACAATGAGATCTACTGCAGAGTACACAACTGCACAAAAGAACCGAAAAGAACTTGTCTTAACTAATTTCTAATGAGAGAACAACTAATCAGAGCACTTCTAGCACATGCACAAGGAGATATCCAAAAACATGTAGCAAATGTAGAAGTTTACCTCACTAACCCTGCAGGTATTGGAGAACATTCTGATATTACAGAGGCAATAGAGACTGAATTGAACATCATTGCTAAGTACCAAGATCAAATTGATGTGATAAACAAGTATTTCAAGAAGAAAGATGGATCAGGTGAATGATCTTTATGATGATATGGAGAGACTGAACTCTCTATATGAAGAATTATGTTGGGGACATGATGTTCATCTTGACATGATACCTGATTATGAAAATAATTGTATTATCATAAAACCTCGTGATGCAAAGTAAAGTTGAAGATTGGATAAATGATCTATTGAGTGTGCCTAACCCTGCTTTTGAGGGTATGCCACCATGTCCTTATGCAAAAAAAGCATGGTTGGATGGTAATGTAATAGTAAAGAAGTTTATAAATTATTCTGACTTTGAAAAAGAAATAAAAGATGTAAATGAGAAGGTAATGATATTTTATTTTACATATCCACAACTACCATCGTCAGATATGTTGGAAAGGATAGTTGGGATGTATAAAAGAAGGAGACCTGACCTAATATTTTATGATGAACACCCTGATACAATAGAGGAAGTTGCAGGTGTAGAGATGAATAGTGGTATGTGTGCAATAATTGTTCAAGATCGCAAAGATTTATTAGAAAAGAGAGCAGAATTGAAGAAAACAGGGTATTATAATAACTGGAACCCTGATATGAAGGAAAGGATTTTTGAAAGGTAGATATAAGTATCATGCACCATGGGATAAACTCAAGACTGTTATGCTTGGGACGTTTTATGACGTAGATTTTTTCTCAACAATCAAAAATGATACTATTAGGAGTGGACTTAGTAGGATAGCAGAGGAAACTAACGAAGATTTGGATAATTTTGAGTGTGTGCTCAAGGATTTTGGATGTGAGGTTATAAGACCTAAATTAAATTCAGATGATAGAATAGATAGATACATTGATAATGGGAAAGTAAATTATATAAACCCTTTTAATAGGATAAGGACTGTACCAAGACCTCCTCTACAGGTAAGAGACTGCTCTTTAGTAGTGGATGACAAATTATACATTACTCATGGTGATCACTCTGCAATTTTTCAGTGTCTTGACGAATATAATAAGATAGATCAGGTTATTCTTGATTTTGATCTTGAGAGTTTGAGTGAGGAGGAGAAAGAAAAATTACATCAAACATATTATAAGGTAAGGAGAACAAACTCATGGCCTGATGACATAGAAAATGCAGATATATCAAAATTAGATACCATGACTCAAATGGAAATAGAGTATTTCAAAAAATATTCTAGAGAGTCTATGGTTCATCTTCTAAAGGCACCATGTATGACACTGATTGGTAAAGACATGGTTGTAGAGAGTGCTCTATTTGATTTAAATCGTCTACCATTTGATCTTAGATATAATGTAGTCAATGAAGGTGGGCATAGTGATGGGTGCTTTGCTCCTGTTGTGCCAGGTGCAATCATGACTGTCAGGTCTCCCATACTTTATTCTAAAACATTTCCTAAATGGGACGTGTTACACCTACCTGGTCATGCAAAAACAAGTAAAATTACAAGTGATATACACAAGTGGAAGAAAAAGATAGGTGGAAGGTGGTATGTTGACGGTGATATAAATGAGGAGTTTGTAGATTTTACAAACACTTATCTATCAGAACTAACAGGGTTTACAATCGAAACAATTTTTGATGTTAATGCTTTGATGCTAGACAGGCATCACATATGTGTTTCAAATCTAATACCAGAGGCAGAAGAGTTTTTTAAGAAGCATAATGTGGAACCAATCGTTGTTCCTTTTAGACATAGACATTTTCATGATGGAGGATTACATTGTGTGACACTTGATTTGTATCGTGAAGGTGACAAGGTTGACTATTTCCCTGAGAAAAGTGATACAATGGTGGTAGATGGTAGTTCTAGGTTTGCAAAAATGATTGGTAAAAATAGATCTAGGCAAAGAGGATTTACATGGAACTAAAAGACTGGTTGAACAGTATCAACCATAGTAAGAAGAACCTCATGGACGAAGATCCTGATGTGGAAAAGAAATATCCATCATATATTATTAACAGATGCATGTCTGGACATCTCGATGCAATCATGTATGCAAATGAGATGAATTTATACCATAACCTGAGTTCTAAGTTACAATATGACTTTTTACTAAATATTTTACGATCCAAGAAGAGGTTCTCTCCTTGGGTGAAGAAAGAAGAATTGAAAAATCTTGATTATGTGAAGCGTTACTATGGGTATAGTGATGAGAAAGCGAAACAAGTTCTTCCACTCCTTTCTAAAGAACAACTCACTTTTATACAAGAGAAACTTGAGCGAGGAGGATTGAAATGACCGTGGTTATGGAAGCAGAATACAGTTGGACACCCGATAAAATGGTTGAGGTGCTCCTATCAGAACCAGATGATTTTCTCAAGGTAAGAGAAACTCTCACAAGAATTGGTGTAGCGTCAAGAAAAGAAAAGAAACTCTATCAGTCTTGCCACATACTGCATAAGCAGGGTAAGTATTATATTGTACACTTCAAAGAATTGTTTGCCCTTGATGGTAAGAAAGCAAATCTTAGTGTCAATGATATCCAAAGAAGAAATAGGATAGTTGCATTACTATCTGACTGGGGATTGGTTGGTGTTCTAAAATCTGACACTATAAATGATATCGCTCCACTTAATCAGATCAAAGTTATATCATATAAAGACAAGGGTGACTGGATACTAGAGACTAAGTATAATATTGGTAAGAAGAAAGCACCAGCAGATGCCAGTTAATACTTTTCTACTAATACTGCTTGTTATAGCAGCGTACAGTAATCTTTACTTCACTTATCGTAAGAACCGAATCAGACCTCGTAAGTAATTCTGTATAATTAGTAGTGTCGCCTACGGGGACATTACAATTAGACGCTCAAGGAGGTCACCATGTTTGGAACAGATGGCAGTATTACATTGTCTGTTGGAGATACACACGATTATCTGCAAAAGATAAGACGTAATATGATTGGTTTTGATGAATGGCAGCAGCAATTCGATACACCAATACAAAACTACCCACCTTATAATACTATAAAGGTATCAAACCACGAGTATAGAGTTGAGGTAGCAGCAGCAGGTTTCAGGAAAGAAAACCTGAAAGTCTATACACAAGAAGGACAACTTGTGATAGAGGGCAAGAAGGAAGATGGAGTAGAGCATGAGTACATGCATAGAGGACTAGCACAACGAGCATTCACTCGTGCATGGTCACTACCCGAAGAACTTATTGTCAAGAAAGTAGATTTCAAAGACGGATTACTTCTCATAGACATTGAGAAGGTAATACCAGAGACACAGCAGCGAAAAGATTGGCTCTAAATACATACATGTATTCAAGAGTTTTACGACATATCAAACCTAAAGATCTAAGAGAAACTATATCTCTTAGGTTTACTGACATCCTCAATCCAGTCTTCTGGATTGGGGATTCTCTCAAGCCTGAGGTTAATGAAAAACTCATGCAGTTTGCAGAGGCATTTATTGCTTTTGTTGATATGGATGAGAGAGCGATAGTAGATGTGTTGTTGCTTGGTGGTAATGCAGGGTATAATTACACACAATACTCTGACTTGGATGTGCATATTGTTGTAGATCCTAAGTTTATCCCTGATTGCAACCCCGATTTACTTGATCAATACTACATGGATAAAAAAACACTGTGGGAATTGACTCATAATGTTACAATCTATGGTGTAAAGGCAGAACCTTACATTGAAAGACCAGGTATCACAAGAAAGAAGAGTCAAGGTGTTTGGAGTCTTATGAAGAAACGTTGGATACAAGAACCAACACCTTTTGAGGGTGATGTGGATGAAAAAGAGATAGAGAAGAAGGTAAACAACTTTATAAATCAAATCAACTCACTTATCAAAGCATCTAATGCTGATGGTTTGAAGGATCTAGTAAAGAAACTAAGAGATTCAAGAGGCACATCACTACAGAAATATGGAGAGTATGGGTTTGAGAATATGGTATTCAAAGAGTTACGAAATCAAGGATATATTGACAAAATACGTACAGTTGTGGTAAACTTAAAGTCCAAGAGTCTTTCTTTATGATAAAACTTATAATATTTAAAAAGGATCTAGTTCTTATTGCTAGAGTGGAGGAAGTTGCAGCAGTGGTACCTGGTGAACCTGATTGTAAACTCATAGAACCCTTTGAGTTGAAGGGTGAGTACCTAGAATCATGGCCATCATTCTCTAGTCAACGTGAGTTAATGATGTCATCAGACAGTTTTTTGACTATACTAGATCCAGACAAACGTCACTTAGATAATTATCAAGCGTTGACTGCTAAGAATGTCACAGAAAAACCTTAGAATACTATGGTTATATCCTAATCAACACATGAGAGTTACACCACCAGGTGGTGTAGCAATTATAACTGCATGTTTGAAGAGAGCAGGTTATAGTAACATAGAATTATTTGATGCCACATGGTATCCAGTGGATAAGGAAGAATTTTCAAGACCAGATAGAGATAAAGAAAGAGAAAAAAGACAGATGTTCCCAGAATATAAGTGGGAAAGGGATGATATAGACCCTGACTTTTTTATGTTGGAGGACGAAGATATGTACTCTGCTTGGAGAAAGAAAGTTATAGACTTCAAACCAGATGTGATAATATCATCAATAGTTGAAGACACATATTATATTTGGCAAAAATTTATGAGTCAGATCACTGACCAAAAATTTATTAGTGTCGTTGGTGGTGTCTTTATAACATATAATCCAAAAGAATTTGTCGGTAAAGCAGATTATATTTGCAGAGGTGAGGGTGATGATGCAATACCAGAGTTGATGGATTTGATTAGTGAAGGTAAAGACGGTCATCATCTATTAAATATCTACCCAAACGAGATGAGACCTGCATTGAATGTCAATTCCTTACCACCTACAGATCATGAGATATTTGATAAGAGATCGTTATACAGACCCTTTCAAGGCAAGATAATAAAAATTGCTACAGTAGAAACTCAACGTGGATGTCCATTTAAATGTAAATTCTGCAACTCACCATCCAATGCAGGGATATACAAAGAGGAAACTGACAGTTTATTTTTTAGGCAGAGGACTGTAGAGCATATAGAGATGGAGATACAGCATCTCATAAAAACTATTGATGTGGAATTTTTGTGGATAATAACAGATACATTACTAACAACATCAAAGAAAAAATTTGATGAGTTTTGTGACATGTATTCTAAGTATAAAATACCTTTCTTTGCACAGACAAGACCCGAACTATTATCACCCCATCAAGCTAAGAGATTAGTAGAAATAGGATGTCAAAAATTAAACATGGGTGTTGAACATGGTGATCCACAGTTTCGTAAAGATGTTATAGGAAGAGTATATGACAATCAAAAGGCAATAGATGCTTTTAGAATTGCTAGAGAAGCAGGTTTATCCACCACATGTAATTTTATAATCGGATATCCATATGAAACTATGGAAAGTTGTATGAAATCTGTTGAACTAGCAGCAAAATTAGGTTGTGATGATACGAATGCATTTATATACACACCCTATCACGGCACCCCTATGAGAGATATGTGTGCTAATGCAGGTTTTATAGACAAAGATCTAATTGTAGAAATGAGAAGTGATGATCAAGGATCTTTTCTTAATATGCCACCACCCTACATGAGTAAAGAAGATATTCAGTACATGTTTGACAACTTCGTGACACTGTACCGTGAACGTGCTAAGATGTTGGCATGAGATATTACACAAACGTACAAATGGTCGGGAATGATTTTCTCGTTCGTGGGTATGAGAATGGAAAAAATTTTACTACAAGGGAAAAGTTTCAACCTACGATGTTTGTACCTAGTAAGAAGAAGACTAAGTACAAAACATTAGATGGTAAGTATGTGCAGAGCATACAACCTGGTACTGTACGTGAGACAAGGGACTTTATAAGGAGTCATGGAGAAGTAAAGGGATTTGAGGTATATGGAAATAACAGATACATCTACCAATATATTTCTGACAAGTATCCAGAGACTGAAATCAAGTTTGATATTAATAAAATAAAATTAGTAACGATTGATATTGAGGTTCAATCTGAAAGAGGTTTTCCTACAGTGGAGGCATGTGATGAGGAGATGCTTTGTATTACCTTACAAGACTATGCCACCAAAAGGATACTGACATTTGGTGTAGGTCCTTATCACCATAATGATCCTATGGTCAAGTATGTACAATGTAATGATGAGTATGATTTGCTTCAGCATTTTGTAAATTTCTGGTCTCATGATCCACCAGAAGTTGTGACTGGTTGGAACTGTCAACTATATGATATACCATACCTCGCTAAAAGGATCACTAGGGTGCTTGGAGACAAGGCATGTAAGAAACTATCTCCTTGGGGTTTAGTCACCCATGAAGAGATTTACATGCAGGGTAGAGCACACACTGTATATGATATTGGTGGTGTAACTGTGCTAGATTATATGGATTTGTATAAAAAATTCACTTATAAAGCACAGGAATCATACCGACTTGACTACATAGGAGAGGTAGAACTAGGTCAAAAGAAACTAGATCACTCTGAATTTGATACATTCAAAGATTTTTATACGAAAGCGTGGAATAAGTTTGTAGATTATAACATCCAAGACGTTAGACTTGTTGACTCCCTTGAGGAGAAGATGAAATTGATTGAACTTGCAGTTACTATGGCATATGATGCCAAGGTAAACTTTACGGATGTTTTTTATCAGGTTCGTATGTGGGACATGATAATCTACAATGATCTAAAAAGAAAAGGCATAGTCATACCACCCAAGAAGGATCAAGATAAAGCAGAGAAGTATGCAGGTGCATACGTAAAGGAACCAAAACCAGGCATGTATGACTGGGTTGTATCATTCGACTTGAATTCTCTGTATCCTCATCTTATAATGCAGTATAATATATCTCCTGAGACTGTTCTTGATGAACGGTATCCCTCAGTTTCTGTCGATAAACTGTTGAATGAGGAGGTAGATCTATCTAATCTAAAGGATGTAACTGTATGTCCTAACGGTGCGATGTTTACCACAAAGAAACGTGGTTTCTTACCCAAATTGATGGAGAAAATTTATGGAGAAAGGGTTGTCTTCAAGAAGAAGATGCTCAAGGCAAAGAAAGACTATGAGAAATCACCGTCCAAAGCACTTGAGAAAGAGATTGCAAGGTGTAACAACATCCAGATGGCTAAAAAGATCCAACTTAATAGTGCCTATGGTGCTATCGGTAATAATTACTTTCGTTATTATAAGTTGGAAAACGCTGAGGCTATTACTCTCGGTGGTCAGTTCAGCATACGATGGATCGAACGTAAAGTAAACTTGTACATGAACAATGTACTAAAGACAAAGGAGAAAGATTATGTTATTGCTTCAGATACTGATTCCATTTATCTTCATATGGGTCCTCTGGTTGACGTTGTATACAAAGGGCGAGAAAAGACTGCTGAAAGCATCGTCACGTTCATTGATAAGGTCTGTCAGGTGGAACTTGAAGGTTATATTTCGAGTTCTTACGAAGCGTTGGCGACGTATGTAAACGCATATGAACAGAAAATGTTCATGAAACGTGAGACTATCGCTGAACGTGGAATTTGGACTGCCAAAAAAAGATACATACTCAATGCGTGGGATATAGAAGGAGTAAGATTTGCTGAACCAAAACTAAAGATGATGGGTATAGAAGCAGTTAAATCTTCTACACCTGCACCTTGTCGTAAGATGATCAAGGAAGCATTGAACATTATAATGAGTGAAACTGAAGACGATGTTATCAATTACATCGAAAGTAAAAGGATCGAATTCAAAAAACTCGACCCTGCTATGGTTGCATTTCCTAGATCATGCAATAATCTTGCAAAATACACGAGTAACCTGTCGATATATTCTAAAGGTACACCTATACATGTAAGAGGATCTCTCCTCTACAATTATTATGTCAAGAAAAATAACTTGGAGGCAAAGTATAGTGCTATCGCTAATGGTGAGAAGATAAAATTTGTTTATCTTACGAAACCAAATCCCATCAGAGAAAATGTGATATCATTCATATCAGATTTTCCAATCGAACTAGGTCTAGGAAAGTATATTGACTATGACCTCATGTTTGAAAAATCTTTTCTCGAACCACTCAAGGCAATTCTTGATGCTATTGGGTGGCAAGTTGAGAAAATTCCAACACTCGAATCGTTTTTTATCTAAATGGATTTACCAATCAATGACAAAGACCTTGCAACTATTGTGAGATCACTTCACTTAGGTGGAGATACATCACTGTTTCAAAGACTTAAACTTGTCAAAGAAATAAGAGAGCAATATCCTGACGGTCCTTATAAAAAAATTCTAAGAGAACAGTATGGTATGGTAATCTAATGTTTTTTGATAAAGTGAGTCTTGTCACAGGTGGGTTCGATCCCATTCACAGTGGACACATTCGTTATTTTGAACGAGCAAAGGATCTATCAAACTATCTTGTAGTAGGATTGAATGGTGACCCATGGTTGAAAAGAAAGAAAGGTCAATACTTTCAGTCTTGGACTGAACGTGCTGATATTATTAGACATCTCAACATGGTTGATGCTGTAATATCATGGGATGATGCAGATGACTCTGCCTGTGGTGCTATAACCAAATGTCTTGAGATATCAAACAAGGTGATATTTTGTAATGGTGGTGACCGTGGCAAGGGAAACACACCAGAACTTGACAAATTTCAATCAAATGATAGAATTGTATTTGAATGGGGTATCGGTGGCACCGACAAAATGAACAGTAGTTCTTGGATACTACACGGTTACTTTGAACGCCAACGTAAATTATTAGGTATTTGAAATGGATTTACTCAACGAAATAGTAAAGGAGATAGGTTCGGACTATGCAAAAATTGCATCCGATAAAGAAAGTACTGAGACATATATCGACACTGGATCTTATGTTTTTAATGGACTCGTTAGTGGGTCTATTTTTGGCGGTGTTTCTAGCAGTCGTATTACTGCTATTGCTGGTGAAACGTCAACTGGTAAAACTTTCTTCTCCCTCGCAGTTGTCAAGAATTTTCTGGACAATAATCCTAATGGTTATGTTCTGTATTTCGATACTGAAAGTGCTGTCAATAGAGAACTACTTGAATCTAGGAACATAGACACAAAAAGAGTTGGACATATCGAAGTTGTTACTGTAGAAGAGTTCCGTAACAAGGCACTCAAAGCGTTAGACATATATCTAGATAAACCAACAGAAGAACGCACACCTTGTTTGTTTGTATTAGACTCACTAGGTATGCTTTCAACAGAGAAAGAAATCAAGGATGCACTAGAAGACAAGAATGTCAGAGACATGACAAAATCCCAACTTGTCAAAGGTGCATTTAGAATGTTAACACTCAAATTAGGTCAAGCAAATGTCCCACTTATTGTCACAAACCATACGTACGATGTCATCGGAGCTTATGTACCAACTAAAGAAATGGGAGGGGGTTCGGGACTCAAATATGCAGCGAGTACAATCATTTATCTCAGCAAGGGAAAAGAAAAAGATGGAACGGAAGTCGTTGGAAATATTATCAAGGCAAAGACTGTCAAATCGAGGTTGAGTAAAGAGAACAAAGATGTCAAGATAAGATTGTTCTATGATGAACGTGGTCTTGACAAGTACTTTGGTCTTTTAGATCTTGCTGAGAAGTATGAAATTGCCAAGAGGGTTGGCAACAGATATGAAATCAAAGGCAAGAAGGTATATGCTAAAGAAGTATACTCTAACCCAGAAAAATATTTTGATGATGAAATTATGCAAGCATTAGACGAGGCATCTAAGAAAGAGTTTAGTTATGGTGAGTGAAAGAGTTCCTCTTACGATTCTAAAGAATCTTCTACATGATGAAGAATACACAAGAAAAGTTTTACCGTTCATTGAACCCGATTATTTCGATGATGTATCAGATAAAACTATCTTTGAAGAGATATCATCATTCCTAAAAGAATATGATAGTCTTCCTACAAAAGAGATACTTCATATTGAAGCAGAGAAAAGAACTGATTTAAGTCAAGATCAATTTACATCTATAGCACAGTTGATAGATGCTCTTGATGTTGCAGAGTATAGAAAAGAATGGGTCTTAGATACCACTGAAGCATGGTGTAAAGAAAGAGCAATATACAATGCCTTGATGGAGAGTATCAAGATTGCTGATGGACAAGATGAAGATAAAAAACCAGATGCTATTCCTAGTATATTATCTGATGCACTAGCAGTAGGATTTGATCAACACGTTGGTCACGATTACATTGATGATGCCGAGGATCGTTTTGCCTATTACCACAAAATTGAAAACAAAACACCATTTGATCTTGAATATTTCAACAAGATTACATCAGGTGGACTCTCTGATAAAACTCTCAACATTGCTCTTGCTGGCACTGGTGTTGGTAAGTCTCTATTCATGTGTCATGTTGCCAGTTCTTGTCTTACACAGGGTAAAAATGTACTATACATTACTCTTGAGATGGCAGAGGAAAAGATTGCAGAGAGAATAGATGCAAACTTACTCAATACAAATATCAAAGACATACAGGATCTACCACATGCTACATTCTCTAAGAAGATAGACAAACTTGCTGCAAAAACACAAGGTAAACTGATTGTAAAAGAATATCCAACTGCATCAGCACATGCAGGTCACTTCCGTGCTTTGTTACAAGAACTCAAGTTGAAGAAATCATTTGAACCTGATATAATATTCATAGATTATCTAAACATCTGTGCCTCATCACGTTATAGAGGTTCAGTAAACATCAACTCATACACATATGTCAAAAGCATTGCAGAAGAACTCAGAGGATTGGCAGTAGAAGCTTCAATCCCACTATTTTCCGCAACGCAGACTACTAGGTCTGGGTTTGCTAGTAGTGATCCTGATCTTACTGATACCTCTGAGTCCTTCGGACTCCCTGCTACTGCTGATCTTATGTTCGCTCTTATTAGCACGGAGGATTTGGAAGGTCTTAATCAAATAATGGTCAAGCAATTGAAGAACAGGTACAACGATCCTACTATGAACAGGAGGTTTGTGGTTGGTATTGACAGAGCAAAGATGAGACTATATGATTGTGAACAAGATGCACAATCAGACATAATGATTGACGAAAATGATACAGCAGAGTATAATGAAAAGGAATCCAAAGCGAAATTCGATGACTTCAAATTTTGATAGTAAGTACGTAAAGTTTGTAAACCAAGTAACAAGTGATGAATCTAAAAATGGTGTAGCATTTGTAAATCGTATCAGAGACTTAGAGGAGAGTTCAGATATACATCGTCTTCTTACTGCTGCTGTAGGTATGTCGGCAGAGGGTGGTGAGTTCTTAGAAATTGTCAAGAAGATGATCTTCCAAGGCAAACCATACAATGCAGATAATATTAGACACCTCAAGATAGAACTGGGTGATGTGTTATGGTATGTTGCTCAAGCATGTATGGCATTAGATATAAGTCTCGATGAGATAACAGATATGAATATTGATAAGTTATCAAAGAGATTTCCAGACGGACACTTTTCGGAATACTACTCAGAGAATAGACAAGAAGGCGACCTGTAAATAAATACCCTCATACAGAGGGTAATATGGCAATCTATACAGACATAGATGATCAAGATTTAACAAATGAGGAAGCAGATTACTTTGGTAATCCAAATTACTTTACAAAATCTGGAGATATCATGGCAGGTCTTGTATATGAAAGACTCATATACACACAATATAAAGAACTAAAATTAGTACCTGCAGGTTTTGCACCACCAACAGCAGGTGGTCATGGAAAAGACTTTGAATTTTTTATTAGAAATTATAATTCAATCATTCCTATGAATAGCACTACTGGTGGACAAGGGATGAAAGTGGGTGTAGAACTAAAACTAAGTGACACTGATGATTATGGTCAGAGTGGTGTGAGATATGATGGAAGTTGGGTGCTACATGGGGGTATGGGTAGTGTAGCCATGGAGAAAAGGGCATTATTGAAAGCAGCAGGTGTGGAACAAGTCATAAGAAATAGATGGAATCCAAAAGGAGTGCCTAATATAAGAGCAGGTGTATTTTCAACTAATGTTTCGGAGGCGAAAAGACAGGAAGATAAAAGTAGATTTAGATCATTTGAATATAAGAGTAATGCTTTTGTAAATTTGTGTGCAAAGTACTATCTTTCAAAACAATGCCCTTATATTAACATAGCTTCTCATGGTCTTTATCATTTTGGAACTGACCCTGCTGGATTAGCAAAAGAATTTGGGGTGAAAAATTTTCTTACAGCAGTAAAAGGTATGGTGGTTAGAGTTAGACTTAAACAATCGGGTGCAAATAGTCTTACCTACAATGCATCTATGAAGATAGATACAGATGCAGGGATAACTTCATCACCAATCAATCTAAATGACACATTTTTTGCAGAAGAATTGCAAGAAGATGCTATGATGTGTGCAAACGCACCAAGTGATCTTAAACTACTACTAGCACTACTATGAAAAAAAATCCTGACATGGATGAATTGGTCACTCAATTTATCAGATTATATACGGTAAAACCTAAAAGAAAAACCCTAAAAAAGAAAGAGATACAGGATTTTCTACGTTTTATTTTTGCTTCTACTGAGAACCATCCTAAATATAATCAAATACAAACAGACTTGATGATGTACATCAAGGCTTTTGACGATTCGATTTACAAACAAATCCGTGAAGCATTTTCTGACATTCATAACCGAAGCACGTACAACCAAGGCATCCCAACAAGCAAAAAGATTGGGCTTAGTCGGAGACGGGCACGGTGACTGGTACGATCAGCAAGGAAATCTAAAAGCAAAAACTGTTTCAGGTGAACTAAAATTTTTTGGTGGTGGTGGAAAAGAAGATGAGGATAAAGAGAAGACAGAACCATATAGAGATATAAGTAGAGCAGCTCAGTCACCTACTGCATTCCTCAATACTAGAAGAGGATCACAACTCAATACTCAAACAAGAGAAAGACAACCAGAAGCACCATCAGGGTCAGGTACAACCACACAAGCACCACAACCCAAAGCACCATTGACTATTGCTTTTGATAAATTTGACGATGAAGAAGTAACATCAAATGTACTTACAACTGTAGGAGAGATAGCACAAGAAAGATTTTATTACATCTTCCCTAGTAGAGATAGTGATATTGAAGGATTAAAGGCAACATATCCTGATATAAGTGAGTCAATTATTGATGATAAAAATGCAGAAACAATATACGATGTCTTGCAGTCATTGTACGAAAACGGATATGATGCAGTTAACATTGTTGTAAGAAGATCTAGAGCAGCTGCGATATCTAAACTAGCATACGAACAGAATGGAAGTCTTTATAAGTTCAGTATGTTAAATGTAATACCTGTGGATGAGAGATCAGTCAGGGAACAATATTTGGCAGGTGATATATTCAAGCAGGGAACTGTAGTTGAGTGTCATGGACATACGGGAGAGATAATAAGAAGAGGTGCTAATCATTTGATCTGTATAGATGAACAGAAACAAATTTTTAGAGCATGGATATCAGAAGCAACAGAAGTAAGTAAGTTTGATCTACCTATTGAGTTCTAATCTACTAAATAGAATACGTAAAGACAGTTAGAGACATGAGTAATCCTTGGTCAGACATTTATAGAGATCTCAGAGCACCTTATTTGCAAGAGAAAAAAGCAAAGAAGGACTATGATGGTGATGGTAAGATAGAATCTGGCACTGATGAGTATATGGGATCTAAGGACAAAGCCATCAAGAAGGCGATGGGTAAGTCTGTGAAAGAAGGTTCATATGACAACACATACTCTGACAATACAGGTAAAGAATCAGCAGAGAAGAAGAAAAAATTAGAAAAGAAAAGAGGAATGAAGTTACCGAATCATCCTCAGTTCAAGAAGGAAGAGAAGGAAGATGCACCTCGTATGCAAAAGGGTGCTATGGCATATGATGGTCCTAACAAAGCATCAAGCGAGGCAAAAGATAGAGTTTTTGCTAAGACTAAGAAGAAGATGGCAAAAGAGCATCATACTAAAGACGAGAACGGTAAGGTTATAGAGCATGAAGATGGAACACCAGCATCAGTGCCTGAATCAGCATCTATTACTGCACATGATGTCAATTATGGTACCAAGGCAGGTAAAGACTTTATGTCTGGTGCAAAAAATTCAGCTGGGCAATTGAAATATAAGTTGAAACCTGCTGGTGGAATGAGAATCAAACTTGCAAATGAATATGAACCAACCAAGTCTAATTGGAGAGAAGATTTTGTATGGGGAGATGAAGTAGAGGAAGCAGTAAAGAGACCTAAGTTAGATATACAGGAGAAGGGAGTCAAGAATAAGGTAGAAATCAATCCAGATGACGGTCTAAAGGAAGAGAAAAAAAAAAATTAACTGAGCGAGACGTATTCATAAACCCCAACAAAGGTCGTAATCCTCTTACAGGATTACCTACCTTGAAGGTTGGTGATAAAAAAATTAGTGATGGTAAGACCACTAAGGTGAACTATGGTGCAATGGCACAGTCATATGAACCTGAAGGTGAGATGATTGATGAGAAAAGAATTTTTCCTCCAGGTTTCTTAGATAAACATAAAAATTTAGATCCTAGTAATAATAGAGACTTCCAAAAGTTGAAGCAAATTTTGAGGCAAGATAATAAGAAAGGTTTAGCGATGACTATGGAGATGAATCGCTATGGTAAAGAGACTGGTAAGGCAACTGGTTCAATGAATAAACCAAAAGGTAGTCCTGTAAAGAAAGGTGGTAGTAAAGATAAAGCACTTAACTTTGTTAGAACTAAGATCCGTAAAGAGACTGGTAAACCAGAGGGTCAACGTAAGAAGAGTAGAGGTGAGAAGGGAAGAGTTCAACCTGGTGATAGAAAGGGATTGGATTATAAAACAAGAGTGGCAAATAAAAGAGAAAGTGAGAGAACTAAGAATGATGCCATGATGGATACTAGAGGAACATAAATATGTTACATGAAAAAGCACTCAGCAAAAAACAGCAAAGGTTCTTTGGGATTGTTAGAGCGTCTCAAAAAGGTACTCTCAAAGGCGAAGCGTCGCCACAGGTTCAAAGAGCTGCTGCCAGCATGAAGAAAAAGGATGTGAAGAAATTTGCATCTACCAAACACAAGGGTCTACCTGAGAAAAAAATAACTAAGGAAGAAACTTGTGGTAAAGGTGAATACTATTGCAATGATGACCAAAAATGCAAACCCATACCTAAAGGAATGAAAGTGGAAAAGGATGGATACCTAGTGAAAAAAGAAAATGTGATGCTGACATACAAGTCAGGTCAAGGAGTTGATGCTAGTATTGGTGGTAGATCTGTAAGAAATACTATCAATAATGTAAAGACAGCAAAGAAAACTTTCGATAATATCAAAAGTGATGGACTTGTAGCTGGTGTCAAGAAAACTTTTAATAAGAATACACCACCTAAAACATCAGTAAGCACCAATGTAGGCAACGCTATAAGTCAATATAAACTAAATATGGGTGAAGGTAATCTTCATCAATGGTTCAAGGGATCAAAATCCAAAGACGGTAAAGGTGGCTGGGTCAATGTAAAGACTGGTGGAACCTGTGCAAGTGATGAACCAGGCGAGGGTACACCTAAGTGTGTATCATCTTCCAAACGTGCAAGCATGTCTAAGGCAGAACGTGAGTCTGCATCAAGAAGGAAGAAAGCCGCAGATCCTAACCAACAACAGAAGTCTGGTGCTGCAAAACCAACTTATGTTTCAACTGACAAACCTAAAAAGAAAATGAAAGAAAGTTTTTCTACTAACAAGTACAAAGAGATGGCAAAGAGAGAAGCTGATCTCAAGCGTAAAGAGGATCTGAAAGTCAAAACTAAGAAGGAAGAAACTGAGGTAGTAACTGAACTCAAGAAGAGCACATATGGAAGTTATATAAAGAAAGCATCCACACAGATGGCAACAAGTGCTATTAAAGGTGACTATAAAAAGACTAAGAAGAGACAAGATGGGGTGATGAAGGCAAGTGATAAGTTATCAAAGGAAGAGGTAGTAGTAGAGGGAAAAGGTAAGAAGAGGAAAGATAAGAAGGGTAAAGGTAGTGGTAAAAAAGATGCTTGTTACAAAAAAGTAAAAGCAGCTAGTGATGTTTGGCCGTCTGCCTATGCCTCTGGTAGATTAGTTCAGTGTCGTAAGAAGGGTGCTGCTAACTACGGTAATAGTAAGAAGGAGTCTTATAGTAACAAGAGTTTCTCTGACTTCATGGACGAGTGCTGGAAGACTCATAAGAAAGTTGGTATGAAGATGAAGGGTGGTAAGTTAGTTCCTGACTGCAGACCAAAAAATGAGCAGGTCTCTGTAACTAATGACGGTTCTAAACTATCACCATTACATGTACCTGGCGGTTCTAATAGTCAGTTCAATGCAGATGGATCTAAGAAAGTGAACCCTAAAAAATTCAAGTTACCTGGTGAAAAGGGTAGAATGAATTACCTGAAGAAGTTGAACATGGGTGAGGCAGTAGAAACTGAAAAAAAGCCTAAGAAGGCAATGGATGCAGGTGCCAGAGGTAGAAGACTGCTTAAAAGAAGAGAGTATCAAGCAAAGGTATCTGAATTCGTGCCTAAAGAACTAGAGGATCAGTATGCATCCAAAGGTGAGGTGATATCTGAATTAGACTTGAAAAAGGTAGGAAGTAAACTGAAGTCAGGTCTCAAGAAAATCTTCACAGGTCCTGTAATGAAACCAAACATAACAAAGGATCAGCACCTACAGAAGATAAGAAACTCTGGTGGTGACCCATCACACTGGCAAAACTCTTACAAACCAGAGGGTCAGATGCTAGAAGGATCTGCTGCATGGCAGAAGAAATCTGGAAAGAACTCTAAGGGTGGACTGAATGAGAAAGGAAGAAAGTCTTACGAGGCACAGAATCCTGGCTCAGACCTCAAGGCACCTGTCACAGGCAAGGTAAAAGCAGGTGGTAAGGCAGCGAAAAGAAGGAAGTCTTTTTGTGCTCGCATGGGTGGAATGAAAGGACCTATGAAGAAACCTAACGGTAAACCTACACGTAAAGCATTGGCGTTGAGAAAGTGGAAGTGCTAACGCATATATAATACACCACACGGTATTATTATGACTAAATTTTTACTACCTATCGCTATTAATGTCATCAACAAAGCGGTAGATAAGATCCCAGAGGATCTAGAAACAAAACTGAAAGAGTTTCTCATCGGACTTTTAAAGAAAGCTGCTGCCAAATCAGGCAACAAAGTAGATGACCAGTTAGTAGAAGCTTTGGAGAAAGCACTACTAGAATAAATAAAACTATCACGTAAGGGAAGAAAAACAAATGGCACCACTATGGGGAGCATCAGACGCTGATGAATCAAAGCCTAAAAATTTAACAACTGCTGAGAAGAAAGAAGTCTTTGCAAACGGTAGTGGTTGGGTAAGAGAAGCAGGTTCTGCACTATCAGGTAACGATAATGCCGACGCAGATCCTGAACTCTTAGTAGCTATCAGTGGACTAGCAGTATCACTTGGTGCTGCTGACATCACTGAACTTGAGTTCATCACCACAGCATTTGACAAGTCAGATGGTGGAACTATTCAGGTAAGAGCAAGATTCAACGAAGCAGTTGATGTAACAGGTACACCACAACTTACAGTGGTCAACGATACAAATGCCAATCATACATTGTCATATGCATCAGGAACAGGTTCAAACGAATTGGTATTCTCACTCACAATCGCTGCTGGTAACGCTGCAACTGATGCTGATGACGTACTATCAATTGGAGCAAACGCTATGGCATTGAACGGTGGAACAGTGAAGGATAAGGGCACTAACACAGCGTCTACTATCACAAACGCTGCTTCTATTGGTACTGCTGCTGGCACAATTACCGTAACAGCATAATATGTAAATGAAATTTGATGAATTGAACGAGGAGAACCATCTCCTCTTTGCTATTAAGTATTATGAAAATCCTCACGCTGCCACAATGGAAGACTTTGAGGAAGATCTAAAAAGATTCAAATATATCAAGAGACTGTTGAAGAAGTATGTGGTTTCAGGGGAGTTGAAGCATCATCTCATCCTAAACCACCTTATTATATGTTTCAATATATTTGGTGAAGGCACTATACCTCTTCTTTTCTACAAGATAGAGAAAGAATACTGGTGTATACTCAAAACATTTTTAATATTTCTAAATCGAATACCAGATTATCCAAAATCAGGTTTAGATTCTATTGATATTGATAAAAATTGCAATGCTATTCTAAATGCAATCTAATGGACGAGTCCAAATTCAATAGAATAATGAATATAATTCGTGAGGACATGCCTACGAATAATATTTCTAGTGGTAATATAAAACCTGCTACTGAGTTAGGAGATGACCCTATTGTAAGGAAGAAAAAGAAGAAAAAATATGCATACTTAGGTCCTAGATCCCGTAAAACATGGATGCCTAATAAATAGATTGGTAGTATAAAGACCTAGTGGTGGACAATAATAATAATAATGTCAACACAGCACTGCTGGAGAGACTAGAGAAAATAGTTGAGTCTTTACAGGATAATTCTGTAAAGATGGGTAACCTTTTGTCAGTTCATAATGAGAAATTAGACAAACAGGACAGGATCGATGCAGTTTTATTTGAAAAAATCGAGTCATTACATAGAGAAGTTAATAGACAAAGCACAGAAATTAAGAAGGGGTGTGAGAGGGATATTAAATTGGTTGATGACCGTCTTAGACTCATGGAAAAGAAAATGTGGTCTATTTTTGGTAGTCTTGCTATTATATCTTTCATGGTTAGTCCAATCGGACAAAGATTCATGAGAGGAGCGTTTACAAATACAGCACAGTCTGCTATAGTCAGTACAGATATAAACGTATGAATGCTACACATCGATTCCAAATACATTGGGTTGGTGTCTGCTCGTTTAGGTAAGTTCAAAAGAACTAAGGATAATCTATACAACTTTAGATGTCCTTTCTGTGGAGATTCTAAGAAACATAAGAATAAAGCACGAGGATACCTCTTTCAGAAGAAAGGGGATTTTATTTTTAAGTGCCATAACTGTGGTGCATCAAAGGGTTTCTCTACTTTCCTAAAGGAGATAGACCCAACTCTACATGGTCAGTACACCATGGAGAGATATAAGAGTGGACTGACAGGTAAGGGTAGATTCACTGAAGAACCTACTTTTACATTCAAGAAACCTGTATTCAAGAAGAAAATAAATCTACCACTAGCAACTGAAGATTCAGAGTCAAAGGTATACTTGAGGGAGAGAGGACTAGATCCAGAAAAGTTTTATTATGCAGACAAATTCAAACACTTTTGCAATACTCTCAAACCAACATTTGAAAATACAAAGGTAGATCACCCTCGTATAGTCATACCAATGTATGACAAAAATAAAACTTTGATTGGGTTGCAGGGGAGGTCTTTAGACCCTTCTCAGAAACCTAAATATCTCACTATAATGCTATCAGAAGAATCGCCTAAACTGTATGGTCTTGATACAATTAATGAAGAAGAACCAATCTACATCGTTGAAGGACCGTTCGATTCCACACTCGTGGAAAACTCGGTTGCTATGTGTGGCTCCGATGTTGATATTAGGTCGCTTGGTTGGAGCAATTATATTTGGGTTTTTGATAACGAACCACGTAACAGAGAGAACATCAATCGAGTCTCCAGAGTCATTGACAACGGAGACAAGGTAGTTCTATGGCCACAAAACATTGTTGAGAAAGATATCAACGATATGTTTCTTGGTGGACAGAATATAAAAACCCTGCTAGAATCAAATACGTATTCTGGTTTAGAAGCAAAACTAAAACTACAATCTTGGAAAAAAATATGAGTAATGGCATCACCGTAAAAAAGAGAAAGGGAACTATTGAACCTTTAGATCTTGAAAAGATGCATGTGATGATGGATAAAGCATGTGATGGTCTTGCAGGGGTCTCTGCAAGTCAGGTAGAGATACAATCAGGTATACAATTCTATGATGGTATTTCTACTGCAGAGATACAGGAGATACTTATTAAGTCTGCAAATGATCTTATAGATTTGGATGCCCCAAACTACCAGTTTGTCGCTGCTAGACTCCTTTTGTTCTCTATTAGGAAGAGTTTATATGGTGTTATAGAAGACATTCCTCACCTTTCTGACCACATACACAAATGTGTTGATGATGGGGTTTATGATTCTAGTATATTTGATAAGTATACTGAAGAAGAAATCAATAGACTACAGGGAGTCATTGATCACAGCAGAGATTATATATTTACATATGCAGGTCTAAGGCAAGTTGCAGACAAGTATCTTGTACAAGACAGAAGCACTGGTCAAGTATATGAAACACCACAGCAAATGTACATGTTGATAAGTATGACAATATTTGCTGAGTACGATAAAGAAACTAGACTAAATTATGTAAAGAGATACTATGATGCCATTTCCAAACACAAACTCAACATACCAACCCCAATCATGGGAGGTGTCAGAACACCTATTCGGCAGTTTGCGTCTTGCGTTCTGGTTGATGCTGACGACACCTTGGATAGTATTTTTAGTTCTGATATGGCCATTGGTCGTTATGTTGCACAAAGGGCAGGTATTGGCATCAATGCAGGTAGAATCCGTGGCATCAACAGTAAAATCAGGGGCGGTGAAGTTCAACACACAGGTGTCGTCCCTTTCCTTAAAAAGTTTGAAGCTACTGTCAGATGCTGCACACAAAATGGCATCAGAGGTGGATCAGCAACTGTCCACTTTCCAATCTGGCACCAAGAAATAGAAGATATACTTGTTCTAAAGAACAATAAAGGCACAGAAGATAATCGTGTTCGTAAACTTGACTATAGTATTCAAATTAGTAAATTATTTTATGAAAGATTCATTACCAGTAGTGATATCAGTCTGTTCTCTCCTCACGATGTTCCTAATCTTTATGATGTCTTTGGAACCGAAGAGTTCGATAGACTCTATACAGCGTACGAGGCAGACACAACAATTCCTAGAAAAACAATTGCTGCTCAAGAACTCATACTAAACCTACTCAAGGAGAGAGCAGAGACAGGTCGTATCTATATCATGAATATAGACCACTGCAACAGTCACAGTTCATTCCTAGACAAGGTGAACATGAGTAACCTCTGTCAGGAAATTACCTTACCTACAGTGCCATTAAATCACATAGATGATAAGGGTGGTGAGATAGCATTGTGTATACTATCTGCTATCAATGTTGGTAAGATTCAGTCGGACAAGGAACTAGAAGACTTATGTGATCTAGCAGTCCGTGGATTGGAAGAACTTATTGATTATCAAGAGTATCCAGTCTCTGCTGCAGAGATCTCTACAAAGGCACGTAGATCGCTTGGAATAGGGTACATTGGTCTCGCCCATTACCTTGCCAAGTTAGGATATAATTACGACTCACAGGAGGCATGGGATGCTGTACATGGACTTACAGAATCTTTCCAATACTATCTCCTCAAATCATCTAATCAGATAGCAAAGGAGAAAGGTAAGTGTGATTACTTCCACAGAACAAAGTATTCTCAGGGAATTCTACCAATTGATACCTTCAAGACAGATGTAAATGAGATAACATCAGAACCTTTAATTCATGATTGGCAAACACTTCGCAATGATATCAAGGAGTTTGGACTAAGACACAGCACTCTTTCTTCTCAGATGCCATCAGAATCTTCTTCAGTTGTATGTAATGCAACTAATGGAATTGAACCACCAAGAGGGTTTTTATCCATCAAAAAGTCTAAGAAAGGTCCTCTCAAGCAAATTGTTCCTAGTTACAATTCTTTAAAAAATAAATATACTTTACTGTGGGATATGAAGAGTAATCGTGGATACATTAATATTGTATCTGTGATGCAGAAGTTCTTTGATCAAGGTATATCTGGTAACTGGTCTTATAATCCAGAACATTTTCCTGATAATGAGGTGCCTGTGTCTGTAATGGCACAAGACTTCCTAACAACATACAAGTATGGTTGGAAGACATCTTATTATCAAAATACTCATGACATGAAGTCAGATGACGTTGATGAAGCACCTCCATTATCCGATATACTGTCCCAAATAACAAACGAAGAAGAAGAAACCTGTGAATCCTGTGCAATTTAGAGCAAACAAACCCAACAAACCTATGAATGTCAAAGGAATGACCGTGTTCAATCAAGAGCACGTCGATACTAAAAAACAACCTATGTTTTTTGGTGCACCTTTAGGAGTTCAAAGGTACGATACTTATAAGTATCCTGTATTTGATAAGTTAACTAATCAAATGCTTGGGTATTTTTGGAGACCAGAAGAGGTGTCACTACAGAAAGATCGTGCAGATTACCAGACACTCAGACCAGAGCAGAAGCATATCTTCACGAGTAATCTGAAGTATCAGATTCTTTTAGACTCTGTACAAGGACGAGGACCTGGTATGGCATTCGCTCCTTACTGTGCTCTACCAGAACTAGAAGCTGCAATGAATGTGTGGCAGTTTATGGAGATGATTCATAGTAGATCTTACACTTATATTATCAAGAATGTTTATTCAAATCCAACTGAGGTTCTTGATACCATACTTGATGATGAGAAAATTATATCTCGTGCTAAGTCGGTGACTGCAGCATACGATGACTTTATCAATGCAGCACAGCAGTATGGTCAGAGTAACTGGTGGAAACCAGATTGGGAGAGTCCTAATGCTTGTGTGGAAGAGAAAGAATTAAAACGTAAACTCTATCTTGCTGTATCTAATGTCAACATCCTTGAAGGTATTCGTTTTTATGTTAGTTTCGCTTGTTCTTTTGCCTTTGGTGAACTCAAACTTATGGAGGGGAGTGCTAAAATCATATCCCTTATATCAAGAGACGAGAACCAACATACAGTTCTCACCCAACAAATGATCAAGGCATGGCAAAAAGGTGATGACCCTGTGATGTTAGAGATTATTGAAGAGGAAAAAGATACTGTGATCAATATGTTTAGAAATGCAGTAGAAGAAGAGAAAGAGTGGGCACACTACCTATTCAAAGATGGTACTATGATAGGTCTTAATGACAAACTACTCGTCAAATATGTTGAGTGGATATGTAATAAGAGAATGAGAGCGATTGGATTAGACCCTATATACGATGCACCTATAAAGAACAACCCACTACCTTGGACAGAGCACTGGATCTCATCTAAAGGACTACAGGTTGCTCCACAAGAAACTGAAGTTGAATCTTATGTTGTAGGTGGTATCAAACAAGATATGAAAAAAGATTCATTTAGCGGATTCAAATTATGAAACCACAATCTGCCAAAGCAAAAGGCAGAAAGTTACAACAATGGGTCAGAGACCAACTTATTGAACATAGAAACATTCATCCCGAAGACATTGAGTCTAGGAGTATGGGGGCAGGTGGTGAAGACCTAATAATGGCACGAGATGCTAGACAAAAGTTTCCATATAGTATAGAATGTAAGAACCAAGAGAAGTTGAATGTCTGGGATGCATATGAACAAGCATGTGCAAACTCAGGTGACCACGAACCTATCGTATTCATTAAGAAAAACGGTAAGAAACCCTTGGCAGTTGTAGATGCCAAACACTTTATCAATGGAACAGGAAATTAGACAGATAGTGTTGCCAATAGTCATGGGACACTTCAAAAAATATCGTGGTAAGGAGGCAAATAATCGTGCTATATATGAGTGTGCAGATCAATTAGTAGAATCATTATGCAAAAAATTATCAACGCAATTGCAATCGGATCAGGTGTAGTTACACTTGCAATCGTAGGTACAGGTGGATACCTTTATCTAAATAAAGATGCCTTGATAGAGAAGGTAAAGGGACAAGTAATGGAAGCAGTTTTACCATCCATAGGTGGCGGTATTACAGATGCAATTCCAGAGATGACAGGAGATGCAGTACCTACTCTACCAGAATTACCACTAGGTTTCTAATAAATGCTATCATCTAATTATCGTCTGAGGTTGGAGTCAATCTGTAAAGACATTGCCTCTGGAACTGAGGTAAGTTTAGAAGATATGATGTGGGCAAGCAAACTTGCCAAAGCAAACACCTCTGCTAGAGGTATACTAAACAAGGCTCGTAGGATGGCAACCAATCCTGACGAGTCTTTTCTGAATAACTTGAATATAGGAGACCCCGATTCAAGTAATCACCGTAGGGGTTTCTATAAACCAGAAGATGTAGTAGAATGGTTTCATCAAGAAAGATCTGATGACTGGAGACAACGAGATTAAAGGAGGGTATGATTGGCATGTCCTGAGAGACATACCCACCCCTCATGGTAGTGGTAAGACACCTATGTATGCGAACATGGGTAAATCATGTAAACCAGATCCAAATCGCAAGAGAGAATACCCTTACTTATATGCTGTCTTTTGTCTTGACTCACACAACACCAGTTACTTTTACATAAGAAAGGATGGTACATACTACTGGTTACATTGTCGTAAGGATAAGGATGATCTTGAAGTAGATGCACATAACATACAAGTAGATTTGTTTGGTGAACCTGTTCTATCTAATGAGTGGGTATTGAAAGAAATATTATACTAAATAAGACAGCATTGTTATTATATTATGACAGACTCAGCAAAGAAAGAACCTAAGAAAGGTATTGTTGGTAAGATAAAGGAAGCAGCAGAGGATAAGGAGGAACAGTTAGTTATACTAAGTACATTTGTTCGTCTTGGTGTAATGATCTGGGCGGGCAGTATATTGACTCTTAATTATGTTGAAATACCTGGTTACAAACAGGAACAGAAAATAGATCCGACCTTCATAGCTTCGGTCTTTACTGGGGTACTAGCTACGTTCGGTGTCCAAGCAGGTTCTAACAAGAAGAATGGTAATGCAGCGAGTGGTAACATAAGTAAGAAAGATATGGAGATTCTTATAGAGAAGGCATCACAGACAGCACCAGCACAGACAATAAGAATCGAACAAGCACCCATAAAAATTACCCCTGACTCGAAATGAATAATATAAAGTGGATATCAATTGGTGTGGTGGGTAGTCTTTTTGCTGTCTCACATCTTGGTATGATAGGTTATATTGCAAGTAAAAAAGATGAACCTAAGTTACCTAGTTTGAACATACCTGTAGGTCCTTACACATCATATAAGGCAAGTGTAACAGACGATAGTTATGTTATTTCATATAGTGCAAACGATCCTAAGACAGCATACATCACTAAGGATATCAAAGAGAAGGGTGGTTTCTTAGGACTAGCAAATAATACTACTAAGGTAGTAGAAGAATACTTTATGGATGGTCAGATTAATCAGGGTGGTCCCGTTTCTAATCATAGGTCTTGGATTGATCAACAGCCTGGTTTGACTCAACAACAAGCGGAGGAAATAACTGCTGCACGAAAAAGTGAAGCGTGTATCGAAGCAATCGGAAGTGCAAAAGGAACAGGACGTTTGGTGGGTACATCGATTGGTGCTAGTGCTGCTCCTACTCTTAGTGGCATTCCCTTTATTGGTTGGGTTGCTGCTGGTTGGGTGGCAATGTTCGGTGGTGATAAGGGCTCTGATATAGGTGGTGGTATGGCAGAGGATCTGAATAAGAACTGTTAGTACATCAACACTCTGTTAGGCATTTATCACTAATTCTGGTACTATATAAAATATACTAGAATTTACGATTATGTCCCACTACACTGTAGGTTATCACGATAACTACAATGGACTACATGAGATCTGTGAGTATGCAGAAGATGCATACAATGCCATCAAACAAGCAGAAGAAGATTTAAGGGGGTTCAACGCTCCACACAAAGCAGAGTATTGTATTAAAGAAGACTAATGGTTGTCTGGGGTGTCATCTGGATGCTTGTTATATTACTACTAGCAGTATCGTGGTACATCTACTATATACTTCGTATGTCATTCATGGAGATGAGAGATGGCGAAGATGCACCCACCGAGTCGAAAGAGTTGTTATAATTTTAGAGTTGTAAAGATCAATAGGGTGGTGGACGGTGACACAATTGATGTTACCATAGACCTTGGTTTTGATCTTATGAAAAAAGAAAGAGTTCGGATCGCTGGTGTAGATACTCCTGAGAAAAGGACAAGAGATTTAGAAGAGAAGGCATTAGGACTTGATGCTACAGCATGGATGAAAGAACATTTAGAAGGAGCAATCAAAGGCGATGATGAACTTACTATCAGAACCGAACTCAAAGGTGGTGTGGGTAAATACGGGAGGCTTCTTGGTTGGTTATATGTTGGTTCTTCTGACATATCTCTCAACGAAAAGATGATTACTGAGGGATATGCATGGGAGTATGATGGTGGTACTAAGAAAAAAGACTTCCAAGAACTTAGAGATATAAGAGGAATATGAACGACGTAACAGTATTTGTTTACCTAGTATTTTTTGTGTCTATATGTGGTGCAACCTTTGCATTCATGTGGAAACTTATGGGATCAGTTTTATCTGATATGGATAGGAGACCCGTGAAATCATATGGTGATGCTATGAAAGCGTATAGAAACGTACATCCAGAGATGAAAGATGTAAAAAATGGTGAGGAACTTTTAGTATTTAAGGTGAAAGATGTCGATTCCACAGATAGTAATTCCTAAGTCGGGAGTCAAAGAGGTAAGCATACCAAATATATGGGGTGCTGATGTTACTATCATGCATCCAGAAGTTCCTTATGTGCCTGTAACTACTTACATAGGTAAACCTATCGTTGAGATACCAGGTTGTGTCGAGGCGAATCCAAATAATAATACAGGTGCAGGTGGCACTAAGAATAAAAGTTTAGCAGAGGATGATGATGTAGTAACTTACTGTGATGAACCTGGCATGGCTGGTTATAATGCGATGGACTACGTACCAGACCAACTTATAATAGAAAGAGAGATACCACCACCTGTTGTTGAACCACCACCTGAAATAGATCCACCAGCACTACCTGATACGGGTGACATACCCACAGAAACTGAGTGTCCAGGTGCAGGTCAACTTAGAGTTGGTGACCTTACACAGTCAGGTGATGAGAGAGTTATAGGTCACGAACTGAGAGGTAAAACCTGTGTGACATTATACGAGGATACTACAACAATTGAAAAATTTTTACCATCACTAAATCAAACCAGCACTACAGCAGCGATAGCTATTATAGCAACAGCAGGTGCTGCAGCGACACCACTCTTGATACGATTAATTAAACCTGCTGTAAAGAAAGCTATCGCTACCGTCCAAAAGAAATTGGGTACTCATCGTGGATTGTCTAAGAGTGAGATACGTGCTAATTCTTATCGTGCTAAGAAGGGTCTGCCACCTTTGAAGATCCAATCGAAATCGAATTCAAAGAAGTAGCATCACCTGTTGGTATTACATGCTTGTGCTGACCCACCACACCAGGTGGGTTTACTAATACTACGTCAGCACATACCTTATGATAAGGTGACTTTGGATGGAACATAATTCCAGCCTTCATTAATTCTCCACAATTTTTTAAACGGGCTATCTCAAAGTCTAATCTTTTATTTGCTGTCTGTTGTGTTACGTTGTTTATAACTGCCTGTGCTGCTTCTTTGCACTGTCTTTGTAATTGTCTGTCTAGAGGAAACGATAGTGTTGCAGAGAATCCTAGATTTATGTTTTGGTTACTCTTCTGCCCTGTGCGAGTCGGGATATAATAAAGGATCTCACCAGGAGAGTCAGGGATATTATCATCATTATTGTCAGCGTTATTATATACGGGATCATTATACCATAACTCTGTAGGATCTTGCCAAGTTCCAGTTCTTGTGACATAGGGGGTAAAATTAGCGGTAGGACCTTGACATTGAACACCACCTCCGTAGGTGTTCGTAATATAAGGACCTTGTAAAACTTGTATTGCCTGGTTGGTTACGGAGCCAGACGAGTTGGCAACAGGGTTTGCTGTTGCCGATACACCACCAACGTCAGTCGCCATAACAGGAGAGCATGTGAATGCTGCTACTATTGGGAGAAGATACTTGTTGATGTGGTGACGGATTGTATTGTTTGGTTTCTTTGTATGATCGTATGAGTCTGAAGACCTGGGGCTACATAGTGCTCCGTAAATTGGAAGGGGTCGCCCACATTTGTCTGTGTCCAATTGGGTTTGTTGGTCACATCTAGACCTGTCCATGATGAAGTCACTCCGTTCAATGTATTTGTTTGAGCACTACCTGTATCAGGTGTCATGCTCGTGCCATCGTGTTGTACATTTGTACCACTTACTGAATATGTCCAACCAGTCGAGTAGTCCATCGAATTAATGGTCTCTGTCACGGTGGAAGTCGTTTCCGTCGTCTGGGTCATCGTACCTTGAGTAAAATTAGGGACCACGGGAACGGCACTAGCAGGTGATGCTAGACAAAGTAATAGTAAGAATGGAAATCTTCTTACCATAACTCTCTATTGGATACTGAGTTCGGTCACATGCTGACCAGTCGCCACAGTACCAGCTCCACCAGCTGTTAGTGCCATAACACCTGCACTGGTTATAGTTCCAGCGAGTGTGTCTTTAGTACCAGCAGCAGTCGAAACTTGTGTACTGAAGTTTCCTACAGTTCCAACAGTTGGTGCTGATGTTGCAACAGCGTCGGCTTGTGTGTATGACTGAGTGAAGCTGAACGCTGCACCAGGTACATCCTGTGTTGCTGCTATAGTACCAGGACTATAAACTCCTGAAGTTATAGTTCCAACTGATACTGTACCTGCTGTTGTACCATCAGTGGTATCAACACCGTTTCCTGTTACGGAAAATGAGGATCCGATCCTCTCAACCTGTGTCGCTGCAGCGTTCACTTGTAATTGAATACTGCTTGACAATTTGTGAGTGATATCTGCTCTTGCAGGTAGACTCATCGATAATAAAGTAAATGCAAAGAGTATTCTCTTCATTAGATTTACCTAATTCGTTTAGCTTTATTTAGTATGGTTGACAATGCTAGGTATTCTTACTATAATGATCCTAGATATAGCGTAGGTTTTTACAAATTCATGAAACTTTTTTTAGATACTGCTGATACAGAATTAATCCAAAAAGGATACAACACTGGACTCATAGATGGTATAACAACAAACCCTTCGCTTATTAGAAAAAGTGGAAGAGATCCTGAGAAAGTATATGAAGATCTTATAGAAATGGGATTGATGGATATCAGTATGGAGGTTGTTGGAAATAGAAAAGAAATGTATGAAGAGGGTCTTAGATTGTCAAAGAAGTTTGCTTCACAGGCAACAATCAAAGTTCCATGCACACCTGATGGTCTTGCTGTATGTAAGGAATTATCCAGACAACTTATTAGAGTCAATGTAACTCTTATCTTCTCACCATCTCAAGCAATTCTTGCTGCCAAGGCAGGTGCTGCATATGTCTCACCATTTGTGGGGAGAGTTGATGATAACTCTTTTGGTGGTCTATGTTTGATCAAAGATATCTCTAATATATACACTAAGCAGAACTGGAAAAGAACTGAAATTCTTGCAGCATCACTGAGAGATGTGAGATCTGTTGGCAGAGCATATGAATATGGTGCCAATGTTGTTACATTACCTCCAAGTGTGTTTGATAAGATGTATAATCATGTTCTAACTGATAAAGGTCTCGACCTGTTCCAACAGGATTACGAGGCAACTATAAAAATGTTATGATTGAAAAAGAGTACAGACCATGGGGATGGTTTAAAGTCCTACAAAGAGGTGACAATTATTGTGTCAAAGAACTCTTTGTAGAAAAGGACATGAGAATCTCACTACAGTTTCATCGGTATAGAACTGAAGACTGGGTAGTTGTTAATGGTGATGGTGAGATTACACAAGGTAATCTTGAAACACCATGTAAGGTTGGTGATACATTCTTTATACCAATTGAGCAACGACATCGTATCAGAGGTGGTAAAAAAGGTATTACTATTATTGAAGTACAAAGAGGTAAGTGTATAGAGGATGATATCGTAAGACTAGAAGATGATTATAATAGAGTAGAGGAACATGCATGGGGGCATTACTAATGAACGTAGAAGATCTTCGTAGTGGTGCACCACTAACTTCACATTTTACACCAGAAGACCCTGCACATTACCAACGTGGTAAGATACAGGTCTGGGATTTTATAGCAGATCAAAAATTAGATTTTTTTGCTGGTAATATAGTAAAGTATATTTGTCGTGCAGGTCACAAGGATGATAAAGTTCAAGACCTCAAGAAAGTAAAAGCATACATCGACAAATACATTGAATTATGTTCCTAGTAACTGGTGGTGCAGGTTTTATTGGTAGTCAATTCCTACACTACATTTCTAAAGACACTGATCTAATAGAACCTGTTGTTATTATAGACAACTTATCATATGCTGCCGATCAAAAATTTATCCCTGATACAGAGCAATTTATTTTTGAGTGGTGTGATATATCTAATGAGAAAAATGTAAATTATATTTTTGAAAAGTATAAACCTAGAAAAGTATTTCATTTTGCTGCCGAGAGTCATGTTGATAGGTCTATAAAAAACTATAGACCTTTCTTAGAATCAAATATTGTTGGCACTATCAATCTACTAAATGCTAGTGTCAAGTATGACATAGAAAAGTTTCACCATGTCTCTACAGATGAGGTGTATGGATCTTTGGAATATGATGACACAGAATTGTTCAAGGAGACCACCCCATATGACCCAAGAAATCCCTACTCAGCAAGCAAAGCTGCGTCTGACTATTTTGTCAAGACGTGGCATAACACTTATGGTTTACCTTACCTTATTACTAACTGCAGTAACAACTATGGTCCTCATCAACATGTAGAGAAACTTATACCACTTGTGGTAAGTAATGCATTAGATAATAAGATAACTTATATGCATGGTGGTGGTAATCAAATTAGAGATTGGTTATATGTCTACGATCATTGTGCTGCTATATGGGAATTAGAAATACAGGCAGTTATAAATGACACCTTTAATATTGGTGGGTCATGTGAGATGAGAAATATAGATGTCACAAAAATGATTCTTAGTATGATGAAAAAACCATTCTCACTGATAGGTATCAACGAAGGAAGACCAGGTATTGACAAACGATATGGTATGGATCATAGTAAGATAACAAACCGTACAGGGTGGAAACCCTTTACTGATTTTGACATTGGTCTTCGTGCCACTGTTACACATTACTTAGATTTATTATCATGATTTCATTATATGGGTGTGGTTTTATTGGCACCCACTTCAAATACATGTATGATTCAGATGTTGACGTACAAGGAAGGGATGAAAGAGTCCCTGCTCACAAAGATATCTTGTACTTTATATCTACAATTCACAATTACCATGTGCATGATAACATCACTAGAGATGTCGATACTAATTTACGAGTCTTGTGTGAAACCCTTGAGCACTGCAGATCGAATGATATCACATTCAACTTTGTATCATCTTGGTTTGTATATGGAAAAGGAGATGTTCTACCTGCAACGGAGTCGTCGCCATGCAACCCCACAGGTTTTTATTCTATTACGAAAAAATGTGCAGAAGATCTTATCATTTCTTTCGCTCAGACTACAGGCATGAAGTATAGGATACTAAGACTGTGTAATGTAATGGGTGCAGGTGATGGGAAAGCATCAAAGAAAAAGAATGCTATGCAATGGATGATAAATGAATTGAATGCACACAATGATGTGAAGATATATGATCATGGTTCTCATAGACGTGATATAATGCATGTATCTGATGTGTGTAGAGCGATCAAACTTGTTATGGAAAAGGGTGAGACCAATCAGATCTATAACATAGGGTCAGGTAATCCCACAACAGTAGCAGAAATTATGAATTTTGCAAAAGACTATAGTAAGTCTCGTGGTCAATTAATAAACATTGACCCACCAGAGTTTCATAATAATGTACAGACACAACACTTCTGGATGGATACTACCAAGTTGAAGTCTTTAGGTTTTGAACCACAAGTCACTAACGAATCAATTGTAAAAGAGTTATGTATTCAGTAGAAGATCAGGTAGGTAATTTTATATTACATCTTGAAAAGGAAGGGTATAAATTATTTCCCTTCTTACCTAATAGAGATTGGAAACCTGGTGATCAAATATTATACTCAGGTCCTTACTGGGATGATCAAGAACCTACTGCTGCCATCACTGCATTACTAACAGGTAAGTGGTTACCTGCAGGTGAGAATGTTAATAAGTTTGAACGTGCATTCTCTAAGAAGTTTGAGTTTGATTACTCTGTTATGGTAAACAGTGGTTCATCTGCTAATCTTGTGATGATAGCAGCACTAAAAAAATATTTTGATTGGAAAGATGGAGACGAGATATTGGTATGTGCATGTGGTTTCCCCACCACTATCAATCCTATTATTCAGAACGGATTGAAACCTGTCTTTGTTGATATTAATATGGATGATCTTAATTGGGATCTATCACAAGTAGAAGCAAAGATATCAGACAGGACTGTGGCCGCTTTTTCTTCTCCTGTGCTTGGAAATCCCTATGACTTTGATAAGTTCATGGAGATTATCAATACGAATGGATTGAAGTACATCGCTGACAACTGTGATGCCCTCGGTAGCAAGTGGAGAGGTAAGTTTCTTACTGAAAATGCCGTCGCAGCGTCTTGTTCTTTCTATCCAGCACATCATATTTGTACTATCGAAGGTGGCATGGTCTCCTCTAATATCGAGGAGGTAGTCCAGATCGCCAGATCGTTTGCTTGGTGGGGTCGTGGATGCTACTGTGTAGGATCCCAAAATAAATTGCCCAACGGTGTCTGTGGGCAACGCTTTGACCGTTGGTTGGAAGGGTATGACAAGGATGTCGATCATAAGTATGTCTTTGGCGTTCAAGGATACAACCTCAAGCCTGCCGATCTGCAAGGGTCTATCGGTCTTATACAATTGACTAAGCAGACAGAGATACATTGTGTCCGTCGTATGAATAAAACTGCTATGACTCAGATCTTCAGTCAAATTCCTGGTTGCAGGGTTGTTGAAGAGAAAGAACATGCAGAGACCTCTTGGTTTGGTGTACCTATAATATATAAAGACGGTAAACACCACCTCGTAAAGTATCTAGAGGATCATGGAATTCAAACGAGAAACTATTTTGCTGGTAATATTCTTATGCATCCTGCTTATAGGCATATTGAACCTGCATCAAACTATCCCAGAGCTTCAGAAGTTTTAGATAATGTATTTTTTCTCGGAACATCTCCTATTATTACAATGCCTATGTTAGACTACATAGATGAAGTAGTATTGAAGTACATCAAGGAACACAAATGAAAACAGCACTCGTATTAGGTGGCGGTGGATTCATCGGACATGCGATGGTCACCAGACTCAAGAAAGATGGTTATTGGGTACGAGCAGTTGACTTGAAATACCCTGAGTTTTCTGAAACAAAAGCAGATGAATTTGTCACTGGTGATTTACGTGACATGGATTTTGTAAGACGTGTTATTGAATACAAAGGAGAGCAAGGAAACTTCTACGAATCAGTACCAAACTATTTGATAGAAACTTTTGATGAGATCTATCAGTTTGCTGCTGACATGGGTGGTGCAGGTTTTATCTTCACAGGAGAAAATGATGCAGACATCATGCATAACTCTGCCTCTATCAACTTAAATGTACTTGAGTGTCAGCATAAGTTGAACGAATCTTATGGTGCTGATTGGAATCAAAGACCAGTAGAAAATAAAAGAGTAACAAAAATATTCTATTCAAGTTCTGCATGCATGTATCCAGAACACAATCAACTAGACCCTAACAACCCAGACTGTCGTGAAGAATCCGCTTACCCTGCTAACCCTGACTCCGAATATGGATGGGAAAAACTCTTCTCGGAAAGATTATATTTCGCTTATAGTCGTAACCATGGTATACCTGTTCGTGTTGCTCGTTACCATAATATCTTTGGTCCAGAAGGAACATGGTATGGTGGAAGAGAAAAAGCACCTGCAGCAATCTGTAGAAAAGTTGCCTATGCAGGGATCGAAGACACAATTGAAGTCTGGGGAGACGGAGAGCAAACAAGATCCTTCCTCTTCATCGACGAATGCATCGAAGCAACCCGTAGGCTTATGGATTCCAGTTTTGTAGGACCTGTCAATATTGGTTCAGAAGAGATGGTTACTATCAATCAATTGGTAGATACTGCTGCTAAAGTTGCAAACAAAAAAATTGATAAGGATCATATTGAAGGACCTCTAGGTGTACGTGGACGTAACTCTAACAATGATTTGATTAGAGAAAAACTTGGTTGGGATTATTCACAAACACTTGAAGAGGGAATAAGAAAGACCTATAATTGGATCATGTCTCAAATAGCAAAAGAAATTGCTAACGATGCTGACATGTCTGATAAAAAATACCTTGCATATGGAAACTGCAACAAATGATTAGAATCTCTCATTGGTATGGGAGACTAGGTAACAACATACAACAGTGTGCTGTTGCCACAATGATGGCACAGGATCTCCAAACCTCTTTTCAGAATACCACACACGGGTGGATCAAACCACACGAAACTTCCTTCGGTAATGTTAATTATGATATCACCTCTAAATTTTTTTATTGGGAAGGTCCTTACCGTGAGGTAAACCTTGAACCAAAACATATCTATAAAAATATGAGAGAGATATGTAAGAAATATATCTTTCCTCAACTTGACATACCTGTAATAGATGTCCCAGATGATACTATAGTCATTCATATAAGGAGTGGTGATGTCTTTGATAAGACAGTGAGGAATCCTGAGATGTATGCTCCCAACCCGTTATCTTATTATAAGACTCTTATAAAATCATTTAAACATGCAATAGTCGTGACAGAACCTGATGATTATAATCCTATTGTAGAGGAGATATCATTACATCCCAAAGTAACAGTACAGCGTGGTTCAATTGAGGAAGATTTCGGCACATTACTTGGAGCAAAAAATGTTGCCAACTCTGGTGTTGGAACATTTGCTATAGCAGCAGCACTCTGTAGTCAAAAGATAGAAAATTTTTATTGCACTGACTTAGCAATCTCAGAGCATCTTAATTGGAAGATGTTATTGAACACCGATGTAAAAGTACATCAAATGCATTTACTAAATTATTTTTTACCAGGTGAGTGGAGGAACACTGATGAACAAAGACAATTCATCTTGGATTACAAGACGTAAATTACCCAAGAGAGTTGCTGACATTATAGAGGTAGAGTCTTATAAAGTGCCTTGGTATTTTTTTCATGACTGTGCTTTGCCAGAAGATATTATACAGAGAGATGGATTGGATAGGAATCCATACTTCTCTCATTCATTATCTCAAGGTGATAAAATAAGTGAGCATCATAAATTTTTTCCTCTTGATTTTATAAGTGATTTTGCCCATCAAAATAAGAAGGCAATGATTAGATCACATATAACATTTCACTTTCCTAAACCTGAAAAATTTGGTGAGCATCATAACGCACATATTGATAATGAAAAACCACATGTCGTAATCTTATATTATATCAATGATGCTGATGGAGACACTTTCTTTTTTGATAATGATGGTAAGATCATACATAGAGAAACTCCTGAGAGGGGTAAGATGGTTATCTTTGATGGACTTACATTCCATTCAAGTTCCCCACCATCTAAGAATATTAGAATGAGTTTGAACATTAATTATGAACGTACTTGACGGACCTTCAGTCGCTAATCTATGCGACTATGACTTTGGAGATCAAGCAGGGTGTATAGGTAATGTGCCTGGTGCTTTCATGAAGAGAGCGAACGATACTAATGCTGAGTTTCTCAACATCGCTGAGAGTAGAGATTATATGACTTTGTTTATTGATAATATAAGATTATATCAACGTAAGATAACTTGTAATAATGATGCAGATCAGAGGCACGTTGATGAGCTGATGGCAGCAGAAGATCTCATGAAGTTGTGTGGGAGTTTACCTGATACAAAGTTCATAGTTTTTTGTAGTAATGAGGACACACCTATACATGATGACATTGATATACCTGATAATGTTTTAGGAATATTTGCAGCGAATGCCATAGGTTATGGTGAGAAATTACACCCACTACCATATGGTTTACAACGTAGACTACAACACGATGACAATAGAACCAGATGTATCAAATTTTTCATGGAGGATAATCCTAAGCCGACAAGTTTACTTTACATAAACCATGCTGAACATACTAATATAAGTGAACGTGGTAATATAAGAGAGATGTTTGCAGATAAATCCTATGCCTATGTTAGTCCCCGTGTGAACTATGCTGAGTATTGTAGTAGGATAAGAGACAATAAATTTATGATATGTCCAGAAGGAAATGCTGTGGACTGTCATAGAAACTGGGAGGTGTTATGTTTGAAGAGAGTTCCTGTCATGAAGAAGAATCGATATCTTCAAGAGTGTTATAAAGATTATCCTGTGCTATGGGTAGATGACTATGCTGATATTAATAAAACTTTGTTAGCAGAGAATGATCATCTGTTTATAGAGGCTAGAAATTTAGATCTAAATCTGCTAGACTTATACAGTATATTCAATAGGTCGGTTATCCGTGCTAAAAATACCTGATGTCACACTGCTAATGCTGGCAGATTTAGATCTCGAAGATGCGGTCTATGCAATAAATAAATCATGTGAAGAAATTGAATGGGGTGCTGCCAAATTTTTAGGTAGCAAGAGACCAGAAGGTCTATGTGATCAGGTAGAATATGAAGAGACTTATCCTATACAAAGCATTAATGACTTTAATTTTTATTGTATTTACAATCTTACTAATCACGTCAGGACCTCGCACTGCCTTCTCATACATCCAGACGGCTACGTTATTCGTCCTCAGTTATGGGATAATAAGTTTCTTGATTACGATTATATCGGTGCCCCGTGGAGAGATGACCCAGATGCCTACCTCGACCCGTGGGGAAAAAACCAACGTGTCGGTAATGGAGGATTTTCCTTACGCTCCAAGCGTCTTCTCGAAGTCCCCAGTAAAGTCACCGTCCCTTGGGAAGTAAACGAAGGTACATTTTATAAGCATCAGAATGCAGGTCTATATAATGAGGACGGGAACATATGCTGCCACAATAGGCACATCTTCGAGGGACAGGGATGTGTGTATGCTCCCGTCGAGGTGGCGGCTCGCTTCAGTAAAGAAGTAGAATGCCCAGAACACAAAGGTATTGAGACCTTTGGTTTTCATTATCATTTCCAAGATATACGATGAAACAAGCAGCGAGTCTTTACCCACTATGGTGGAACCCTTGGGGAGATGCATCAATAGTTTTTGATCAGAAAGTAAGTATCTCTATAGACAATCTATCTTACGATAAGGATGCAGATAAAAAAATATTATTCCTTGCAGAACCTCTAGCGATCCTACCCACAGTTAGTGAGGGTGCTATGAGAAATGCATATATGTTTGATAAGATATACACATTTTGCCAATCAATATTAGACAAGTATCCTCAAGCAGAACTGTTTGAGTGGGGATCTACATGGTTAGATTTCAAAGACTTGAAGATAAACAAATCTAATAATGTTTCTTTTGTCACAAGTAATAAGAGTCAGTCAGTAGGACATAAACTTAGACTTGAAATATATGACATGCTAAAGACTGTTGATGTATCCAATGGTATGCAATATTACTCACACAAATCACCTCCATTCCATGAGAGAAGGAACGATTTCTTTGAGTCATCCAAGTTTCATATATGTGCAGAGAATTCAAGACAGAAGAATTATTTTACAGAGAAAATCATAGATTGTTTTGCAAGTAAAACTGTACCCATATACTATGGTTGCCCTAATCTTAGTGATTGGTTCCACATGGATGGTGTTATAACTTTCACTGACTTAGATGAGTTAAAACTTATAATAAGAAAACTAGATGCTGATGCATATGATTGGAGGAAGAATGCGATAGAAAAAAATTATGAGATTGCTAAAAAGTATCACTCAGATAATGATGTAGTTCCTAGACTTACGAGAAACATCATTGAATACGTAAATGCCTAGAGTAAGTTTTTGTATACCCACTCATGATGGTAATGCTAAGTGTCAACAGTATTTGTTTGACATTTTTTATGCTCTTGAAAATCAAACCTGTAAGGATTTCAACGTATGGATATCAGATCATAGTAAGTCTGATAAAATATTAAAAGCATGTCAGGAGTATGCCGATGTTTTCGAGATCAATTTTGTTAAGAATCCAACTGGGTTGGGCAACATTTCTTCTAATACTAATAATGCACTACGGTGTGCTGACGGGGACATCCTAAAGGTTTTGTTTTCTGATGATTTTATTCTTACTAAAACTTTAGTAGAACAATTAGATAAAACATTTAATGATAATGTAGCATGGGCAGTGACAGGATATGCTCATACATTCACAGATGGATTAGAACATTACAATCCAAAGGTACCATTCTATAATGATAGATTATTAGAAGGTGTGAACACTCTAAGTTCACCATCTATACTTGCTTTGAGGAGTGGTATAGAAGAATATTTTGATGAGAAATTGACTATGTTAATGGACTGTGATATGTATTACAGACTGTATAAATATCACGGAGACCCAGTTATACTAAAGGATATACATATATCTAACAGGGAACATCAGTCTCAAACACAAAGAACGTATGATCACCTCTTACCAGAGGAAATTGAATACTTGAAAGTAAAACATTTATCATGACTATAGGATTCAACCACTTAGGAAGACACGGAAGACTGGGCAATCAAATGTTCCAGTATGCAGGTTTACGAGGTATCGCTGCTCATCGTGGTTTTGATTTTCAAATACCATCAAGTGACTTCAAAGATGAATGGAACGATCATCAATTATTTGAAGCGTTCAAACTAAAAAGTCTTACAAACATAGGTGTGTGTCCTGGTACTTACGTTCAGGAGGCACACTTTCATTTTGATGAGAACCTTTTCAATAATATGCCCGACGGACATAACGTCTATGCATACCTACAAAGCACAAAATACTTTGACCATATTGAAGAGGAAATTAGAGAAGATTTTCAGTTCAAAAATTCCATCTATATACCTTGCAAGGATATGATGGACACTCTTGACAACCCTATCGCACTACATGTGAGGAGAGGGGATTATATAGAGAACTCTGATAATCACCCACCTTGCCCCAAAGAATATTATGACACTGCATTGTCAAAGTTTGATAACACTCGTACAGTTGTTATTTTTTCTGATGATCCTAAATGGTGTAGTACTGAGTTCCCTGATGACAGGTTCCTTGTCTCAGAAGGTGGTGACAATCTTACAGACTTGTGCATGATGTCCATGTGCAGTGATTTCATTATCGCCAACTCCTCATTCTCTTGGTGGGGTTCTTGGTTGTCAGAAAATCCAGACAAGAGAATAATCGCACCAAAGAAGTGGTTCGGAAAAGGATACACTTCTGCTCATGACACATCCGATTTGTATTGTATTAACTGGGAGGTAATCTAATGACGGATAAAATAGATGCTGAATTGGTAGCATCGACTGATAGGGTTAATGTACTTGAACCACAGTTTAAAAATCAACACTGGGACATAAGTGATTGTACTTTCATCATTCCTCTTCGTATAGAATCAAGAGATAGAATGAGAAACATAATCACAACACTAATATATCTTCTCAGAAATTTTAAGACAAATGTAATAGTAAAAGAAGTAGATAAAGAATCAATCTTCAAACAATCTGTGCAACCTGCATTGGAGGCAGCCTTAGAAGATTTTCAGTTGGAAGGACTCACCCACATATTTGAGCAGTCAGACGAGTACACCTTCCACAGAACTAAAATCATCAACGATATGTTATGGATGGTAGAAACACCATACGTAGCAAACTATGACTGCGATATATTATTACCAAAAACCTCTTATGCTTATGCCATAAACTTAATAAAGAATGGATATAAAGAAACAGAAGATTCTGAAGTTTTTTATCCTAAATGTGTTTACCCATATGGAATAGGACCTTACCAAGCTCAACTTACAGCGAGTGATGAAGAAGTATCTAATTTTATGAATAATGAATTCAATTTTGAAGAATTCAAAAACTGGAGAGCATATGATGCAAAGTATGGTTTTGTACAATTCTTTGATACTGAAGAATATAAAAGATTAGGTGGTGAAAACGAGGGATTTGTTGCTTATGGTTACGAAGATGATGAAAGACATTATAGATTTAGTATGCTATCAAAGGTTGCTAGAATGGATGAAAGAATATTTCATCTTGAGCATTGCAGATCAAAAAACTCATGGTTTAATAATCCTCATATAGAAAGTAATAGAAAACTATGGGAAAAATTAAAATCCTGTAAAAAAGAAGAACTCCAACTTTATTATGATCACGTAGGTTATGCAAAAACAAGAAGAGCTATCCCTGTTACGGGATAAAAATAAATCTGTATTCAAACTTGCAGGTTTTCCTAATGTGTTATGGATAAACCTTGATAGGTTTCCCGAAAGGAAAACCTATATGGAAAACCAATTTTCTTATTGGGAAATACAAAATCATCATCGTATCTCTGGTGTTGATGGTATTGAATATGAGGAGTATTTGAAGGGGACAGTCCCAGATAATATGAACTCAGGAGAGTGTGCTTGTGTCATGTCACACTTGAATGCCATCAAATATTTTGTTGAAGAAACTGATCTTGATGAGATAGTCATCATGGAAGACGATGTTGATTTAGATACTGCTAGACATTGGAACTTTACGTGGAAAGATATAAGAAAAAGACTGCCTATAAACTTTGACTGCTTACAATTGACAATCATAAATCCTAATGGTATAACTTTAAAACTACATCATAGATTTATAAATGACTTTTCTGCTGCTTGCTACCTTATTACTCGTCATCATGCAACTAAACTTCTCAAACTTCACCAAAGAGGATCGCAGTGGAAGATCGACCAAAACATCAGACCAAGAGCAGTCTCCGAAGACTTGATTCTTGACAGTGGAAAATCATATTCCACACCATTATTTAATTACAGATTAGATATGGGTTCTGCTATACATGAAGAACACATTGATATTTTCCATAAAGGAAGTAACAATGCTCTTGCAGATTTTTGGAGAGAGAATGGTGCAGATGTAAAAGTTGATGAAGTTATGCAATTAGACGAGTATTGTGGTAGAATACCACCATCAGTATATTTTAATCAAGCAAAAGAGGAACTAAAAAATGCCTGAAGTTGTGCTTCCAGAGGAAGATAAGACACCTAAAGCAGGTGCTGCTGCTGAACCAGAACATAATATACCAGTTCCACCAGAAAATCGCCCTTTAGAAATGGAGGATCATGATGCAATTGGTGTTTTTAAAAATGCTATACCTCCAGATATTTGTGAAGCAGTCATATCATCATTTGATTTTTGGTACTCTAAAAAATTTATTGTAAATGATTCTATGGTGCATACAAAATTTGCATCAGGTCATGACAATAAAAGAGACGTTGTAAGTTCAATCAACTCTGGTATGGATGGAGCCAAACAATTTCCTAAAGGATCTCTTGGGAGGAAAGATACACAACTATTTTTAGAAACACATGATCAGGGTATGGCACTTGCTCTTGCAAAATGGTTAGGTGATTGTTTTAGAATTTATACCGAAACATATAGAGGTGTGATAGAAGGTGATCCTTTATCATCATGGACATATAAAATACAGAAGACTCCACCTGGTGGTGGATATCATGTATGGCATTGTGAAAACAGTGGATTTTTGTATAGAGATCGTGTATTGACATGGATGGTTTACTTGAATGATATTCCTATTGAGAATGGTGGTGCAACTGATTTCTTACATCAGAAACTATCATTCCAACCTACAGCAGGTACTATAGTATTTTGGCCAGCATCATATACTCACATGCATAGAGGTGCATTCTTGACAGGTGATATTGATAAGTATATTGCAACAGGTTGGTTCAACAGAGAAGCACCCCCAAATGGATGATAATTTTTACCACTAATATTAATGCTTATGATAACATCCCCGATCACTATTATGATGGGGATGTAAAGTATGTGATGTTTTATGATAAACCAGTAGAACAGAAAGGTAATTGGGAATTTATAAAATTAGATTGTAAGTATGATCATCCTGTGCTGAACGCATATCATACTAGATGTTTGTCGCATCTATTCTTTGATGAACCACATGTATGGATTGATGGTTGTTATACCATGACTAAACAATTTGTTGAGAATTCTAAGATGTTTCTTGAGGAGAATGAGATTACTCTGATGCATCATCCAGATAAGAGAACATTATTGAAAGAACTATTGAAATTATATCGGTGGGGTTTTGTACCAGAGGAAAGATTGTATAAATTTTGTAAGGATCTTGCTGCAACAGGATTCAAACCTTCATTCTTTGATCATACTATAAACTGTTGCCTATGGAGAAACTGTTCAGATCAAGTAACTAAATGGAATGAGGAATATTGGAGATGGTATGTTGATTATGAATTGTTTCATGGTTGTCAGATAACAAGTGCCATTGCTGAGTATTTGGTTTACAATAAATGTCTACCAAGAGTTCCTTTGCAAGTGAATTTATCAAAAAGCACAAGAAGAAAGTCGTATGAATTATCATACGACTTTACTATGAATGAAAATGAAAAAGAATTTACTAGAAATGCTCGTAAGATTTTGAGGGCAGCAGTATGATAATATACACATGCCTTACCAATGACTATGTTTCATTGCCCACTCACATGCCAAGTGGTGCTGAGTATTATGTTTTTGGTGTTGATAATCCACCAGCACCATGGAAGTCATTACCTAATCCAACTTATATAAAAGATCCAGTAAGATTATCAAGGTATCATAAGATATATTGTCCATTTGATGAAAGTGTATATATTGATGCATCTAGACTTCACTTAATAAATGATAGTTTTATAGATTTATGTGAATCTATATTGAGAGAAACAAATTTCTTTGTAATGCAGCACCCACATAAACATACTTACCTTGAGGAATGTGCAGAATATTATAGTAGAGGATGGGTAGATGAAAAGACATTGATAAAATTTACTGAAGAGATAAAGGAGTCTAAATTTAAATTCAATAAATTCTTTTCTCCCATGTGCACTATATTGATAAGAAGAAATCAATGGCACTTCAATGATTTATGGTGGGATTGGTATATGAAAGGTGGTATACGAGATCAATTATCTTTTTCTGTGGCATTGCAATTATCAAAAGTAAAATACGAAACTGATGATGCTAGATCTTTCTTGAATAAATTTACAGATGCAGAACCTGATGGAGTGTGGTGGAAGAATAGAACTGGTGATTACAAATATTGTATGGGAGGAGACCCTAATGATTTGATTGATAAATTATCAGCAATCACTGGTCTGAATAAAACTATGAGGTATCGTGCAGCCAGATTGAAGGGGACAGGTCAACTTATACTTGGTGATAGATCAAAGTACTTTACAAAAAATGATCCTGTCTTAGATATAATAAGTGGGTTATGATAATATACACATGTATTACGAATGGTTATGATGAACTACCAGATGAAAATTACTATGATCCTGATGTTAAGTATATTTGCTTCACTGATGGTAGTATAAAACACAAAGATCCATGGGAGTTTAGAGATATACCTATAGAGCATGAGTGTCCAAGAAGATTGTCTGCATATCCAAAAATAAATCCACATAAAGTTTTCCCTATGGGAAGTAAAACTGTGTGGATTGATGGGTGTTATATTATGACTAAGAAATTTGTAGAAGAATCGAAAAGGATATTATCTCAAAGTTCTTTTACTATCATGAGACACTGTGAAAAATTCTCTTACATGGATGAGATACTTGAGGGATTTCTTGCATCCATGAATACGTTTGAGGATCAAGTTACCATCACTAAATTTCTAAAGGAAAAAGGTTTCAATTTTTATAAGTATTCAAGTCCCGTTCTCGGTGCCATATGGAGAATTTTATCTGAAGACATAGTAAGACTACACGATCTGTGGTGGGAGTGGTCACTCATAGGTCCTAATAGAGATCAATTATCTTTTGAAGGAGCAAGACAATATACTAAAGCAAATATAGATTATATTGAAGATGGTTGGTTAGATCCTAGAGATGGTAAGAGTGCAGGTAGTGTGGGTATTGTATTTGGAAGTGGTGGTAAAAAATATAGAAGAAAAAGACATCCACAAGCAGGGCATATGAGTCAGTATAAGGAGAGAGATAAAATGTTAAGTGAGATAAGAAGAATTACTGGTATGCACCCTAAATTATATGCAACATATAATCATCAAGGATTCATAAACAATAATGTTATTGATCCTAAGTGGCCACCATCATGATTGTTGTAACTTGTATTACAAATGGGTATGATGATATACCTGATAATCATTACTATGATCCTGATGTTCAATACATCTGCTACACTGATGGAACTATTACTCATAAGGGAGCATGGGAATTTAGAGAAATTCCAATAGAACATAAGTGCCCACTACGTCGTGCTCTGTACCCAAAAATAAGAATAGATAAACTTTTTCCTATTGGAACTGATGTAGTATGGATTGATGGTTGTTATGTGATGACAAAGGAATGGGTGGAGAGATCTAAAGGGATGTTTCCTCGCACCTTTATGAGACATCCGAAAAGATTTACATACTATGAGGAAATTATTGAGGGTTATATAGGTGCATTCAATAGTGCAAAGGATGTTATAAAGATAACTCAAACAGCAAAGGACATGGGATATAAATTCAAGCATTATTCTAGTCCTGTATGTGCATGTATATGGCAGACCGTAGTTGACTCACCTTTTTATGAAATGTGGTGGGAGTTCTCTCAGATTTCTACACGTTGTGACATGATAGGTTTTGATTTAGCAAAACAATTGTCTGATCTTAATTGGAATGTAGTTGAGGATTGGATGAGTGTGGGTGTAGACTTTACTAATAAAAAAGATAGAAATAAATTACACCCACAAGAGGGTGACATGGATCAATGGAAGAAAAGACATGATATCTTACATGAATTATATAAAATTACTAAATTATATCCAAAATTCTATTATCATTACTGGGATAGGGAAGATAAATTAATGGAATGGGTTGATAAATATATAAGTTTTTCTTATAATAATGATTAGAAATGATAATCGTTATTTAGGTATATGTACTCATGTGTTGACATAATTGTTACGATATACTAAGATAAATAACTACACACACTGCTCTCAACCGAGACCTTTATAGGCAGTATAATACTTCGTCTCTTTATCCTGTAGCGAGGGGTTGCAGGAAATAAATATCGCTTCTACCCTTGAAGCCCTATTTAAACGTCTTATTACAATGACAACCTCAAATATTACACGCAGACAAAATGGTATCCTAAAGGGATGGCCTGAGTTCTGTGAGTGGGTAACAAGCACAAACAACAGAATCTATGTTGGTTGGTTTGGAACTCTTATGATTCCATGTTTGCTCGCAGCAGCAGCATGCTTCATCGTTGCTTTCATAGCAGCACCTCCAGTCGATATCGACGGAATCAGAGAACCTGTAGCAGGTTCATTCATGTATGGTAACAACATCATCTCTGGTGCAGTTGTTCCATCATCTAATGCTATTGGTCTACACTTCTACCCAATTTGGGAAGCAGCAACAGTAGATGAATGGTTATACAATGGCGGTCCTTACCAGTTGGTAATCTTCCACTTCCTAATCGGAATCTCTGCTTACATGGGCAGACAGTGGGAACTATCATACAGATTAGGAATGAGACCATGGATCTGTGTAGCATATTCTGCTCCAGTGTCAGCAGCATTCGCTGTATTCTTAGTGTACCCTTTCGGTCAGGGATCTTTCTCAGACGGTATGCCTTTAGGTATCTCAGGTACATTTAACTTCATGTTTGTGTTCCAAGCAGAACATAACATCCTTATGCACCCATTCCACATGGCAGGTGTAGCAGGTATGTTTGGGGGATCACTCTTTAGTGCAATGCACGGTTCTTTAGTTACATCATCTCTAATCAGAGAAACTACAGAAGTTGAGTCTCAAAACTACGGTTATAAATTTGGACAAGAAGAAGAAACATACAACATCGTGGCAGCACACGGTTACTTTGGTAGACTTATCTTCCAGTATGCTTCATTCAACAACTCAAGAAGTTTACACTTCTTCCTTGCTGTATTCCCAGTTGTATGTGTATGGTTGACCTCTATGGGTATCTGTACAATGGCATTCAACCTAAACGGATTCAACTTCAACCAGTCTGTCGTAGACGCTGGTGGTAAGATTGTACCAACATGGGGCGATGTTCTAAACAGAGCAAACTTAGGAATGGAAGTAATGCATGAAAGAAATGCACACAACTTCCCATTAGACCTTGCAGCAGCAGAGTCTACAACAGTTGCACTAACAGCACCTGCAATCGGTTAGTATAGAATAACTGATATCAAATCAAGGGGTCTTCGTGACCCCTTTTTCATAGGAGAAATTAATGGTAGCATCTACCTTACAAGCACCCACAAGGGGTTGGTTTGATGTTCTTGATGACTGGTTGAAGAGAGATCGTTTCGTATTCATCGGATGGTCTG